CTCTGGCTCGTGATTTTCATCAGCCATTAGTTGTTCAAATTCTGCTTTTAGATCTTCTAAGGCATCTTCTAGATCCATAACACGATCTTCCATATCACCGTGCTCTTCACCTTCTTCACCTTCTTCATCATCAGAAACGTCGCTTACAAAGTCGTCGCCTTCATCGCCGCCAACTTCTTCACCTTCTTCGTCACCTGATTCTTCTTCACCTTCTTCTTCCTCTTCACCTTCTTCTTCCTCTTCTTCAGCAGACTCTTCTTCATGCTTCTTGTAAGGATTTCCTTGGTCTTGGCTGAAATCGGATTCTAGAAGTTCTTCATAGATTTCGCGTGATTTAGCTACTACGATATTGTGGAAAATTTCTTTTGCTGTTTCTTGATCTTCGTTGATCAATGCCTCAAGCATGGCTTCAAAATTAGTACGGTCAGTCATTGTTAGTTCTCCTGTGAATGATGGTTATACAAGGCTGTAAGATATTTACGCCTAAATGTAAAATAGTACCTTAAATACCGTCAAAACGACAGATTTTTTAGTAAAAATAGTTATGCTGCGGGTGCAGGGGGTGTAAAATACATTGAATGTATAAAGTCTAGTTCCTGTTCCTGTTCTAATATGTGTGCTTCGCTAGCCTTGCGTAATTCATTAATTTGACGCAGAGTTAGTCTAGTTTTACGTGTATCATTACGATGCATAGTGCTTGAATCAAGGTGAGGTTCATAACGCATATCGTTAGATGTGCGTCTAGTATCTGGATCTATATAGAATAGTTCGCGTAGAATCATATTGATATTTATGCTGCTGGTGCTGATGTTGGGCTTGGTGCAATAGGAGGAACTACGCCAGCATCGCCTTCTGCTGGTTCTCCCTGCATGTCTTCTGGTGCGCTAGTGTCTGATGCTGAAGATAAATCAGCTTCAATACCTGCTGCTGACAGACCTGCAGAGCGTAGTTCGCCTGATGCATCAGTGTCAGTAGGTTCACCTTTGCCAGTCTCTTCGCCCCATAGACGTTCATTTTCTGCAATCTCTTCATCGGTTAAGCCCAAGAAGCGTTTGAGTGCAAAGCGTTTGCTCATAAACGGCACTGCTTGTATGGTGTTAAATGTATTAATACGTTCTGTATCTAAAGATGCTTGACGGCTTGATGCAAAGTTTAATGGTGGATTAAAGCGAAGTTCAAAGAGGCTAGGATCAATATTAGCACCTTTACTAAACATATACATCTTAAATTCTTGATCAAATTTTTCAGTGATTAGTGCTTGTAAGCGTTCACAATACTTGTTAAAGCGTAGCTCTTGAATATAAGCAGTGCCTACACGTCCATCATTATAACTAGCTTGACTATCATCTGCACCTGTTGGCAAATAGCTTGATGGGATACGCAAACCACGGAACAATTTATTAGTAAAATACTTTAAGTCGTCAATTTCACCAAGATTTGTACCACCGGGCAAGGTATCTACTTTACTGCCGCGACCTTCTGCTGTTGTTGGAAAGAAGTAGTCTTCGTTGATACTCAACGGGTTATACGCACTGTCTATGACATTCTGTCCACCACCAGTTTGCGATGGAATGCGGCGTTGATGTATTTCGTTCTTAACACGTTCAACAAAGGCCATAGCCATGTGTGCTGGCATATTACCTACGTCAATATGGAACACTCTGCGCTCTGGGGCACGTTGTATACGATAGATTAGAATAGCATCTTCAAGCAGTTCTTTCTGTTTGTAAACTTTAAAAATATTTTCCAACAGGCTATTACCAAACGGGAACATGTTGTCCAACCCTTCTGATAAACTAAGGTGTACCACATGTTTTGCATCTACTGCATGCTCTGTTTGTCCAATAGTAAAGCGACTACCTGTACTACTTGTTGGGTAAGCACTGCCAGTTGATCCACCACTACCACCACCTTGGCCTAGGTATGAACCACCTGTAGCAATACCACCATTAGGTATGCGTGGATTTACATTAGGAGTGATCATTGTAGCGATCAAATCTTGGAAGTTTGGTGCTAGATCTCTAATTACATACTGCTCTGGATTCTTGCCTTCACTTTCATTTACGATTACTTTTGTAACCTTAGTTGGATCTACATAGGTCCATTTTTGTGTTTCAGGATCACGAATAAAAAATGCATCACCGTACTTGAATACGTTGCGAACCATACGGAAAATACGAGTATCAAAGCGTTGTAGCTTGGCCCATTGCTGTAGATATTCACCTAGGATACGTATTTCTGAATTAGTTGCCTTATGGCGATAGAATAAAGTAAACGGAGTCTTACCGTCTTTATTCTTTTGTGTACAAAATTCTGCTAGGATATCTAGAGCTGCGTTAACTTCCGGATCTGAGTCCATTGTTTCGTATTGTGCATAACGCTCTGAACGATTTGGTGCACCGGCATACACATCTGGTAAGTAGCTTGAATAATTTGATCGAGCTGGGCCAGGACGGCTGCCTGTAGAATTCATTCCATTAACTGGACTTAGTGCACCGCTACTAATAGGTGCTGGTGAAAAGTACTTTTTCCAACTCATGTATTATCCTTTAGGCCAACTTATTACCGGCCATAGCCCTAGTGGCTTTAACTTGTCTACCCGAATTATCTTTTAACGTTTCGGTATGTGCTACCATTTGTTCGATGCTCTTATTTAAGCGTTGTAGATCATCGTGCAGGACATCTAGAGTAACTGATCCACTGTTTGAGGGCATTGTATTCATGGTTTGAGCAGAAGCTGCACTCGATTTTACCATATTTGAAATTTCTGAAGGAACCTGCATGCCACCTTGCATCTGCTTCATCATGTCTTGCGGATTTGGAATCTTGTCCTTCATCTGACTAGTAAACTGTTGCATAAACTGCGGCAGTTGATTTTCTGGAAGTACCATTTCTTTGCCATGAAGTTTGAATGTGTCTATACTTTCTGCACCAAAGTCGTGGAAGAAATCTCCAAAACTTCCCATGGTACCCGAAGCTAATTTCTTAGGAGGATTAGCTGGATTATAATCTCCGCGGGCTGCAGGACTTGCACTACCTGGAACAATTTTGTTAATGTCAAATACTCGGTTAGCTTCGTCAGCTGTACGAGGATGTAGTGCATTCCTAATAGCCGAAGCAAGCTGTGATCCTGCATCGGATATTTCTTTTCCAACTTTAAGTGAAGTTGCATTTAATGTCTTGCCAAAGCCAGCACTAAAATCCTTTAGTGTACCATTAACATCATTTAGAGTACGACCTACTGCGGCCGCTGGATCTTTTTTACCGCCAGCGGCGCCTGCTAGTTCATCTTTGGCTTTAGCAGCTTTTTCGTCATTTATTTGTTTTACTCTAAGTTGAAATGCTGCATCGTCACCGGCTTTTAATTTGCCTTGGCGTACTTCTTCTGCTGCCTGCTCAAATGCAGCTCTGTCTGCTAATAGTGTTCTGCTGCCTGCAATAGCTTCACTAAACACCTGAGCAGATTTACTATTAGTTACTCCAGCTTGCATAGCTTGATTAGTAAATTCCTTTGTGGCCATCCTAGCATCAACTGCTTGTCTAGCTGTTGCCATATGTTCGTTTGCTAGTTTCTTTTCTTCATCGGTTCTTGCATTTTTCTGTTCTAATACTGCATTTTGAAAATCGATACCAGCTTGTCCTAAAGCTGATTGTAACAATCTACTATCTTGACTACGCACTTGTCCATATAAAGTTATTTCAGTAGCCATGTCCATAAATTTAGGACCCATCGGACTTACTGCTGCCTGCATGTCACTAAATGCTTGCCTTCCTTTGAGATCTTGTTGTAGATAGTAGGCTTGAACTGCTGCTTTATCTTGTTGTGCTTGAATATCTTTTTGTTGCTCAGCACGACTCTTACCAAACAATCTAGCATTTTTATCTAGCTCTTCGGAGAATCTTGCAGCACTTTCTGCTGCTTGTAGTTTACCCGCTTCGTCTAATCTATTAATACCGATCGCTCTGTTATAATAAACTAGAGTAGCATCATTAATTTCTTTCTGGCTAACCCCTGCTTCTACCAGTGTTCTTGCAATATTAGTTTCCTGAACTCCCTTATCTAAAGCTAATAAGGTTCTTGCACCATCATTGACTGTGCCACCAAAGGCTGTTATTGTAGTTGCATTTTTTCTAATGGTCTCGGTATATTCGCTGAACGACATACGAGCACCTAGTACTGCTTCAGCAGCTTCGCCTAGTCTATTGCCAAAATTTCCACCGGATTGACCAGCATCATTAAGAGCTTGGTTCATTGTAAGTGCTGTATTACCAACAGTACTAAATGCATTAGAAATTATACCGCCGGCAACAGGAATCCTATTGAGCATTGCGGTTGCTTGCTGTGTAGCATCGGCGGCAGCATATTGACCTGTAGCAAATTTACCAGCAGCATTGATAGCACCGCCTAGCCCATCGCCAAGTTGTTGTCCTGAACTACCAAATCCACCACCAGTGTCACCTGTACGATTACCTAGGACGCTTCTTAATGCATCAGCGTTCATTCTTGCAAAGTCTTGAGCGTCCATCTCTCCTACGGTAGGCATTATTTTTTCCTTAAAAAGTGCGTATATAAATACACGGGTATAAGTTATATTTATCAGGAGCCCGATATGGCCACAAATCCATTACAAAAGTATTTTAGACAACCTAAAATCTACATTAGTTTACCTTCAAAAGGCATTTACAATCCGCCAGGATCAGTAGTTGATCCGGATCACATGCCTGTATTTGGTATGACTGGAATGGATGAAATCATGCTTAAGACTCCTGATGCTTTAATCACAGGCGAAAGTACAGTGACAGTGATCGAAAGCTGCTGTCCTAATATCAAAGATGCTTGGGAAATCAGCAATTTAGATCTAGAAGTAATACTAGCGGCTATCCGTATAGCTACCTATGGCAACATGCTCAGCATGGGTCATACCTGTAGTAAATGTTCTACAGAAAATGATTATGATTTAGATCTTGGCACTATGATTGATCATTTTAAAACATGCCAGTATGATAACGAAGTAGTATTTGATCAATTTAAAGTCTATATACGACCATTAAGCTATCGTGTATCATCGCAGTTTGCTGAAAAAAACTTTACCTTGCAGCGCCAGATGAATCAAGCTAACGACATAGAGGACGAAGAAGAACGCAAAAAATTTGTCAACGGTCTATTTGAACAAATGGCCGAGCTACAAAAAGAAATCTACTGTGCAGGTATTGAATCAGTACATGCTGGATCCAGTATAGTTACAGAAAAAGAATGGATCAAAGAATGGCTTGAAAACTCGGACAAGGATGTATTTTTAAAAATACGCGATCAGATTGTTGCTAATCAAAAGGCCTGGGACACACCGCCCCACAAGGTCATCTGCGAATCCTGTTCCGCTGAGGACACTGTTTCGGTATTCTTGGATCAATCAAATTTTTTCGGCAACGCCTAACTAGGTTATCGAGCCAAGAAATTGAAGAGTACTTGGTTAGGCAAGAACAAGAAATTAAGCAGTTTAAAGAAGAACTCAGCAGAATAAGCTGGTTCATGCGTGGGGGTGTTACTCTACACGAGCTACTGCATATCTATTCTAGCGATGACAGAGAAGCCATGTACGCAATAATTAAAGAAAATCTAGAAGCCAGCAAGACTGCTCAAATGCCCTTGGTTTAATCTGTAGTCTTGGCAAATCCGGAACCAGCTTGCCATCCTGCTCGGATACTGGCATCGTTGCTGGGTAGTGTAATAGCACTGTCACCGCTGGTACTGTCTACTCCGGTACTGGGTTTTTTAAACTTATCATAGTTGCCCGGAGCATACTTGTTCTGTGGAGCACCGATAGCACTTCTAATACCTGCTTCAAGCTGTGAATAAATGTATTCTGGGCCAGCACCAAACACAGTTTCAATACCTTGACCAATAATGGGCAGTGTTAGAGTTTTGGCTAGCAGTTCACGGCCACTGGTAGTGTTAAGATACGCAATGACCGCAGCACCAGCGGCTTCGTCTGTGAGATGCAGTAGGCTAACCAGTCCGCTGGTTCCCGGAATGAATCCAAGGATAAGTCTTATTGGACCCAGTGCTATCAATGTAATAGTATGTGCTGCCAAGGTAGCCACGATACTTTCAGTTAAGACTGCTACTTCAGCTTGTCTACGACTGTCAAATTCTTCTTTGCTGATACTTCCGCTGTCTAACTCTTGTTTGTTAGCCTTCATATGTTGAAAGTATCTATTAACACTGAGTCCAAGACCTAGTGTTGTAAATAGCCCAAGTAACTTGCTGGTCTTAGCCATTACATCAGTTTTACCACTGGCAACTGCTGGCAATGTAGCTGCTGCTACTCCTTTAGAGTTTTTAGCAAGACCTTTCAGAGCTCCTAGCCCTTTAGCCAAGATTCCTTCATTTGCGATTATTTCATAGACTTTCATGCGAATATTTATCTAGCCTTATAAGAAGAACTTGCGTTCTTCTGTTCTTCACTTCGCTCGAACTAATCTCAATCTTTAGACTATAGTAAAGTGCGAAGCACTGTAAATATTATCTAGATTGTTCAGTCACACTTTGCCCAGACCGGGCAAAGTAAACAAAACAATATACACAACATTATCTGAGTTGCACATTGTCACAGTAGCGGTATGGCATTACAGAGGCGGTCATCCTGTACCTCGAGCCAAGTCTTTATATGACGGCGGTTGCTACGCATTCGCTACCATGCATAACAACGTAGGGTTTTTCTCCCTTCTTTTAGCCTGTTTAAAATTTTCTCTTATAAATCAAACAGATTAAAGGCACGTTCCGTCGAGGTCCTGTTAAGGATACTGATTTATAACTCTGCTACCAGTCAGAAATTCCTTACCCTGCGATCCGAGATCCAGTTAAAAGGCGCCCACAAGGCCGGCGATAGCCATAATATTTGGTAGTTTAATGCCTAGTTTTCTTGGAGTTTTCGTATGTGTGAACCATGTACACGCACTTGGATATGACCGTTATAATAGTCATTTGATTCCAAGACACGTCGACTAAACTGTTCACGAGCCTCAATGTAGGAGCATTCTCCCTTACTTCTACAGTAAAAAAGTATTTCCCTGGTGAAATTTTCCGGACCTAACTGCGCAACATCCTTGCTTAGTTCCGGGCTTGAACCATAATATTCACGCCAATCGCTGTCAATTTTGCTGCGGATTTTCTTTTTCTTCTTGGTGCCGTTCTTCAACTTTACAGTCTTGTAGGTCGTTTTACTGAATTTTGCTAGTTTTTTGCCTATGTACATACGTCCGCTGGTGCGATTCGTAATGATGTAGACGAAGCCCACACAGTCTTCTGGTAGTTCCGCTACTTGTTGATCTTGATAAGTCCATGACATCGAACTTAGTTATCAGGATCCACCTTTGCCTTCTGTGCCTTTTGAGCGAGTCGCTCACGTTTTCTTTCTGCCCATGCTAGATCTTTCCACTCGCGCCACTTCATCAAGTCCTTGCGGCGAGCTGAACAGATGCGCCTGATTTCACTCATAGCTGCTCGAGTGTCCATACAGGCTCGTTTAGTGCCCTCAGCTAGCCAACGCTGGTTAGCTTCAAAGTAGACACGAAACGCTGCCATTAGCTCTGCATGAAGTTCTTCGTCTTGTGGATACATTATTCGGTAACTTCGAGATCATTAGCATAGCTAGTGAACCCGTTTTCTTTGATAACCTTAAGCACATTGTTAACACGGCCGATTAGTTCGTCCTTGTGCGATATCAAGAATATGTTTTTCTTGCGTTCACGAGCCATTTTCTTCAGTACTGCCAGTGCGCCCTCGACACCTGATGCATCTAGGCCGTTGTCTATGAGCTCGTCGACAAACAACAAGTTGATCGACTGATACAGTGACTCCCATACATCACGGAATGCCCACGATAAGCCTAAGATAAGACGATTACGCTCTCCTCGACTTAGATTATCAAAGTCCAAGTCTTGCCCTAGCTGTGTTATCAGTACTGTTAGATCGTTCTGGAATATAACAGAGTGCGGCAAGCCCATGCGATCCAGATAATAGGTTAATCTATTGTTCAAATAAGCTAGGTTTTGATCTATGATCTTTTTGCGTATAAACGAATCTTTTGATGTTAACAGCTTGAGCAAGAACTCCTGATGCTCACGCATTAGAGTCATATCGTTGACATGATCCCAGCTTATAGGCTGCATAGCAGTGTGAGTAAGCTCGTCTATCTGTTCTTGATAGGGATCTACTTCGCCTGCACGGATAGTTATTTGTGTTTCCAGCTGTTTTAGATTGTTTTGATGCTTGAGTGCGGCTTCAACTGTGTCATAATAGGTTTCCGGCCGGGGCCCTTGCTCACCTAGTAGGGCGATTTCACTAGTGATCTTTGCCAGATCAGCGGTGACTTTGTCATAGTACTTGCGTGCTTCCGCCAGGTGAGCTTCCGCAGAAGCAACCATCTCAGTGTGTTTGTGATCATGTAGCTCTTGTTCACAAGCGTGGCACTGCTTATTCGCCAACTTCATAAGCTCGCTGTCATACTTCGTGACGCTTCGCTCTGCTTGCGCTATCGCGCTAGTTAACGTAGCTCTCTCCTTATTCAGGCTTTGCAGCTTCGCTGTCTTCTCCGAAAAATCTTTTAGCTCCGCATGCTTCGCAAGCTCAGCATCGATATCTACGCTTTCCAATTCTACGATAGCCCTGCCTATTTTTTCAACATCTGCATTCTGTTGTAATTTCCAAGCACTCTGCTTGGTAGTTAAACTGTCGATACTCTTTTGAATACCTTCATTTGATTTCTTGGCAGCTTCAATATCTGCGTTAGCTTGATAGATAGCATCTTTAGTTTGTTTAACTAGTTCTTTAAGAGCTTCTGCTTTTTCTGATAATAGTGTAATACCTAGTAGCTGTTCAATGATTACTCGCTGATCGCTAGCTCTCATGCTTAAGAATGGTTCTGTATAGGTATTCAATGCTACGATATGCTTGAACATATCATGACTCATACCTAGTAAGTCGTCTAGATCCTTTTGCGTTTCACGCATATCGCCTTGAGCATCATCTGTTTCATCTGTTTCTTGCTCTTGATCGTTAACATAAAACTTTAAAATGTTAGGTTTACGTCCACGTTCAATACGATAGCTGTTGCCATCCTTTTCAAATGCTAGAGTAACTAGCATATTCTTATTGTTAATCTTATTAATTAAGTTATCGCGTTTGATATTAGTAAGTGCTATACCATATAATGCGTAGCTTAGAGCATTAACAATAGTTGTTTTACCCGTACCATTGCGTGAACCGCTGTCATCACCGCCCTGATCTAAGTTTTCACCTAGTACTAGTGTAAGATTTTCTTGGGCAAAGTTAACTCCTTGAGTTTGATTACCCACACTCATGAAGTTTTTTACTGTTAATTCTTTAAGATTTATACTCATAGATTGTTATAAATTGCTAGTAATGTATTTTTGTCGTAAGTATCGCTTTCAATACTAACTAGTTGATTGCTAACAATTTGATCTACTGATTCAAATGCTTGAATATCAATGTCTGTATTAATTTCTATTTGTTTCTTTTCTGCAATTAAAGTAAGTTCACGTATATCATAATCGCCGATAAACTTTTCTTTAATAAAACTAGCTTCTTCAAAGCTGATGTCAATGTCTAGTGTAACACGTAAATGTTGCTTGGGCAAGATAATTTCATCTGCACGATCAATCAATTCGCTTAATTTTGTAGTACGGAATGTAGGTTGAGCAGGCCAACTATGATATTCAGGCTGTCCTCCCCACTCTAGTATCATCATACCGCGATCATCATCCCATGCATCTGCGTAGTTGTGCGGAAATGCATTGCCAATATAGATCATATTCCGTTGTTGCTGACGTTTATGGAAGTGTCCGCTAAATCCTAGCTCATAATTCTGAAAACTATCTAGTTGTATCTCACCGTGGTCCGGCATCTGTACCATGGCATTCATAAAGAAGCTAGGTAATTCAAAGTGTCCAAATATGTATTTGCCACCTTTTTTACCAATTGATCGCCATTCGTCACCTACTAACCAAGGACACATAGTAACATCACCGATAGTCACTGGTTCGTGAACTACAGTTATCCCGGGAATGTACTTCCCGAATTCAACACTATGAATATCTCGCTTGTCTTTATAGTATAGATCATGATTGCCAGGAAAAAAGTAGAAATTATCAAACGCTTGTCCCAACTTTTCCAACGCCCGAAGACTATAATCCATAGTTGTGATATTAAGACTATTGCGGTTATGATGCCAATCTCCCATGAATATACCTGTATCACAGCCTTCCTCCTTTGCCTTGGCAATGTACCAATCTACAAAATCTTCACAGTCTTGGTTATGGACAGAGCTATTAGACTTTAGGCCAAAGTGAATGTCTGTGAAACAAGCTACTTTTTTAAATAAATTCGACATTATTCCTCACTGCTTGATGTATCTGCGTTACGTTTCATAGCGGCTTCGTGTTCTCCGGCACCTGTCCTTGAATAACTTGGATTCATACCGTTAATTTCTAAAATATCATCGCGAATATTCTGGTTTCGCTTTTCAATATTAATAACACGAACAAAGCTATTAGTAACCGCCGCAGTAAAATATGCAAAAGGATTGTCCGACTTTGATTCATCAAATTGTAGTCCTATCTGTGTTAGCTGTAGAATAGCTTGTCCTTTCATTTCGTCGTTGTAAGTATAGCCACGTACATTTCCGCGGGTAGCATAACGTTCACACAATTTTAACATCATGCGTGCTAAGGTATCTGTGATTTGTCCGTGATCTTTATTAAACTTACCCTTTTCTAAAGAACCCTTCCAATGACTTCTACCAACACATTCTAATTCATCTGCATCGTTGAACTTGTAGTGTTGGAATGGTGGAAAGTTAACTTTATCACGATGATCGGCTAGAGTCTTTGGATTTTTCTTACGAGTTTTGTTTAAAGGAATATGATCAAAGCCCATTACTCTAAAAATTAACTCTTGCTTTTGAATCTTTTTATAGTCGACTTCGCAGTCTGCTTGTTTAACTTTTTCTCCAGCCTTTTTACGGCTAGCGTACTCTGCATCGCCGAGTCGTTTGGCTTTATTACGTTTGGCTTCTGCAATGGTGCGTATATTGATTTTATCAACACTTGACAAAATTATATCATATTGGTGATATTCTGGCTTAACAAAGCTACAATATGAGTTTTTTGACTTGTGTATTTCGGATAGTAAATCCTTGTTATTTAGGTAGTTTACTTTAGCGGTCATTATTCATTCCTATTTTAGTACAATTATAATATATGCAGTTAATAAAGTCAAATAAATACTTGCCAAAGAGGAAAGAATTATGGCTAACGCACCGCTAGGACAAGGATTAATTTCGGGTATTACTGCAACAGCAAGCACCATTGGCGCAGTACAAACAGCCGTCGGTACAGCTGGTAGATTAGCAGGAGCCCTTGGTAGTTTTGATTCAAATAATATAGTAAGTTCTATCCGTAGTATTAATTTGCCAGCGGCTGGTGAAGCAGTTGGCGATATATTAGGGGCGATAGGAAGTTTTTCGGGTACTGCTACTAATCCTAATGATTGGCGTGTACAATTAAGTATGGCCAATTGGACTGCATTTGGTAACAGCCCAGTATTAAAACCATTAGTTGATGCCGGCGGCTTAGTATTTCCTTACACTCCAACAATCACTATAAATCAATCTGCAAAGTATGACAGTCTTCCTGTTACACAAACTAATTATACATTTCCATCGTTTAAGAACAGCGATCCTGGAACGATTCAAATCCAAGCTCCAATGAACGTTGAAGATAAAACACAAGCTCTATATTGGATTGCCGCGCTACACTATTGCAGAAGTTTAACAAAAATGTTTGCCGGAAGTGATCCTAAAGCTGGAAACCCACCACCTGTAATTTATTTAAATGGGTATGGACAATATGTTTTTAAAAATGTTCCTTGTGTTGTTACAAACTTTCAGTCCACTCTTGAAAACGGATGTGATTATATAGCTGTTGATGTTGTTGGTAGTGCCGCAGGAGATATCCAAGGTATCACAGATAGTCTTGGAGGCCTAGCAGACACGATTGGAGCAACAATCCCAGGACTTAGTTCAGTTATCCCAGGACTGAGTGGATTAAGTGACATAACAAGTACAGCAAGTAGCCTACTTGGAGTCGCTAGCCAAGTAGCAGGACTAGCAGGTACATTTGGTCTTGGTGGATCAGTCAGCGGCGGCCAAGCTCATGTGCCAACTAAGAGTACTTTCACTGTAACATTACAACCAATCTACAGTCGTGCAAGTGCAAGGAAATTTAGTCTTGATAGATTTGTCACTGGCGGTTACTTGAATAATTCATTTGGATACATTTAATCATGCCCGCACTTTATACTAACACGAGTCCATATTATGTTACACCGGTAGTGCAGAACTATCTTAGCTTTTTGCAAATTAGACCAGTGCCAGCTGATCCAGATGATTTCCTATATACAATTGAAAGTCAATATAGTCACCGACCAGATTTATTAGCATACGACCTTTATCAGTCAGCAGCCCTATGGTGGGTGTTTATACAACGCAATCTTAATGTATTACAAGACCCAATTTTTGATTTTGTTCCAGGTACACAAATTTATATTCCAAAGAAAAGCGGTTTAACTATATTGTTAGGAATTTAATATGGCAGATATTATAGGAGCAACGAGCGCAACTAGTCAACTAGTTAGCACAGTAACAAATTCAGGCCCGGTATCTGCGATCAGCGGAGCATTGGGTAGTGTATCTAGTTTATTTTCTGCAATAGCTCCAGTTCAAGTACCATTACCTAATCCTTTAGCATCATATGCTAGCTACGAATATCTTATAAGTCTATCAGTACTTACTAAGTCACAGGTAAACGATCCTACACAATATACTAATGGACAGACACTGCCATTGCTAGCTAAAACAGCTAACGTTGATCCAACTAATCGAATTCAAACAGCATATGGTAAGTTTGATTTCTTTATTGACAATCTACTTATTGAAAATACTATAGGTCAAAAAGACGGATCGTCTATGATGGTTGGTAATATAACATTTGATGTTCTTGAACCGTACAGTATGGGATTATTCCTACAGTCGGTCCAGGCGATTGCTTATCGCCTCGGCGAACAAGCATATACAGAATCACCGTTCTTACTTAAAATTGAATTCGTAGGCGCCAAAGAAAACGGAGCAATGTCAACAGTTCCGCAATCTAGCAGATATATTGTTTTTAAATTTACCGACATTGAATTTAAAGTGACATCAGCAGGAACCACATATCATTGCACAGGATATGATTGGTCGCATGATGCAAAAACAACTAAGTTTAATCAGCTTAAATCAGATCACGCGGTTCAAGGTAAAACAATACAAGAGGTATTGCAATCGAGCCCGACCAGTTTACAATCTGTAGTCAATGCTAAATTTCAAGATCTAGTTAAAAAAGGAATATTGAAAGATGCAGACGAAATAGCTATTATATTCCCAACTCAGGATCAAATACCTAGTGCCGGACAAGATGGTGTAAGCAGTCTAGCTACATCGGCGGCTAATGTTACTGCAACACAAAGCCTTACGCTAACAGCAAACAGTAGTATCTATAAAACACTAGGCCTAACAAGAAATGACAAACAACAATTAATTCAATCTACCGCGGTTAACGAAATTGGTGCTTGCTCAATGGAGTTTGGTCCTGAGAAAAAACCTAACGCTGCTCCTGCGGCAGAAAATACTGTATGGGATCCTATTAAAGAGACGTGGGTGCGATCAAATATCAAAATTGATCCTACTACCGGTGTTTTAACATTTCCACAAGACAGCACAATTACTAATGCCATTGTGCAAACTATTTTAAATAGTGGCTATCCTAAACTAGCATTTAAAGAAGGCAATATCGATTCTGCAGGAAATCGTAAATGGTTTAATATTGATACACAAGTGTATCTTGTTAGTGATGCAAATTTAAAAACTACAGGATACTATACAAAGCTATTAGTATATCGTGTAATTCCATATAAAGTACACACAAGTCTATTGCCAAATGCACCGCAGACAAAATCTCCGGGATATGCACAAAAAGTAAAACAAGCAATTAAATGGTACAATTATATCTATACTGGAAAAAATACTGAAATATTAGACTTCAGCATAAATTTTTCAGCAGCATTTGCTAACGTAATGTCTGCTGATGCTACTACAAATAATCCAGGAAAGGTAGAAGGGGCTAGTGCTAACAGTGGCGTGGATAAGACCGCTGACGGTAGTACTAACAATCTTGTAGTTGAAGGCAACATAGGATCCGACCCAAATAATGTAACATCAAATCGTAAAACAAGTCTCACCCAGACCAAGTTTGGATCAGATTTCCAAGGCGGTTCAGGGAATGAATTCGCCAGCACCAGAGCAGCTCGTGTATTTCACCAAGCATTGACCAAAGGTAAAGAGATGATGGATCTAGATTTAAAGATTGTAGGCGATCCTTATTTTTTACCGCATAGTGGTTCTGGAAATTTTACAGCAGGAGTAAATCCAGCTCAGCCAGGCATTGATTCTACAGGCGCAGTCGCATACCAAAGCGGTTATGTTGATATAGTAGTAAATTTTAGAACCCCAATAGACATTAATCAGAATACTGGATTATATGATTTTGGCGCCGGAACCTCGACAGTACCTGTAACAGCATGGAGTGGATTATACTATGTCACAGAAGTTAAAAATATGTTTAACGGTGGTAAATTTACACAGCAACTTATCGGTATGCGATATATAGATCAAGACTTACCAGACTCTGATACTGCTACAGCAGATCAATTAGGCAATACGTCTAACTTAATGAAAACCGTATCAGATTACGCTACACAGCTTACAACAACAATTTCTAATTTATTTTAATTATGAGCGGAACATTTAACAGTCAAGACTACACAGCTAATTTACCTAGTAATGATGCGGTAATCAACGCAGGCCCGTATCTAGCCAAGGTAGTTGGACATTTTGAACCAAACTATATGGGTGTACTCGAAGTACAACTAATCAAACCAACAGGCAATGACAGCTCCACCGGACAAACATTTAAAGCTCGCATGATGAGTCCATTCTTTGGATCAACCGGTGATCAGTTTATTCGCGACAATGCCAACGACTATAACAATACACAAAAGAGTTATGGTATGTGGATGATTCCTCCGGACGTTGGCGCAACAGTAATGGTTATTTTTGTTAACGGTGATGCAGCTCAACCTTTCTGGATAGGATGCGTTCCTCCTGAGGATGCTAATTTTTCAGTACCAGGATTAGCTGCCACTGAATTTAATGTCGAGGGAAAATATACTCGTGCACCAGTAGCAGAATATAATAAAGTTGTTAATAGTGCAAGTTCTCTTGATGCAACTAAAATTCCTAAACCAACTCATCCGTTTGCAGAAATTCTCAATACCCAGGGGTTAATCAAAGATGATATCAGAGGTATTACAACTAGTAGTGCTCGTAGAGAAATACCAAGTATGGTGTTTGGCATATCCACTCCGGGCCCGATAGACAAACAACCTAATGCTCAAAGAGGTGAAGTAGGTAAAGCAGATAGTCCTGCACAAAACGTTCCAGTAAGCCGACTCGGCGGAGCTACATTTGTCATGGACGACGGCGATGACAAATTTTTAAGAATGACTTCTGCTAGCTCAGGGCCTCCGGTGTATGAATCGATTGAGGGGCTAGCCGATAATACAAGACCATCGGGAATGGTAACGATTCCTCATAATGAATTAGTACGTATTCGCACACGTACCGGGCATCAAATCCTAATGCATAATTCAGAAGATTTAATTTACATTGGAAATGCTTCTGGAACAACCTGGATTGAATTAACCAGCAACGGTAAAATTGATATCTATGCAAAAGATAGTATTAGTGTACATACTGATGCTGATATGAATTTTCATGCTAGCCGTGATGTTAATATAGAAGCTGGTCGTAATATTAATATGAAAGCCACTGGCCGCATACAAGCTGAAACAAAAGCTAATTTTAATTTAATCATAGCCAAGGACGGAGTTATCACAACTACTGGCAATTTACAAGTTAATACTACCGGACTTAATAATTTTACTTCTGCTAAAGATACAAATATTAATAGTACCGGAAAAATTAATCTAACATCTGCCGCAGATACTAATATAAAAGCTGGCGGAAGATATACACAAAATGCTGCCGGATATTTTTCGTTACCAGCTGGTGGTGGAACAGCAGCAGTAACCGCAACTGCTACTGCTGCAACAAAAGCAGTAGCATTAACAACATATACTAATCCGGGTATTACTGTAGCTAGTATATTAAAACGTATTCCAGTGCATGAGCCATATGCGCATCACGAAAACTTAGATCCGATGTCATTCTCATCGGCTAAAACAGATAGGGAAGTTGCTGGAAATATAGCAACACCAAAAGCATACAACAACTATACTACTACAGTTGACACATTTAGGAAAGGATCATAATTATGAGTGCCCCAGCTAACCTTTATAATAAAATAGCACTAACTAATGCTAAAAATAATGATCAAAATATTATACAGCAATATCGCGGATTTAGCACAATAAGTCCCGATACAGAGAATTATGCATTGTATGATTTTCAGTTAGTTAAACAAGATTTACTGAATAATTTTTATATACGCCAAGGTGAGCGTCTAATGAATCCTACCTACGGGTGTATTATATGGGATCTATTATTTGAGCCTCTAACAGATGGTCTTAAAAATCTTATCCTACAAAATATACAGCAAATAGTATCCAATGAACCTCGAGTGCGTGCTGATCAGATCTTAGTTACCCCTTACGAAAGCGGAATACAAATAGAACTAAAATTAACCTACATAACTTATAATCTACAGCAGACTCTGCAGATACAGTTCGATCAAGCTAACGGATTGATAACACAATAAAATACGTAGATTATTATACAAAATAAATACACATATAGGGATAATTCATGAGTGTAACTACAAGACAGAATAGGCTATTACTAGCCCAAGATTGGAAGAAGATTTATCAATCTTTCCGCAATGCCGACTTCACTAGCTACGACTTTGAAAATCTGCGTCGCACGATGATTGATTATATTCGTACGAATTATCCAGAAGATTTTAACGATTATGTTGAGTCTAGCGAATACCTTGCCCTAATAGATTTGATAGCATTCTTGGGCCAAAGCATAGCTTTCCGCGTTGATTTAAATGCTCGTGATAACTTCTTAGAACTAAGCGAACGCAGAGATAGTATCCTACGTCTTGCTCGCATGATCAGTTATAATGCCAAGCGCAATACTGCTGCAAGCGGTCTATTAAAAGTTACTAGTATTACTACAGATGAAAATATAACAGATGCTAACGGCAGAAACCTTGGCGGCCAGCCAATTGTTTGGAACGATTCAAGTAATACTAATTGGTATGATCAATTTATTAGAGTTATAAATGCAGCATTTCCGAGTACACAGCAATTTGGTAGCCCAGCAGCTTCTGCGAATATCTATGGAATACCGACTCAACAATATAGAATTAATAGTGCTATTTCCGGTGTACCTGTTTATAGCTTTACAAAAACAGTAGCAGGACGGTCAATGGCATTTGAAGTTACTAGTACAACATTCAAAGGACAATCATATATCTATGAAGAGCCGCCAGAGGTTGGAAATACACTAGCTTGTGTTTATAAAGATGATGGGCATGGACCTGGAAGTTCTGCCAACGGATTCTTCTTTAATTTTACACAGGGCACATTAAATCAAGGTGTGTTTAACATAAGTCAACCAAGTAGTAATCAAAGTATTGATATTGATGCAAATAATATTAACGATTCAGATGTCTGGTTATATCGTCTAGACAACAACGGCAATGAGTCAGAATATTGGACACAGATCCCATCATTGTCGGGCAATAATGTAATTTATAATAGTCTAAATAAAAATATTAAAAACATATATGCTGTGATCAGTAGAGTAAATGATCAAGTTAGTGTGCAATTTAGTGATGGTACATTTGGTAATTTACCACTCGGTAATTTTAGAGCATACTATCGCGTAAGTAACGGGCTTGCATATACAATCAGTACAGCAGATATAAAGAGTGTTACAATAGCAGTACCGTATATTAACGCTGCCGGTCAAACTCAAAACTTATCTATTACGATGGGATTGACAGTAGGAGTTTCTAACGCAGCAGCCGCAGAATCAAACGATAGTATTAAAACTAATGCTCCGCAGACTTACTATACACAAAATAGAATGATCACGGCAGAGGACTATAACATTAGCCCACTAAGTGCTAGTACCCAAGTTGCTAAAGTTAAAGCCATTAACAGAACAAGCAGCGGAATTAGTCGTTATTTTGATCTTACAGATCCAACAGGTAAGTATGGTTCAACTACGCTGTTTGGTACAGACGGTGTTCTTTTTAATGAAGTTTATAGCTCGACATTTTTATTTTCATATCTAACAAAAACTGACATCTATGATGTTATCTATAATAATGTATATGATATTCTAGCTAATAATAATTTAAAGAATTACTACTACAGTAACTACATTAATACAATACAGACTAGTGCTAACTATGCATGGTATCAAGAGACAACAGATTCAATTTCCGGTACTGGTTATATCGGTGATGCCATTACAAAAATTCCATTACGCCTAGGACAATTTACGGCAACAGATCTAAAATATTTCCAAGTTGGCAGTCTTATAAAATTTGTGCCACCCTCTGGATACTATTTTGATTCTAATAACGCCAACACACTTACACCATATACACTAGGTGCTACATTACCTCCTTCAGCATTGCTTTACATTTGGGCCGAAGTATCGCTAGTTGTTGATGATGGCACTGCTGCATATGCATCAACTGGATCAACTGTATTGTCTACAGGATTAGGTCCGGTTACCTTAAATAAACCGTTGCCGGCATTGACTAACAGTGCAGGATCAATAATTGCTACGCCAATAATTTCTCAAATTATTCCGCCTTGGACTACTAGTATTACTCCTTCAGTAGTTACTGCGATGATTGATTTAATTTACGCTAACATGGCATTTGGTCTGCGTTACGATGCATTTACACAGACATGGCAAATTATTTACGAAAGTAATTTAGACAGGGTCAGTGCATTTAGTCTTGGCAAGCAAGGCGACATAACTAATCAAAATCAAGATTCCAGCTGGTTGTTATTATTCACCACAGATAATGTGACATATACAATTACTAATCGTGCTAGCAGATATGTGTTCGAAAGTGCGGCACAAATTAGTTTCTATTTTGATTCTAGCAAGAAAATTTATGATAGTATTAACAACATGATTGTACAAGATACTATCAGTGTTTTAAGCATAAATCAAAAGCCCAATGATCGTATACCATTCGGTCAAGACTATAACTGGAATATTGTAGAAGAATGGAAAGGCCTTGACGGCTATGTAGATAATAGTAAACTAGTTATAGGATTTACAGCATCTGAAGTTAATTCTACAGTAGATAATCCGCAACTATTTTTAGATTTAGTTACACCAGTGGTGCAGACATATGCTACCGGTATTATTTTACAATCTACAATTTTAGTCCAAGATCCAACTGGTATTGTTACTGGAATGACTGTAACAGGACAAGGCATCGGCAATTACGCTACAGTTACATCAGTTAATGGTAGTACTATTGGATTAAGTGTGCCTAATTCAACTAATTTAAATGTTGCACAAGTAATATTTAATCTGACTACTTACATTATAGAACAAAAATATACTATAGCACAAGGGCAAGAAGATTATCGGTATGCATATAATGATCCTGCAAATCCAACTGTAATGATCATGCCAAGTCAAGCAAGTGTTGGCCAACTTACACAATATACTGATGGACAATATTTTTACTTCCAAGATACTAATGTTGTTAAGAAATTAAATCTAGCTACAGCTACACTCGTGCCTACATTAGATTATAAAGTTTATGTAGGCCGAGATAATTTAAAATTTCAATATATCCATAATGCAGATTATGAAAGTAGGATCGATCCCGGTGCAAGTAACATTGTTGACGTTTATGTATTAACAAACAATTATGATACTGCATTTAGGCAGTGGATAGCTGGGGTATCAACTACCCAGCCGTTGCCTCCAGGAACTGATGAGTTATATGATTTATTATCGCCTAATCTTAATTTGATTAAGAGTTTGTCTGATGAAATCATATATCATTCAGTACAATATAAAACTTTATTTGGACAAACTGCTCCTGCAGAATTACAAGCATCATTTAAAGTAATCAAAAATTCAAGCGAAGTATTAAGTGATAACGATATTAAATCTCGAATTATTACAGCTATTAATGATTATTTTAGTTTAGGTAATTGGGATTTTGGAGATACTTTTTATTTTACAGAAATGGCAACTTATGTGATGACACAGATGGCTCCAGATATTTCTAGTTTCGTAATCGTCCCAAGGCTAGGTGGTTTAAGTTTTGGTAGTTTATTTGAAATAACCAGTGCTAGCAATGAATTATTCATAAGCACGGCAACTGTTAGCGATATAGATATTATTACAGATATCACAGCTACAGGAATCAAATCAATTGCAGGTACAGCAGTAACAACTAATGCAACAAGTCAAGTAATTACAAGTTCAACATACGGATCAACAAATGGCTGATAATATAATCCCTAGTACAACAACTAGTCAAGGGTCGGATCTAATTCCGCGAATCTATCAGTCCGACGCTAATAAGAAATTTATCCAAGCGACAATTGATCAATTAATACAGCCCGGAACAGTCAATAAGATTAGTGGATACATTGGCCGCGAAAATGCAAAAGCATCTACAGGAACAGATATTTTTGTTGATGCCGCTGATCAAACAAGACAAAATTATCAATTAGAACCTGGACTAACTGTACAGGATACGCTAGGCAACACAACATTTTTTAAAGATTATCAAGATTATATTAATCAATTAAATGTATTTGGTAGTAACACTCTTAATCATGCTCGATTAAACAAACAAGAAATGTATTCTTGGAGTCCACATATTGATTGGGACAAATTTGTAAACTTTAGCGACTACTATTGGTTGCCTTACGGCCCTGATACGATTGCAATTGCCGGACAACAAAACAGCATCTCTAGCACATTTGTAAGTGTAGTAACACAGGATGAACACGGTAATAATCAATATGTGTTTACACCTGATGGGTTAACTCCAAATCCAACAATCAAGTTATATCGCGGCCAAACATATACGTTTGAAATTAATAGCCCTGGTAATCCGTTTACTATTAAAACTGTGCGTGATGGTGGTGTCATTGACTACTATACTCCACCTAGCGGATTATCTGGTAATGCTGTTGAAGTTGGAACCATTACATTTAGAGTTACATCGGATGCTCCAAATATTTTATATTATGTTAGTAACCGAGATCCAGACCTTGGCGGCGTATTTGAAATTTATGATATAACTGAAAATACAGACCTTAATGTAACTGCTGATATTTTAGGTAAAAAAACTTATACATTACCTAGCGGTGTTTCATTAAGTAACGGCATGAAAGTTCGCTTTGAGGGCAATGTAGTCCCAGCTGAATACGCTACCGGTAATTATTATGTTGAAGGTGTTGGTGTAGCTATTAAGTTAATTAAAGAAACAACTTTAGAAGTTGTTAGCCCCTATACTACAAATGAAGCAGTATTGTTTGATACAACACCATTTGACGCCAGACCGTTCGCTGATGCTAGCGGATTTGCAAGTATTAAAGATTACATATTAATTAATCGATCATCTCAGGATCATAATGCTTGGTCAAGATATAATCGTTGGTTCCATAAGGATGTTATTACAGCTAGTGCTACAATCAATGGTAATGTTCCAGAATTAAATCAAGAAAGTCGCGCGATTAGACCAATTATAGAATTTGAAGCAGATTTAAAATTATTTAATTTTGGTAACGTTGCTATTGATGATGATATTGATGTAATTGATACAGTTACTACTGATGCTATGAGTAACATAGAAGGTGCCGTTGGTTATATTGTAGACGGCGTACCTCTAGTTCAAGGACATCGTGTGCTGTTTATTGCTGATACTGATGTCTTAGTAAAAAATCAAGTATTCACAGTTGATTTTATTATTGTTGGTGCGCAACGACAAATACATTTAGTCCCTACACAAACACCAATAGAAAATAATACAATTTTAGTTAAGAGTGGTAACCTAAATCAAAGTAAGATGTATTGGTATAATGGTTCTACATGGGTCGCTGGACAGCAAAAGACACGCACTAATCAAGCACCGTTATTTGATATAGTTGACAACAACAAGGTGTCCTTTAGCGACCCGACAGCGTATCTTGGTTCGACCTTTAAGGGAACAACAATATTTTCTTATGGGGTAGGAACCGGCTCTAATGATGTTGCATTAGGATTTCCACTTGCTTATAAAAATATTGATAATATTGGCGACATAGTTTTTAATTTTACTCTAGCAACAGATTCGTTTACTTATAAAACTACTAGCGATGTTTTTACAATTAATATTGATACTGGTTATCTAGTAAAAACTGGATATACACAGCAATTAAGTTATGTAAACGGATGGAAGACTTGTGCAGTTCCTACAATACAGGCTGCTGTTAGAATTTATAAAAACAGTAATATCTTAAATGATTTTCCTTTAGATATTTTTGACAACATTACCAATCTTAATGATTTAGTGGTGCATGTATATGTTGACGGGTATCGTGTAGATCCTAGTCTATGGTCAATACATAATGGAACAGTATATAAACAAATTCATTTTATCTATCCACCGTTACCGACACAAATAGTAACAATTAAAGCCTATGCTGCTCAACCTATTAATAGTAATGGCTATTATGAAATTCCTGTTAATTTACAAAATAATCCTTTTAATAATACAATTTCAAATTTTACACTTGGCGAAGTAATTGATCATGTTTCAAGTATTGTAGATAACTCTCTAACATTTGTAGGTAGTTATCCAGGCGCAGGCAATCTAAGAGATATTGGTGATTCAACTGCGTATGGTACAAAATTCGTACAGCATAGCGGTCCTTTAAGTTTAGGATTGTATCATATTTCAACCGAAGCTAATAATATTATTAAAGCTATTGAAAAATCTAGAGATGATTATCAAAGTTTTAAGAGAAACTTTATTACAGCAGCTACTAATCTTGGAATTGATGCAGATCCTGTAGTACAGGTTAATACTATTTTACAACGTATTAATCAAGATAAGGCTAAAACAGGTCCGTACTATTTCAGTGACATGGCAGCGTACGGTGCTGCGATTCGTAGAGATTTAAAAGTTGTAGACTATAGAATACAAAATTATCCGTTAAGTAATCCATTCTCACTTGATAAACTATCAACTAAATCAGTTCTAGTTTATCATAACAATGTCCAATTATTATACGGTAGAGATTACACGTTTGATCCTCAGGGATTTGTTGTTATAACAGCAACACTGGCAAATGGCGACATTATCACTACTTACGAATATGAAAATACAAACGGAAGCTTCATACCAGAGACTCCGACTAAATTAGGACTATGGCCAAAATATCAGCCTAAGATTTATTTAGAAACCAATCTTATAACTCCGACGCTAGTTATTCAAGGGCACGATGGCAGTCAAGTTGCAGCCTTTGGCGATTATCGAGATGCGATTATTCTAGAATTAGAAATGCGTATCTATAATAATATTAAAGCAAAGTATGATAGTGAAATTTTTGATATACATGATTTAATTCCTAGCTATAACCGAACAAACGACTATAGTCTAACAGAATTTAACGAAGCACTAGCACCAAACTTTTACAAGTGGGTCGGCAACATTGGTAGAGACTTTACTAAACCTGCCAGCTATGATAGAAACAATCCATTAACATTTAATTATCGCGGGCATTATGCTCCAGATGGCAGAGATATTCCTGGATATTGGAGAGGTATCTATCGTTGGATCTATGACACAGATAGACCAAGTGAAGCACCGTGGGAAATGTTAGGATTTACTGATCAACCTACTTGGTGGATTACACTTTATGGTCCAGCACCGTATACTAATGATAATTTAGTCATGTGGCAAGACATTGCTGCCGGACTAGTCAAAGACCCAAGTGGTGCTCCATATGTTATTACAAAATTTGTTAGACCCTATTTGCTAGCACATATTCCAGTTGATGATCAAGGCAATGTTATCAATCCGTATTTGGCGGGTGTTGCACAGGGAGTAAACACAAATCTTACAGATGCAGATTATGTATTCGGAGATGTTGGGCCAGTTGAAGCAGCTTGGCGTCGAAGCAGCCATTATGCATTTAGTGTTATACGCACAGCTCTAGTGTTGCAGCCAGCAAAAACATTTGGCGTGCTGTTGGATCGATCAAGAATAGTAAGGAACCTAGCAGGACAATTAGTTTACAGCAATACTGGATTAAGAATTCGTCCAACAGATATACAATTACCTAACATTTATTCTAGTACTAGCGTGTCTTCAACGGCAGGATTAATTAACTATCTTGTTAATTATATTCTAAGTGATACCTTACTAAGTTATAAATCTTATCAATACGATCTAAAAAATATGGTAGCTAAGTTAAGCTATCGAGTTGGTGCATTTACTAGCAAAGAAAAATTTAATTTATTGTTAGATAGTAGAACTCCGTTGAGTACTGGTAGCATATTTGTTCCTCAAGAAAATTATACAATTATATTAAACAGTTCAAGTCCAGTAAAGAAAATAACCTATAGTGCAGTTATTGTAAACAAATTATCGGATAGATTTGAAGTTACGGGCTATAGTCAAACGGAGCCGTATTTTAAGTACTATCCATATCTTGGATCAGGAGCCACTGTTAATATTGGCGGAATAAGTGAAGGATATGTTGTTTGGACAGCATACCAACAATATATCTCAGGACAGGTAGTTAGTTATAACAAACAATTTTATCGTGTAATTTCAACACATACTACCGAGACTACGTTTCAAATAAAGTATTATTCACTACTCGGTAGCCTGCCAATAGTCGGCGGTGTTGATGCAATTATTAGAACAAAATGGGATCGTAACAATCCAATAACTGTTCCTTATGGTACTGATTTTTTAACTATACAAGAAGTTGTAGATTTTCTTTTAGGCTACGGAGAATACTTAAAAGATCAAGGATTTATCTTTGATAATTTTAATGGCAATCTTGCTGCGGTAACTAACTGGGAAACTAGTGCAAAAGAATTTATCTTCTGGACAACACAGAACTGGTCAACTGGTCAGGATAAATGGGCAGATTGGATTCCTAATCAACCAGTAGCTTATCAGGCGATTGTAAAATACAACGGCGACTACTATCAAGCTATACAACTAGTAGCTCCAAGTGCATCTTTTGACTATACAAAATACGTTAAATTAGATGGATTAAGCGGAGTCGGTAGTAGTGTTATTAGTCTAAGCCCTGCTGCGGACTCGATTACATTTTCGTCAACCTTATCCGTTGCTGATAGTATTCAAAATAAATTCAACACCTATGAAATATTTAAAGTAGACGGCACCCCGCTCGAACCAAATTTTATCAATCTATACAGAAAAGATAATGCGACAACATATAAGACCACCACAGCAGATGGAATCTATGGAGCAAGTTTTTATCTTATACAAAAAGAGCAGATTATCTTATTAGATAATTCTACATTATTCAATGATACAATTTATAATCCTGAAACAGGTTATCGTCAAGAGCGTATTAAAGTATCCGGATATGTTAGCACTAATTGGTACGGCGGATTTGATATTCCTGGATTTATCTATGATCAAGCGATAATACAAAATTGGTCTGCATGGCAGGACTATGCATTGGGTGATGTAGTAAAATACAAAGAATACTATTATACTGCTGATCAACGAGTAGTTGGATCAGAAAAATTTAATATAAAAGCCGCCGACGGTACGGTTAATTGGGTACAGCTAGCAGCGAAACCAACTGCTAAACTGTTACCTAACTGGAATTACAAAGCCAGCCAATTTACAGATTTTTATAGCTTAGATAGTGATAACTTTGATGCTAGTCAACAGAAAGTTGCACAGCATCTGATTGGTTATCAGAAGCGTCAGTACCTAGATAATATTATACAAGACGATGTAAGCGAATTTAAATTCTTCCAAGGAATGATTCGTGAAAAAGGTACACAAAATGTTCTTAATAAATTGTTCAATGTACTAAGTGCCGACAATTTAGAAAGTCTAACATTCTATGAAGAGTGGGCAGTTCGACTTGGAGAATACGGCGCCAGTAAAGCATACGAAAATATTGAATTTATCTTAGATGAATCTTTATTTAAAACAAATCCACAAGGATTTGAATTAGATGAAACATTAAGTCCGCCATACAATGATTTAATTATACGCCAGGTTCCCACTGACATATATTTGAAACCCATGGGATATAATAGTAATCCATGGCCGCTAGTAAACAATTATCGTTCTTTTTTAAGAACTGCAGGATTTGTAAGAACCAGTGAGGTTAAGGTAACTCTCGCACACCTTAGCGACATAACATCACAAGACATTACAAATTTTTACTCCGGAGACTATATTTGGATTGGATTTGAAGGTGTTAGCTGGAATGTATATAGAATGACATTGGCTAACATTAATATTGTAAACATCACGTATTCTCAAAATCAATTGATTATTACTTCAGATTCTGATCATTCTCTATTAGCTGGCGAATATATTGGGATCAAGGAAGTCACTGGATTTGCCGGTTTTTATCAAATTGTAGCAGTTGACAATGTAACAATTACAGTTTCTGCTCCTAATCTAGCTAATCCGCCAGCCGTACCATTTACTGAACAGCATAGAGCAATAATTTTTATTTTAACTAGCAACAGAGCTACTACTATTAATAGTGGTGATCAAAGATTATTGCAAGACATTAAAAAAGGTGAGTTAGTATGGGTCGACTCCGCAACATTTAACGGAGAAAAATTATGGTCGGTATGGCAAAACATTCCAGTCTATAATCTATCAGAAATAGATTATGGTTATCCTAGTGATGGACTAGGGCTTGGTCGCTCTGCAACGTTAAGTCAAGATGGTCTTTTATTAATTTCCATGACTAATGCAGGACAGATACTAGTATGGGATAAACCTATAACCTCGGCTACTAGTTGGACTCAGCGAGAATCGATAGCTATACCAACTATTGCAAATAATGATAGTTTTGGAGGTAATCCAAATGCCAGTAGTATTATTGGAGAAGTGCTAGCACTAAGTTATGATAAAACTTGGTTAGCAGTAGGATCTCCAGCTGCTAGTTATGCTGCCAGTCACTGGAAAGGTAGTTGGTCACAATCAAGCACTTATAGTACAAAAGATATAATAAGCTATAACGGAATTTATTATCAAGCTACACAGAACGTTACAACAAATACACCTCCAGTAGTAACAGCAACAGCTCGCGGAACTGTAGTATATGCTAATATTTCTGCTTCAGTAGTCGGTACAACAGGAACATGGTATTCTGTAAACTATAGCCCAACAACAGCGTTCACAGCAGTACAACGAATTGTTGTAAATGGAACTACTGGATTATATGTTGGGCAAACTGTTAGTGGTATCGGTATTCCGACTGCTACTATTATTTCTACTGTAGTAATAAATTCTAACAATACTGCTACCTTGACATTGAGTAATGCCGTTACATCGATTACCGCAACTACTGTAATTACATTTGGCGGTGCTCTTGTAACTATTGGCAGTAATAGTGTGTTTCAGACTACCTCGCTTGTTGTCAATAGTACTGTAGGAATAATACCAGGAATGTTAGTGCAAGGTGAGGGAATCACGGCAGCTACACTAGTTCTTAGTATAGATGCAACTAACAAGATTATAATTTTAGACACTCCTACATACGGACAACCGACTGGAAAAATTCTATTTGGTGCGAATACAATCGCTGTTTCGTCTTCGACACAAGGATTACTGATCGGTAATCAAATGACAGTTATTGGAGTTAATATTCCTACCGGTGCTACTTTAACTGGTAGCACTTTAAACTCTGCTGGTAATTCATATATTTTATTCCTAAGTCAACAAGTGACAGGAACAGTCAGTGGCACTGGAACGTTTGCTACGATTGCAAAACAAACAACTGCAACTAGCGGATCTAATACTATTACAGTTTCTAATAACACAAACATTCTAGTAGGACAATCAGTAACTGGACTTGGCATACCAACCGGAACTACAGTTACCGGTATTAATGGAACGGCAATAGGAATTAGTTCTTCTACTACCGGTGTAGTTAATTCTGTTGTAGTTTTTGGTCTTAATCAAATATCAGTATCTAGTGTAGTGGGTAACATCGCAGCTTTACAGCAGGTTATCGGAGTTGGAATTCCAGCTTTAACTACTGTAGTAAATGTAAATGGTGCTACAGTATTTTTAAACACAAATATCACTCAAACAGTATACGGTACCTTGCAGTTCCAAGGTGGCTCGACCTATTGGACTATAATTGAATACATTCCTGTGGACTCTACAGGAACAAACAGTAGTCTAACAGCTCAGGGAGCAGTCAGTATCTATAAGAAAGATAGTAATAATATCTTTACCTTAGTAGACACTATTCTTAGTCCTAATCCGATATCTAATGAAAGATTTGGCGCTAGCCTAGCGTTTGTTAATCATGCATCTGCAACAGGACAATCTGCATACAGTTTATTTGTCGGAGCACCGGGAGCAAATAGTGGAGTAGGTAAAGTTTATCAATTTAAATATGAAAACGCTATACAAACTACCGCTGGCTATAATGCAAGTAGCAGTAGTGATAGCTCAGTAATATCTGTTATTGTAACTAATGCCGGTAGTGGATACACTACAAATCCAACAGTCAATATAGCAGCTAGCACGGTGTCTGGTAGCATCCCAGCAAAGGCTACTTCAATAATTGGTCTGATTAGTATTAACATTATTTCAACCGGTGCAGGATATCATGTTAATGATTTACTTACAGTAGTTGGCGGTACGTATAGTCAGGCAGCAACAATCAGAGTAGCTTCGATTGGAACTAATGGTACAATAACATCAGCAGTAATTTATAATCCCGGAGCATATACTGTAGCTGCTACAGTTGCACCTAGTATTGGGCACACACCATTGACCAAAAATGTTCCAGTTACTGGCGGTAATGGTACAAGTGCTAGCTTTGATTTATTCTTTGGAGTTGTCTCTATTGCTGTAGTAATCCCAGGGTCTGGGTACGATAAAAAAGCATTACCATTAGTAACATTCTCAAGTACGACTGGTACTGGTGCTAGCGCCTATGCAACAATTGGTAGTACTATAGGAGTATCAGATACTACAAATATTGTTCCAGGCATGCTAGTAAGTAATGCTACAACAATTAATGGTGTGGCATCTATCGGAAATGCATTTACTTCCAGCCAGACAGTAACACAAATTTTGCAGAATCCGTTATATCCGACTGTGCGTGCTGGCTCGGTAGTGATCAGTGCTGCTCCTGATATTACACCGACAGGAATCTTATATTTTACAATACCAGGCTGGGCATATGATTCTTCTTTCTCGGCTCCAACTGTTGATTCAAATAATCAACCAATTAGCTTATATGGCTTTGGTAGTTCGTTAGCCACTAACACTAGCGGTATTGGTAATTCTTTAGTAATTAGTGCACCGGGCACTGTTGTTAATTCTGGTGCTACTTTAGTAACTACTCCAGGGGCTGCGATAGTATTCCGATTCAATACCGCAACTTTGTCCTGGACTCAAAGCCAAATAATTACCGGCAAAACCTATGGGTATGCAACGTCTGTAGCATTATCTACATATGGTGGTTCGCTTACTTTACAAGCAGGACAATCACAGACATTTGTAGAATATCTAGCAATTGGTAGTCCGCTCGATGGCACAGGAAATGTACAAATATTTTACTATGATACAGCAAGTTCACAATTCTTATCGTATCAATCACTGTTCAATATTAAACCTAAAAATCAAGGACAGTTTGGTTATAAATTGGCGTTTGGTTATTTTTCAGACACATTAGTAGTCTATAGTAATAATGCAGATGCACAAATTACTACAACATTTGATAAAGGTAACACAGTATTTGATAGCAATGCAACACGCTTCAGACATACTGAATCAAACTCTGGTAGTATTGCTGTATATGATGCTGACACTGCGACTGGAACAAAATTTACTATCGGAGAAATACTAGAAAACGCAACTTCATCCAATAGTAAATATGGTCAGAGTATAGCTATCGGTACATATAACATAGTAGTAGGTGCACCAAGTGCTACTATCACTGCGGTATTAAATAATTGCTCTATTGTTGGCACAATACTAACAGTTGGTTCAGTAACCACCGGACAAGTAGTGGTAGGTATGACATTAGCCGGTGCTGGACTTGCGCCAGGCACAACAATAGTCAGTGGTAATTCTGGAAGATATTTAGTTAGCATTAGTCAAACAGTAAGCAACATAATAATTACAGGAACTAGCACAATAGCTAATGGAAAATTATTTGAGTATACAAAACCTGCTAATACATTTGCATGGAATCCGATTCATCTAGAAGAACCAAAAATTGACATTAGTAAAATCAAACGTGCTTTTATATATGATAGAAGCACAAATCAAGTATTAACATACCTTGATGTTATAGATCCGATACAGGGTCGTATTCCTGGTCCTGCTGATCAAGAAATTAAATATAAATCTTTTAATGATCCTGCAATTTATAGTCAGGGAGATTCTACAGTAAATGTAAGACCAGGAATGGCATGGACTTCGGCGCAAGTAGGTCAGTTATGGTGGGATCTTAGCACAGCTAAATTTATTGATAGTCATGACGTTGATGTTGCCTACAGAACAAGCAATTGGTCTACACTATTCCCCGGAGCAAGCATTGACATCTATGAATGGGTTGGAACTACATATACACCTGATAGATGGAATAGCCTAGCTGATACAGATGCAGGATTAACTCAAGGCATTAGCGGTCAAACTTTATACAATACTTCGATCTATAGTGTTGTAACCAAATATGATAACATTAGTAATAGTGCAAAAAACACATATTATTTCTGGGTAAAAAATAAAACTACAGTTCCAAATGTTTTAGGTCGTAGTGTAAGTGCGCAAAGTGTTTCAAATTTAATTGCAAATCCAAGAGGCGAAGGCTACAAATTCCTTGCTCTCACTGGTCCAAATAGCTTTGCATTGGCTAATGTTAAAACATTATTAAAAAATACTGATGCAGTATTATCTGTAGAGTACTGGACCATAGACAAACCAACCCAACGAAATATACACCGTCAGTATGCTATTATTAGTAATGACCCGACTACACAATTACCAGCACGTATTGAAGAAAAGTGGATTGATAGTTTGTGTGGTAAGGACGCTACTGATAGAGAAGTTCCTGATACTAGTCTGCCACCTAAACTTCGATACGGTATAGAATTCCAACCTCGTCAAAGTATGTTTTTAAATCGATTTGAAGCATTGAAGCAAGTAATCGAGCAAACAAATTTAGTAATGGCAGCTAATCAAATAGCAGAACAAAAAAATATAGCACCGTTGGACACATATGAAACAGAACCAAATATTATCCTTGGCGAGTATGATGCTGTAAAAGATACTGATACTGAATTATCTTACATTAATATAGGAAATTTTGTTACGCCTAAATTAACTCCGATAATTGTAGATGGAAAAATTACAGGCATTAACATAGTGACTGCCGGTAGCGGATATCTGCAAGCCCCTTATATCTCTGTGATTGGTAGTGGTGATGGTGCAGTCTTACGTGCAACTATTGATAGTACCACAGGTGCAATTACTGGCGCTACAGTTATAGCTGCGGGCGAAGGTTATGACAGCAATACTCTTTTAACTACAAGAACATATTCTATATTAGTACATCAAGATACCCAGGCTGGCGGATCTTGGAGCATTTATGGATACGACATTACAACGCAGACTTGGTCAAGAGTTAGAACACAAAGTTATGATGTAAGAAAATACAGAACATATATTGATTGGTATGCAACTGGATTCAATCAAAATTCTAGTCCTACACTTGCTGTCGATACATTTACAGATCTAGCAACAATTTCTCCAGCTATTGGTGATACTGTTAAGGTAAAAAATAATAATAAGGGTGGTTGGACTCTATTACAAAAATATGCTAACAGTACTAGTATCGACTACACACAAAGCTATAATGTAATAGGTATTGAAAACGGAACAGTTCAGTTTAGTTCGGCATTATATGAATTTACCGATACAGTCTACGGTTACGACGGTTCATTATATGACGGTAATAATTTTGATCTAACTGCTACTAAAGAATTAAGAATAATTCTTAATACAATAAAAAATAATATTTTAATTGATGACTTAAGAAAAAATTATCTAGATCTATTCTTCTATAATGTACGTTATGCATTCAGTGAACAGACTGAGTTAGATTGGATATTTAAAACTAGTTTTATCAAGGCAGAGCACAATGTTGGTAGTCTAAATCAACCTGTTACATATCAACCTGACAATCTAAGTAACTTTGAAGATTATATTAACGAAGTTAAGCCTTACAGATCTAAGATTAGAGAATATGTCAGTAACTATAATAGTATTGAACTTGATCAGAATATGATTACTGACTTTGATCTTCCTGGAACATATGCTAATGGTTTATTCCAGGGAATTAATACTGGATTTAGCAATGGTGTTATTACGTCTGATAATAACTTAATAACAACATATCCTTGGAAAAATTGGCTAGACAATGTTGGATTTAGTGTAGTTGATCTTAAAATAGTCGACGGTGGCAGTGGATATATCAGCGAACCTACAGTAGAATTTACTAGTCCGGTTGGCGCCGGTGCAAAAGCACGTGCCTTTATAGCGAATGGTAAAGTTAATCGAATAGAATTAACTAATGTTGATCAATATGGTGCTAGCGGTAAAGGATATCTAGCAGCACCTACAGTTACACTTAATGGTGGTTATGATGTAAGCGGCACACCGGCTAAAGTTGTTGCAATTATTGGAAATAGTGTAATACGTACTAATACTATTGGAATTAAATTTGATCGAATAACACAAAATTATTTGATAACTGGTTTAACACATACTGAAACATTTACAGGCACAGGTTCGCGTGTACAATTTGCGCTAGCATGGGCACCAAATATTTCTATTGGAAATAGCACAGTGACTATTACCATGCCAGGTAGCAAACACGCTACTCCTGTCCTAAGAGACTTATATACTCTAGCAATTACTAGTGACACATCTAGAGGCTATACTAATTATTATGGTACAGTTACATTTATAACCGCTCCTGCTAACGGAGCAACAATAACCGTAAACTATCAAACAGATTGGTCCTTATTAAATGCCGCTGATCGTATACAGTTTCTTTATAACCCACAATCTGGTCAGCAAGGTAAAGATCTAGCACAGCTAATGACAGGTATTGATTATGGTGGTGTTGTGGTCGATGCCATTGGATTTGAAATTAACTCTGGTTGGGGAAGTTTACCATACTATTCAGACAAGTGGGATAGTATTGACAGCACATCTACAGACTATGTAGTACAGGTAGCCGCAAATACACACTCATTTACATTGCCGTACACTCCAACAGCCGGTACATTATTGAATGTTTATTATAGTCAATTGTATACTGAAAATTATACTAGTGATGGTGCAACATTACAATATACATACAATCCAAGAGATATTGCTCCAACAATTACAGTTACAGCAAGTTCAGCGTTAGGAACTGCACATAGTATTTCGGGTAGCACATATCTAAGTAATCATGCAGGTAGTAATGTAATTTCCTTAGCTAGTACTGTTGGTATATTTGTAAACGATTCGGTTACAATTTCGCCATATGTAGCAAATAATATTGCACTTAATACACAGGTAACAGCAATATTAAATTCAACAGATGTACAGATTAGTCAAATCTTGTATACAGATATTGCTGGCGGATCTACTGTAGCATTTACTAGACCACTTACAGTTCTTACACAGTTGAATCCATTTGGTAAAGGACTAATAACATTAAACACACCAATAGCTACAGGTTCAGTACTATCTATAAGCAGTTATCTACAGCCAATAAGACTAGATGATGCAAATTTTGGAACCTCTGGACAAACCAATTCTACAGCTATAATGCAGACTATAACAGCTGATGGGATATCTAATACAGTAGTAATACCAAATACATTTACTGTTAACTCTAATGATAAATTCTTTATACGTCAAAGCACTAGCGATGGATCATTTGCTCCACAGCAAGCAGATTACGATACAGCATTAACCGGCGGCGATCTTGCCTACAGTTCAGCTACAGGTCTGGCAGCCGATGATATTCTAGTTGATGGTGATCAATTTGTAACACCAACTACTAGCCCGGCCCCCGAAGAGGTTGTTCCTGGACAAGTAGTCGATGCAGTGGCAATTAAGGTATTTGAAAAACCACTAAACGGTGCGGCTACAATCAAAGTTGATAATCATATCGCCGATGGAATTACTACACAGTTTAGTATGGCGCAGACTCCTAATAGTAAAAACGCAGTAATAGTCAAAACTGTCACGCAGGGTGTATCACAGATTATGACAGTGATTGATGACTATACTGTTGATTATAGAAATAATGAAATTCTATTTAATAATCCGCCTGCTGCCGGAGCAATGATTAGTATTTTTAATATTGGATTTAGCGGTGCTAATATATTAGATATTGATCATTTTGTTGGCGATGGCGTTACTACAGAATTTATTACTAAGTCTAACTATGTAATACCAAATACTAGTTTGGTATATATTGACGGTACAGCACAATCAAATGTGGCATATCAATTATTTGAAACTGATAAAACATATGTTCTTGCAAATCTGATCGGACTAAGATTTGCTAGTCCGCCTGCATTTGGTGCATTAATCAGCTATGTCATTGTTAGCGGTAGTCAACAAACATTTGCAGTTACTAAGAAAGAAAAAATTATACCCAACGGTAGTGCAACTTATACATTACAATATCCTATTGGCAATACAGTTCCTGTAGAAAAAAGTATGATAGTTCGTGTAGATAACAAAATATTAACTCCACCGAGCTTGAGTTATTTTAAACTAGCTAATAACAAATTAAATTACACAATTGATAATACTAAATTTCCGCCATTCACTGCTAATGCTACAGATTTTATTATAACAATTAATAATATTTTATTGAAACCGGGTGTTGATTATAGTATTGATCTCAGTGGTGTTACAATTAAAATTACTAAAGTAATTTATAATCTTTATGCTGGTAGTACACTGAGCATTAGTATTTCTACTGGAGCAGGATACACTTACAATTCAACCACTGGCCAAATTACGTTTGCACAGAATTATGATGCTGGACATATCATTGAAGTAATGAGTAGTTATAATCATGATATTCTTGATATGCAAACTACCACAGTAAACAACAATCCAGCACTTAGTTATACTCCGGATACTATACAGTTCTATAATTATAAAGCCATTGCAAATGGTACCATACTACTTGATCGTCCAGTGGTTGACAGCGACTATGTATGGTTAGAACAAAACGGTAATTTATTAAGTCCTAATATTGATTACATTGTGTTATCTGATAAACAGACCCTGCAGATGGCTAAATTCCCTGCACCTAATGATAAGCTAGTTGTCCTAACATTTGGTAATAACGTATTAACATCTGGCGTAGCTTATATGCAATTCAAAGACATGTTGAATAGAGTTGTATTCAAACGCCTTAATGCTAATAAACAAACTAACCTTGCTGTAGATTTATATCCTACCGATCTAACGATCACAGTTGTTGATGCCAGCACATTTGATTTACCGAGCCCAGCAAACAACAAACCAGGTATTATAGAAATCCGCGGTGAACGTATTGAATTCTTTACAGTTACCGGTAACGTACTTGGACAGCTTCGCCGTGGTACACTAGGAACAGGTGTTGCTATGGTCCATCGAGCAGGCGCCACTGTACAGGAAATTGGTGCTAGCGAAACAATACCATATCAGGATACAATTACAACAAGCCAGATTATAAGTGACGGTACTAGTATAGTTCCATTATCATTTACTCCTAAGAAGGCATCTACTCTATGGACCTATGCTAGCGGATTTACTAGTTCAGTTCCGGTGGGATATGGCGCAAGTAACGAGCTTGATGTATTTGTAGGCGGATATAATTCAGTAGATTGGGCCCCGGGTGTTGCATATAATGTAGGTGATATTGTTAATTTTGCATCCTATCAATATAAATGTATCGTTGCCAACACTAGCAGCACTAATTTTAACAATGATGCTGCAAAGTGGTCATATTTTATTGGAAATATTCGACTAAAGAAAAATCCATATACTGTTTATAATGTTAACAAGGCTCCGACAAGTCCCGAAGGTGATGTACAGTTTGATGCTGAATTTGCAGTAGACGGTACAACTAATTCATTGAGATTAACAACACCAATAACTGCTGGAACTCGTGTAACTATAGTTAAGAGAACTGGCCAAATATGGGATTCTACTGTAAATATACAAGAGGATAATGGCCCTTATGCTACATTTATCAAAGCGGTACCGGGAGCTTGGTACACTGGATATAATCAACATCAAATTGTAAGTATTGATAGTGCAGCAATTACAGACGATAACACTAATATAACGATTGACCAAGGATAAAAAATGTCACAACAAATATTAAACATAGGAACAGCTAACAGCGGAACCGGCGATACGTTGCGTGTGGCTTTTACTAAAGTTAATGCTAACTTTACTGAATTATATACAGCATTGACACAAGCATCCTTTAAGGGTGTTGTTGGTGGATCAGGTATAGCTGTTAGCCTATCCCCGACAGGATATGCAAGTATTGTTAATACATTGCCTGCAACTCCGGGATTTTCAAATTTGGCAATTACCGGACAAGCAAGATTGTCTGCAACATCCTTGTCTGATACATTAAATGTTGCTGCTGGATCAAACGTTACATTGGTAACTAATTCGGTAACAAAAACATTGACAATTAATGCTGCTGGCGGAATTAATATTAATGGTAATCTTATTCCACTTGGCGGATCAGTTGTTATTCCTACGGGAACAACCGCAGCATCGTCGATAACTGGTACAACACTAGCAAGTAATGTTATTAGTTCAAGTTTAACAGGAGTAGGCACAATTACCTCAGGCACCTGGACAGCAACACCAATTGCTAATCAGTATCTAGCTAATCCAAATATAACCATTAACGGCACACAAATAGCATTAGGCGGTTCGGCCAATATTCCTTCTGGAGTCACCTCAGCCAATCTTACTGGAACCGTGCTAAATTCAACAATAGTAAATTCAAGTTTAACCAGTGTAGGCACAATTATTGCTGGTACATGGAATGGTACACCTATAGCAAATAATTATCTTGCTAACTCTACAATTACTATTAATGGTACTCCGGTAGCACTTGGAGGTACAACAACAATACAAACATCTGTAAATGGAGCAGCCAGCGCCTTAACAGGGACAACACTAGCAAGTAATGTGGTCAATAGTAGTTTAACTAGTATTGGAACACTAACTGATCTAACAGTTACAAACGCAATTAGAGGAAGTATTACAGGCAATGCTGGTACGGTAACTAACGGAGTTTACACTACTGTAGCTTATAGCAATCCAACATGGATTAGTACACTAGCTGCCGGCAAATTAACTGGAATAGTAGCCAGTGGTAATTTAGCTATTGCTACAAACTCAGCGGTAGGTGCAGTCAAGCCAGATGGCACTTCGATTACTATTGCACTAGATGGTACTATTTCTTCAACTGCTATAGCAGCCGCTGATCAACTAACTGGTACAACACTAGCAAGTAATATTTTAAATTCAAGTCTTACCAGTGTGGGCACACTAGCTTCATTGACAGTAACCGCTCCAATTGCAGGCAGTGTTACAGGCAATGCCGGCACAGTAACTAACGGAGTATATACAACGGGAACTTATTATGATCCTGCTTGGGTAGCTAGCTTATCCTATAATAAAATTAGTGGTGTTCCAGTAGGTAGTAATTCTAGATTAGGTATTGTTGAAGTTGATGGTACAACTATTACAGCTAGTGCTGGAATAATATCAGCAGTGCCATATAGTTTACCAATAGCGAGTTCGTCTGTACTTGGCGGCATTAAGGTCGATGGTACTAGTATCGTCATTAATGGCAGCGGAATTATTTCTGCTGTAGCCGCAGTTGCTCAAGCCGCAGCTAATGTGCTAACCGGAACAACTTTAGCTAGCAATGTTGTTAACAGTAGTTTAACGTCAGTTGGCACTATTACCGCAGGCATATGGCAGGCTTCTACAATAGGAGTAGTATATGGCGGTACTGGACAGACTACATATACCCAAGGCGACATTTTATATTCTAATGCTGCAAATACATTATCAAAACTTGGAGTTGGTAGCACCGGACAAGTTTTAACATCTAACGGTACTGTTCCTTATTGGGCAGCTCCACCGCAGAGTTATTCATTACCGACAGCAAGTTCTAGCACACTAGGTGGTGTTAAAGTCGATGGCAGCACTATTGTAATCAACGGCAGCGGTATAATTAGTGCTCCGGCCTATACATTGCCAACGGCAACTACAAATAATCTTGGTGGTGTTAAAGTTGATGGTACAACAATTACTATCAGCAATGGTGTTATCAGTAGTGCAAGTGCATACAACCTACCAACAGCAACCGTAGGAACAATCAGTACAGGAACACTTGGTGGTGTTAAAGTTGATGGTACAACAATTACTATCAGCAATGGTGTTATCAGTAGTGCAAGTGCATACACTCTACCAACAGCAACTACTAGTTCATTAGGCGGTGTCAAGGTTGACGGTACAACAATTACTATTAGTAATGGCATCATTAGTTCAAGCCCGACAGCATCTAGAACAACAGTATCTTATACAACTAGTACATTAGGTGTAAATGCATCAACATCGGTGTCAGTGGCCGCTGCCAAAGGTTATGTACTGTATAGTATTCAAGTATCAGCCGGTGCATGGGTAACTGTCTATTCAAGCTCAACTGCACAGACTAATGATAGCACTAGAACAATTACAACAGATCCTAGTCCGGGAACCGGTGTGATTGCCGAGGCAATTACAACAACTGCAACTACTACATATTTTACTCCGGCAGTGTTTGGATATAATGCAGATGGTACTGTAAGCACAAACATGTATTTAAAAATTTACAATAATAGTGGATCAGCACAGGCTATTACAACAACTGTAACATATCTAAAATTAGAATAATATGACTTTCCAACCTGTCCATTTATTTCCCATTGATGTACAAGATCCTCAAACAGGATTAGTACCAACTTCTTTACCAACTGCTGGATATCTTTCTAGTCCACAAATAGCAACAGCATACAATATCCCTGCTAGTACAGGCTACGGAATAAAAATTGCTATTTTTAGTTTTGGCGGCGGATTTCTTCAGTCGGATTTAAACAAATCGTTTGCAGATCTGCAAGCTGCCGGATTAATTAGTTCGTCACTAACAGCACCTACAATCAGACAAGTTTTGTTAGATGGCCAAACCGGTACATTTAGTCTAAGTCCAGATAACGGTAGTGGAGAAAATACTGTAGATATTTTTTGTCTAGCTTGTATTGTTCCACAAGCAGAAATTTCTATATATATTGGTAATCAAATTAGTAGTATGGTTGCTCAAGCTATATCAGACGGTGTTCACATTTGCAGTATGAGTTGGGGTAGCTCAGAGTATACCGGTGATGAAATTCATTTTCAACAACTGGCTGATGCAAAAATTGCATTTTTAGCATCCTCCGGAGACTACGGCAGCGTGGTAAGTTCGGGAGCAACTACCGAAGGGGTAGTATATCCAGCATCAAGTCCATATGCTATCGGAGTAGGTGGAACAAAACTCACACTTACTGTGGCAAATAATAGATCGAGTGAAACAGATGATAATAGAGATTCGGGATTTGGTAGTACCTGGGGTGGCGGTGGCGGAGTAAGTGCGACCTTTAATTTACCTAGTTGGCAATCTGGTTTATTTTATACACCTATTACTAATGGAGTAACAGGTAGTCCTACGGCATTAATGATGCGAGGTGTCCCAGATATAGCTAGCCCAATGAATGCTTATGCTTTGTATATCAATGGTAGCATCGGCGGCTACGGCGGAACCAGTCTTGCTTGTCCGACTCTAGCAGGAATATTAGCCCGTAATTTACAATTAACCGGAGTGCGTAGATCTAGCCCAGATTGGAATGCTATTGCGTATGCTCATACTGCTGCTTTTTATGATATTACTGTAGGTACTAATAATACTAAAATTACTAGTGGTTACAAAGGTACCAGTGGCTGGGATCCTGTAACAGGGTTAGGGCCACCTACTGGAAATTTAATTTATCAAATAATACGCACTGGTAGTGTTTTTCCAAAACAAAATTACGGATTTAGGACCACCGGCCCGACCTATCCTAGAAAAACAACAGGCGCAAGATAAGATTAAACTAGCACATAATTAACACGGATAAATACAAGATAAAGAGAGACAAATATGCAGAGTAAAGAACAAACAGGTGTACATATCGAAGGTCATATTAAGATATTTGATCCAGTTTCTAACGAAATCTATGTGAACAAGCGTAATGCTATCCATTACGAGAACATGAGTTATGCTTTGGCTCAAAGTCTTTCTAATCAAGGGCAAGGATTAATCAGCCAAATGGCATTCGGTACAGGCGGCACGGCAGTTGATCCTACCGGAATTATTACCTATCTAACTCCTAATAGCTCTGGATCTAATGCCGGACTTTACAACCAAACTTACAGTAAAGTAGTTGACGGAAATTCGACTCTAAATACAGATCCAACGAGAAATTTTATGGAAGTGCGTCACGTAACTGGTACTAACTATTCTGATATACTAGTTACTTGTCTATTAGACTACGGCGAAAATATTACAGGACAAAGTGCCTTTGATAATTCAAATAATAACAATAGTCCAGCAGTGTTTGACGAACTAGGACTAGTAGCCTACAATAATACAACTAAGGTTGCTACCTTATTGACTCATGTAATATTCCATCCTGTACAAAAAAGTTTAAACAGACTTATACAGATAGATTATACCGTACGTATCCAAAGCCTTACCGGCCTAGCAGGAGTATAAGATGAGTTATCAAGTTAACTTCACGGAAACAAATAATCCTGCTAAACCAACGATCACAGTAGCTGATCAAACTCTTAATAGTCAAACTAGTGTAACATTTCCTGGAAAAAATTATAACGGGTATGCGCCGGTACTTGCTCAAAACTTTTTACACTTATTAGAAAATTTTGCTGCACCAACAGCACCTAATAGTCCAATACAAGGACAACTTTGGTATGATAATAGTACAGGTGTTAACCTATTAAAAGTATGGGACGGTACACAATGGAATGCCGCCGGAGCTGTTAAAAAAGCAACTTCAGCTCCTACCGGCATGGTTGGCGATCTTTGGATTGACACCACTAACAAACAATTATATATCTATTCTGGATCGAATTGGTTATTAGTTGGGCCACAATTTGCTGCTGGTACACAAACCGGTCCAATCGTAGAAAATATTCTTGATGCAGGTAATCCTCCAGTTAATCACAGTGTTATTACATACTATGCAAACAACAATAGAATATCTATCGTTGCATCAGAAAAATTTACACCGAAGAGTGCTATTCCTGGATTTGTAACAATTTATCCTGGAATTAATATTGCAAATAGTTCTAATGACCCAGCACAGAGTGCTAATACACTATATGGAAGAGCTTATGTTGCTGATAATTTAAATTATAATGGTTCTAGTGTATCAGCTTTAAATTTCTTAAGAAGCGATCAAACCAGTAAAACAAATTTTCCTTTACAAATTAATAGCGCAGGCGGACTAAGTCTTGGTAGCAGTCTTAATTTTAATATAACTAGTGATAGTACACAAACATTATTATATAATAATACTGCGGGCGCAAGTATTAATTTTCAGGTTAACAATACACTCGATGGATTAACCACAGTCCTACATTTAGATTCTAGTGAATATATCGGTATTGGTAAAAACAATACTAATCCACAAGAAGCATTAGATGTTGCAGGTAATATTAAAGCCAGCGGTGAAATTTATAATCAAAGTAATTTAGATTCTACTCATGTAGGCACTGGTGCATTGGTTACAACTGGTGGACTTAGTGTAAATTTAAACAGTAACTTTGGTGGAACCATAACTGCTTATGGAACTGTCAGCCTTAATAATCTATCAAACGGTCAAAACGGTAATCCACAAGCAGGTGCAGTTATACAACCAGGTAGCGATGCTGCTGCTCATTTATACGATATTGGTACACCAACTAGACCTTTTCGAAATGTGTATTCTGATTATTTTAATGGACAATTCACCGGCAGCTTTAGTGGTACACTATCAGGAAATATTACAGGTACAGCAAGTGCATTAGCAAGTGCAACTGCATATAGTCTAGCAGGAGATGTAACATCGCCAGTTATTAATTTTAATGGACAAAGTCCAACTGGCACACTAACCTTTCAAACTAGTTTAAGTTCCACAGTTATCACAAATCAAACAGCAACTACACTCAGCTACGATTCAGATTTATTTTTAATTTATAGAAGCAGCTCATTAGATCCGTCAGGGGTTGGATTAAAAGCTACAAGCAAAGCCTCTTTTTTAGGAAATGTAGCAACAGTACCGGTTGGCGCAATAATGCCTTATGCAGGCGCCAACCCACCTAATGGTTATTTGTTCTGTGACGGAAGCGAGGTATTAATATCAAAGTATTATCAATTATTCCAAGTGATCGGATATACCTACAAACTTACAGGTCTACAAGGTGTTAAAACTTTTGCGTTGCCAGACTTGCGTGGACGTTTTCCGTTAGGTGCCGATAATATGGATGGAGGAAATACTGTTCCAAGTATTGCTGATCCTACAAAAAATATTACAACAATTACAACTCCGGCAAATCACGTAACAGATGTTACTGCTCAAGTTATTGGATCTACCTCTGGTTCACAATCTAAAACACTTGATGTTACAAATTTGCCAGATCATAGACATACTTTAAATAGTGGTAATGCACAATATTATGCTGCTGGATTACCTAACGGCGTTCCAGATTCAAACGCGATTCCTGGACTAGGACTTCCTGCTAGCAGTACTGGATCTGGTTATCCGAGCAGTGGTGGTGTAACTTCAGCAACAGGGCAACCAGTAAGCCTTATGAATCCATATCAAACAATTAATTATATCATCTTTACCGGGTTAATACTATGAGTTATACAATTACTAGAGTCGACGGCAGTGTTTTAACTAGTGTAGTTGATGGCACTATTGATCAAATTTCTACAGATATAACACTGATAGGTAAAAATGCCACAGCATATGGTCAGTATCTTAATGAAAATTTTATAAAAATATTACAAAATTTTGCAAATACTAGCCAACCTAGCAATCCTGTTCAAGGTCAATTATGGTACGATACTAGTCAAGGTCGATTAAAAGTATATGACAGCAACGGATTTAAAGTCTCAGGCGGTACTATTGTAAGTTCTTCAATTCCCACGCTAGTACAGGGCGATATTTGGATTGATAGCCTTAGAAAACAATTATATTTTAATGATGGTTCTGCAACTTATCTAGCAGGTCCACAGTATACTGATCAACAAGGAGTATCAGGATTTCAAACTATTGATATTTTAGATACATCGAATGTTACACATACAATTACATTGTTGTATGTGTCTCGAGTGTTAATGGGAATCTTTAGTTCAACTGCATTTACTCCACAGGTAGCTATTGCTGGTTTTAGCGGAAGTATAGGTGTTGGTTTTACAGCCGGTAGCTATAATGGAATTACATTTAATGTTCTGACTCAAAAAGCTCAAAACTTATTAGCAGCTGACGGTACTTTAAAACCAGCAGAATCATTTATGAGCTCGTTGGGCAATACCAGTACTGTAGGAACAGTAACCATTGCTAATAGCATTCCATTAATTTTTGGTCCTAATCAAAATAACGAGTTTGTTGTAAGTTCTGGTTTATGCACCCTAGCAAGTAATAGTGTTGGGCAGAATTATCAAATTCAAACTTTAACAACAGGCGGAGTCCAGACTAACTTCTTCATTAACGCTGCTAGCCAATATGTCGGTATCAACACTGTGTTGCCTACAGCAGCGTTAGATGTTAATGGTGATACTGTTATTCGAGGTAGCTTAACTGTTAAAGGGTCCACGACAGCAATTAATACCACAGTTATAAAAGTAAGTGACAAATATATTGAATTAGGCAGTGTTGCTACTCCTACAGATACTACAGCAGATGGTGGTGGAATTGTACTACACGGTACTACTGATAAATCAATTACATGGAGCAATAGTACTACCAGCTGGAATAGTTCAGAAACTATTAACGTTGCTAATACAAAAACCTATAATATCAATGGATTTACTGTATTATCTTATAATCAACTAGGCCCAACAGTTACAAGTGCCCCGGGATTAACTAGTATTGGTGCGTTAACCACCCTTCAGGCAGCAAACGTTGGTATTGTTGGCAGCACAATCAGTTTTACAAATCCAAGTATTGTTAACGGAACACTTACTCTAACTCCTAAAGGTACAGGAACAGTTGATGTAAGTAGTTCTAAAATTACTAGTGTAGCTACCCCGACACAGAATACCGACGCAGCCAACAAGAGTTACGTAGATACTACAGCAAGCAGCCAACCCTTGGCATTAGGAAATATCGATACTACAGGGCAAACAGATGCGCAGATAGCTACTAATGTAATCACTGTAATGTTCCCCCCGGCAGAACATCAAAACGGGGTAATTTGCCGTCTATGGACCACACAAAGTAGTGTTGTTTATAAAAAATTGTTTACCCTTACTGCCGGCTCTTGGGCATTCACACAAAACTTATAACAGCTAAAATAGCATAAATACAAGCACTGAGGACTTAGCAAATGCCATATACCATTAATAGATATAACGGAACACAAATTACAGTTGTAGCCGACGGAACTGTTGATCAAACACTTGATTTAAAACTTGTAGGTAAAAACTATGCCGGCTACGGTGCGATCCAAAATGAAAATTTTGTCTATCTGTTAGAAAATTTTGCCAATAATAATGCTCCAGGTAAGCCATTACCCGGACAATTATGGTATGATACATCAAACAACAAGCTAAAGTTCTATGATCAAAATAGTAACTGGCGCACAACCGGCGGCTCGACAACTTCTTCTACAGCACCTACAGGATTAACTGCCGGTGATTTTTGGTACGACAGTGTTAATAATCAACTATATACTTGGAACGGAAGTAGCTATGTTCTAATTGGCCCACAGGGTGTTGCAGGGTCTGGAACAACACAGATGCAATCTGTCAGCGTTCGTGATGTATTAGGCAATAGTCATGCAGTCATCGAAGCACTAGCTAATAATCAAGTAGTTTATATTATTAGCCCAGATGCAACATTCACACTAGATGGTTCAGTTAATCCTATTACAGGATTTACAGACATTCATCAGGGTATTACATTGGCCTACACAAATAATAATAGTCAATTAGGTCAAACTACAAGTAATCATAGATTCTGGGGAACAGCATCTAACAGTGATCGCTTAGCCGGTTATGATATTAGTAACTTTACATTATCTTCAAATGCAACATTTAGTACACTAGTACAGTTTGCCGATATTGGATATACTGTAGGAAATCCTGCAAGATTGCACGTATTCAATACTGCATCCTGGACAGGAGATGCAACACTGTATCCTACAGTTGAAAATATTATCAATGATAAGATTGTATTTCAAACTCAATCAAATAGTGCAACAGTTACTCCACTAGCCCTAATCGGAACAACATTACAACCAGGTACCAGCAACACAAATGATATCGGTACTAATTTAAATCAATGGCGTACAGTTTATGCTAACACATTCTCTGGAACAGCAACATCCGCACAGACATTAATACTTGGTGGTGTTGGAAAATATCCAAGTGCTACAGCAGTTGCAGACACAGTTGCAATGAGAACAGCAAGTGATCAAGTTATTAATGGTGTAACAGTTACAGCAGGTTCATTATTAGCTAATTTCTTCTCAGGAACAGCTACAGCAGCTAACTATGCTGACTTAGCAGAGAAATATCTACCAGATGCAGAATACGAAGTTGGTACTGTAGTTACAGTAGGCGGCGATAAAGAAATTACAGCTTGTCAGTTTGGTGATTATGCATTAGGTGCAATATCAACTAATCCTGCGTTTATGATGAATAGCGAACTAGTAGGCGGTGTTTATGTTGCACTTAAAGGACGAGTACCAGTTAAAGTATTAGGAGCAGTTTGTAAAGGCGACCAGTTGGTTGCAGGCCCAGACGGTTGCGCAGTAACAGTTAATTGGGGTACAAATCAAACTATTCCGCCTTTTGGAATAATGGCCATAGCATTAGAAGACAATCCCGATCAGAATGTAAAAGTAATTGAAGCAGTTATTCTTTAAAGGTATATCATGGCAGGTCAATACACAGCAATAATAGCGGCAGACTATAACCAGATACAATCTAACATTGGAATAGTACTAGGCAGTGGATCAGGCGATACTGGTTATGGTCAAACTGTAAATAGCAGTCAAGTAGCACCTAAAAACCCAGTTTCTGCTCAGCAATGGCAAAATTTAAGAACAGATATTTTAAATGCTCTGTGGCATCAGACCGGTGTTGATAACAGTGGTGCATTAACAGTTCCTACTCATAGTACTACTATTACTGAAAGCGATAGAGCAGCATATTTGCTACAAAGTAATAATGCTCTTGCAAATAGACTAGTTGATGCTCCAACTTTACAGGCTTCTCGCAGTAGTTTTAGTTTTGGCAATGTAGTTAGATCTGCTGCATGGAATGGTACTATACAGCACACAGTAACTATAAATTGGCCAAGCCATGATGCTGCTAGATTCTTTTTTAATACAGGTAGTAGGATTGAATTAAGTGCAACTCAAACAGGAACATTTAGTGGTGCTAGTAATAATAAAGATATAACATGGCAGTCAATGTTTGCTGGCATGGGCACTGTTTACCTAAAAGCTCATAGTACTACCTGCACTGGCACTGGAAATACTTCTAGTATTGGGTTTTATGAACTGAATAATGTTTATAGTATTATATTTGTTAAACCTGCCCCAGCTGGAGTTTATTCAGCTAACGATTATGTAGTACAAGCCAAGTACGATGGTACAGGAAACTTAACATTAAATATCCAATTTCAAGATAATGCAACCGGTAATCCCCCACCATATGGCTTTGATATCAATGTTGATGGTATAACAACAAGTATCGTACAAGCCTACTACGCTTCGGGATCCTATGTAAGTGTTCCTTTGCCACCAGCATCCTCAACCGCTTTAGGCTAACTTATCCTTTTACAGGGATAACTACAATTAGACAGTATAGGATAACGCATGACGGCACGTATAGTAACAACTACTACAACACAAACATCAACTAGCGGTAGTAATACAATCAATGTAAACCAGGTATTGGGACAGCCAATTCTTCCTGGGATGTCTGTTGCCGGTACAAATATTGGATCTGGTGCTAAAGTACAATCAATTGTAGGTAATACAGTAACTCTAACAGTAGTAAATGCTGGAACTGTTGCATCTGGTGCAACAATAACATTTACTGACGCCGGCCCAACACTTGGCCCAGGAGTAGGAAATGTACCATCTTCAAGTGTTAATAACGATTACAATACAATACAACAATATGTAGCAGCCGTATTAGGAGTGGGCGGCACTAATCCTATAACAAGCGTTGCCGATAAAACTTTTGGTTATAATCAGTCAGTTAGTAGTAGTCAAGTGTCTGCTAATGCAAAAATATCAGCACTACAGTGGCACAATCTTAGATCAGACTTGTTACGTTGCCGTTGGCACCAAACAGGTACTGACTTAGGAAGTACAGTAACAGAGCCGTATAATACTACAACTAGTACAACACTAGGATATAAAATTACAGATGCCGATCGAGCTGCATACCTATCGATGGCCAACGATTGCATAACGAACAGACTAGCAGTTCCGCCTACTAACATGGCCAGTCATAGTTCATTTAGCTTTGGTGCTTTGCAAAATGGAGGAGGATGGAACAGTACTATTCAACATACGGTTACGATCCCATTTGCAGATGATAACACTGCCAGAGGATTTTTTAATGCAGGTGCTAGGATAGAATTTAGCGCCACATTAGCCGCACCTGGTGGTGGATTTAGTGCTAGTAGCAATCGTAAAGATATATCGTGGAATACAATATTTACTGGAATGGGTACTATATATTTTAACTATAATAGCACAACCTGTACAGGATCTGGTACAACATCTAACATTGGTTTTCAGCAGCTAACAACTAGTGCTCAAACAATATTTTCAAAGAGTACTTCTGCAGATGCAGCCTACACGGCTAATGATTATAAAATCCAAGCGTATTATATCGCCCCAAATTTATATTTTACAGTATTATTTGAAGACAATTCAATAGGTGAAAATTCTCCTTATAATATTGACGAAGTAGTTGACGGAATAGTTACTAGTAATGTGCAAGCCTATTATTCAACAGGTTCGTATGTATCGCACGCACTACCTCCGGCAACATCAACAACTTCTCAGTTTATAACCACAGTAAGTACTATTACTGGATTATCTCCTACATCGGTAAATGCAGTTCGTTACGTATCAAGTAGCCAAACCTTTACCCCCTCTGGTGGTCAAGCACCCTATACATTTGCATTATCTAGCGGTACAATGCCACCGGGAATAACCTTACCAACAACTGTATCGGGAATCAATACATTAACTATTACCGGAACGCCAACGACCTACGGTACTTTTAATTTTAGTCTAAGTATGACTGATCAAACTGGTAACTCTGCAATAGTCGCTATTTCTTATATTATCACTTCTAATGTATCGACACAGGTACAGACATTTACTTCGGCTTCTACACAAGCATGGACAGCACCTGCTAGCCTAGTTGGCAATCTTGAAATACTAGTAGTAGGAGGTGGTGGTGGTGGTGGTCGCAATGGTGGAAGTGGTGGCGGCGGCGGTGGCGCCGGTGGCGTATTACATCAAACTGGTGTTCCTGCTACACCGGGAACAATCTATACCATAACAGTTGGTAATGGTGGCGCAAGTGCAAGCACAGGCGGAAATAGTTCAGCTTTTGGCTATACTGCCTATGGTGGTGGACGTGGAGGCGGTGCAGACGGTGGCGCATTGAGTGGTGGTTCTGGTGGCGGTGGTGCCGGTACTGCTGGAGGTGCTGGTACAAGTGGTCAAGGTTTTGCAGGAGCTACTGGATCTGGTGGCGGCGGTGGTGGTGCTGGAGGCCAAGGTAGCGGTGGTACAGGTGGTACAGGTGTAAGTTATAATTTTAACGGATCTGTGTTTAACGTCGGTGGCGGTGGCGGAGCATACTCAGGTGGTGCTAGCGGTGGATATGGCGGTGGCGCAGGATCTAGTTCAAATACTAGTCTAGGTGCCGATGGTACTGCCAATACTGGTGGCGGTGGCGGCGGATCTGGTGCAACTGTAAGTTCATCAGTTGGTGGATCAGGAATTGTAGTAATAGTTGGTACCTGGAATCCAGCCCATTTATAATCAATTTAGTTTCTTCTAATAGGTTGACAAGCTAATTACTGTAGTGTACAATGATACATTACGGAGTTATCTATGGACGAAAGAATTGAAAAAGCATTTGAAGTTGCTAGCTATATGGCTACACTATCAAATCAAAGAAGAATTATCTTAGAAGAGTTTAACCAAAAATGTATCTACTACAAAAATGGTGGAACATTTAAAGTAACTCCTAGTCTTATTAACTTTACTAAAACAGCGTTAGATTTAGGTCACACTGATGATTTGCCTTTTGTTGATGATAATAATTTTCCTGTTGTTATTGACAATGTTCAAGAATTTTTTGATAGTATAACTGCTGTATATTTTGAAGCGTTAAATGATTATTCAGCTAAATTTACAGTAATAAAGAGCAAGCGTAAAGTTAAGGATATTGTTGAGCTATGACTGTTGGTGCAGTAATTTTTGCTCAAAATAATTCAATTATTGACTATGTTAAAATTGCAATATTTGCAGCCAATCGTGCGACTAAATTTTTAAACATCCCTGTTAGTCTTATAACAGATAATGTAAAATATCTTAACGACACGTACCCTGATCATCCCTTTGATCAAGTAATTGAAATTCCTGCGGAAAAGCCAACAAGCAAAAAGTTTTATGATGGAACATTATCAGCTAAACTGGTAGAATGGAAAAATTTATCTCGCAATAGTGTTTATGATTTGACACCGTACGATCGTACCTTAGTATTAGATAGTGACTATATTATTAATTCTAATATATTAAAACTAGCATTAGATACTGATAGCGATTTTCAAATCTATCGAAAAAGTTTTGATTTAGCAGGATGGAGAGACACTAGTGCATTTGAAAGGATAAATTGTTATTCGATTCCATTTTATTGGGCTACCGTTTTTGTTTTTGATAAGAATCCTATTATTAAATCTTTCTTTGATTTGATTAGTTATATTAAATCAAACTGGTTTTATTTTAGAGTTTTATACAGCATAGAAAATGCAATGTATAGGAATGATATAGCATTTAGTATTGCTATACATTTAATGAATGGAAAAACCAACGGGGAGTTCGTTACTGATTTACCTGGACAAATGTTTTACACAATTGATAAAGATATACTATTAGATATTAATGATCAAAAGATGCAATTTCTAGTTGAAAAAGAAAAACATCTAGGCGAATATATAGCAGCAAAAATTGAAGATACTGATGTGCATGTTATGAACAAATCTAGCATTATACGTTATATAGATGGAGGTTATGGTGTCTAAAGGATTTCTAGTTCTTGCACAAAACTCAGAAGGTATTGATTATATTAAACAGGCCTATGCATTAGCCCTTAGTATAAAAATAAGTCAGTCAACGGTTACTGATATTAGCCTAGTTACTAACGATCCTGTGCCTAAAAAGTACCAAAAATTATTTGATCAAATTATTCCTATACCATTCCGTGACGATGCAGTTAATACTAAATGGAAGGTAGAGAATCGTTGGAAATTATTTCATGCTAGTCCGTATCATGAAACTATTGTTCTAGATACAGATATGTTACTGCTAGAAGATATCAATGGCTGGTGGGAATATTGTAGCAATCATGATTTATCCTTTTGTAGTCGTATTAAAAACTATAAATTAGAAACAATAAATGATACAGTATATCGCAAAGCATTTCGTTCAAATAATCTAACTAATCCATATTTTGCATTACATTATTTTAAGAAAAGTCAACTGGCATTAGAGTTTTATAAAGTATTAGAATTTGTCTGTAATAATTGGGAATGGTCATGGACTAAGTTTGCTCCTGTGGATTATCAAAATTGGTTAAGTATGGATTTAGCTTCGGCAGTCGCAATAGAAATAATGGGTGGGCATCAGCATATTATAGACGAATCTAGCCCGTTAGAATTTATACATATGAAACCTGCTATACAAGGTTGGCAACCATTGCCAGCGACTTGGCAAGATACTGTACCGTTTGTTTTAAATACCAAGGGTAATTTAATAGTAGGCAATATTAAACAGACTAAATTATTTCACTATGTAGAGAAAGATTTTTTAAGTAAAGAAATAGTTACAAGATTAGAGAATACATTAGATGGCAAAAAGAAAAAATAAAGTCGAACCGATAAAATTTTATCTACACTACGATAAAAAATCTGGTGGAATTCTCTGTGTCGGAAATGCAAAGAATCCTACCTTTCAACATTATATTGAAATTACACGTGAGGATGCCGATCCGTTTATTTCAGGTGAATATAAGTTTGGTGATTATCTAGTTGGTAATAAGCGTACGGCTGATGGAAAGACTGAGTTTGCGATTGTGCAGAAAACAGATCAAGGGTATGCTTTCAAAAATAATCTATTCGAGTGGATCACAGAAAAGAAAGCAAAAACAGATTGCACTGTTGAATGGAATAGCCCAGATCAAGCATGGTATATTAGTTTGGATCCTGTATATAAAAAATTTATTAATGACAATTTGATTATTTCAACTGTGATATTTTTTGTAACACTGGAAACAGACTTTGATTTTTTAATTAGAACAATCCCATTAGATGTGCAACTGCTAGTAAATAATGATAAAATAAAAGTACCATTTGAAAGTAAATTAGAACAAGACATAACTAAGATTTCAATTAGCTCAAAGATAGCTTTTAGAAGCTATAAATTAAGGATAGTAAATGAGTGATCCAATTAAAATTATAGAACAAGACATTATATTTCTAAGTTATGATGAACCAAATGCTGAGAAAAATTATGCAGATTTATTATCAAAAGCACCCTGGGCTAAACGTGTTCACGGAGTTAAAGGCAGTGATGCCGCACATAAAGCCTGTGCCGCACTTAGCGAAACTGAATACTTTGTCACTGTAGATGCTGATAATATTGTAGATCCTAAATTTTTAGAAGTTAATATAGACTTAGATGCACTGGGATTAACCAGTGAAAATGTTTTTAGTTGGTGCGGCCGTGTTCATGTTAACGGACTCATGTACGGCAATGGTGGTTTAAAACTTTGGACTCGTAAGTTTGTAAATGAAATGCGAACCCATGAAAATTCAGATCCCTCTGACACTAAGGGTCTAGTTGAGTTTTGTTTTGATGATCGATACTATCAGTTTAATGAAAATTATAGTGAAAGTTATACTAATGCTACTCCATTCCAAGCATGGAGGGCAGGGTTCCGTGAAGGTGTAAAAATGTCATTAGATCAAGGTGCCAAGGTAAAAGATCTTAAAACTATTTGGTGGCAAAATTATCATAGACTCCTAGTATGGTGTTCAGTTGGCACTGATGTAGAAAATGGGTTTTATAGTATGTTAGGAGCACGTGAAGGTGCATACTTAACTAACTGCACGGATTGGGACTATGCTAATGTTCGCGATTTTGAATATTTAACAACCTACTGGAATGATAATCATAAACAGAAAGACGTAGACGCACAAATCGACTTATGTAAATTTTATGGACGAGAACTTATCAAGAACTCTAAGTTAGAAATATCGGATCTCGACCCAGATAGTAGTAAGTTTTTTAAAACAGTATATCAAAATACTCCGAGGATAATTCGTCGTGTATGATATTATATTTCTTTGCTCTGATACAGATCACTCGCGTGCTGCCTTTTCTAAGCTACAAGAAAGATTTCCATTAATTAAACGTGTCATAATTACAGATAATATTCGTACAGCATTTGATCAGGCAGTTAAAAAAGCATTTACAAAAATGTTTTGGGTGGTGTGGGATAATTTAGAAATACTAGACAGTTTTAATTTTGAATACAAAGTTCCCGAATGGGACCAGGAATTTATTCATGTATTTCGAAACGGCAAGTACTACGACGGAGTATGCCTAGTTCCAAAATTAAATAAAATAACTAATAGAGAATTAGACTACAGATTTTTTATCAACAAAAAAGAAGTAGATATACTAGCAAGTATACCAAAGCCCTATAATATTTTTTATGTTAGTACATTTGAAGAATATCAAACAGCACTAGCTAGTTCTAAAACTAATATGTTTTGGGTTGTATGGAATGATTTAATAGTATCTAGCTCTTTTAATTTTGATTATCAAGTGCCGTATTATGATCAAACAGTAGTACACGTGTTTCGCAATGGCGAATATTATGACGGTATATGCTTAGTTCCAAAAAAACATAAAATAACTAGTAGAGAAATAAACAATCGATTTTTTATAAACAAAAAAGAAATAGATATTATAGCTAGCGATCCTAATCTATTTGATATTGTTTTTATCTCATATTATGAAGAGTTTGCTGATAGCAACTTTGAAAAATTAAAATCTAGATCACCCCACAGAAATATTCACAGAATTAACGGGGTAGTGGGAATACATAATGCTCATATTGAAGCTGCTAAATTATCTACTACTAATATGTTTTGGGTAGTCGATGCAGATGCAGAACTAGTTGAAGACTTTGATTTCAATTATCAAGTTCCGTACTATGATCAAAATATGGTACATGTTTGGCGCAGCCGAAATCCTATTAACAATTTAGAATACGGATACGGTGGTGTTAAGTTATTTCCAAAACAGCTTACTATTGATATGAATACAAGCACGATGGATATGACTATGAATATTAGTAATAAATTTAAAGTAGTTGATACTGTAAGTAATATTACTGCATTTAATACAAGTTCATTTAGTACGTGGCGCAGTGCATTTAGAGAGTGTTGTAAATTGGCAGTAATTAATAACGAAGAAGCATTGTCTCGATTAGATGCATGGTGCCAATTAAATGAAGATGTGCCATATGGTGCTCATGCATATATGGGTGCTATTCAAGGCAGAGAATACGGTGAAAGAAATGCCACTGATCCAGTGGCACTTTCTAAAATAAATGATTTTACTTGGCTAAAAGATCAGTGGTCATTGGAAAGATCTCAGCAATAACTTTTGCACAGGCAATAGCAACTTCTTGATGTTCCTTTTGTGTGCCATTAGCTGAACGTAGCTCAATAAAGTGTATCCAGCTACGCAGTGTACCATTCATATATAAACGACTTTCAATTAAGCCTTCTGGCAATACAGCACGTGCTTGCTCTTTAGCAATACCAGCACTAATAGCCCATTCATATGCATTTAATGATTCTCTAGTAACTCGTTTCTGCATTTCTTCCCATTGCGTAGCAAGGAATCGATCTGCATCATTCGTTAAGTCTAGCTCTACGGAGTTTTGTCTATTTTTGAGATCTTGTCTTCTCGCATCTCGCAGTACAAACGACAAGTCTTTAGTAGGGTCAGCATATCGCTGACTGAACTCTTGGAAACTGAAGCTTCTATGTCTAAGGATTTGTCTTGCAATATCTCTTGTTGTGGTGATTTCAATACAGGCTGAGACCATTTCGAGTGGGCTCCAGTGCTGGTGTTTGATGAGGTATTGGATGAGTTTTGCTGATGTTTCGGTGTTAAGTTGATTGCTGGGATTGCTGACACGGGCGCAATACGCAATGAGTTCCTGCGCATCTTGGATGCCCAAATCTGCAAATTCCTGTGTGGGTTGGGAGTAACTGAGTAATCGAACATTCATTTATAACTTTCTTTTCTTTAAAAATTGTTGTGTGCTTTGTTCGACATGCTTTTTAAGTAAATCTGTGTCTAATTTAAAATCAATATCTTCGATACTAGATTCATAACTTCTACAAAGTTCACTTAAGGTCTTTTCAAAGGTAGCCCACCCTTCTTTACGAGCAGCGGCTGTTATTTTAATTTCCCAAGTTTTGCCATCCTTAAAATTAACCAGAACGGTATGGAGATACCTAAGAGGCATCACATTTAAATGAACCTCACCAAATATTTCTGGCCAATGTTTTATGACATCCTCGGGAAGATTTTTTCCCTTAGATGTCATTATCAAGCAGCGTCTTTAGATTTCTTCTTAACTGTAGGAACTAATTCTTCAGCTTTTCTACGGAACTCTGCCGCTTGTTTAGCTAATTTGTCAGCTTGACTACGATATTGTTTTGCTCTTGATTCTGGAGTAGCAGTTGGGCTATCTGGGATATCAAGATCAATTGACTCATTAATACTTGAGCTAGTTGTTTTAGATGTATCACTTTCAGCAGCCGCTGGTTCGCCGAGATCACGTGTACGTGCTTCTGTAGCTTTTGCTTGACGTTTTAATTCAGCTTCGCTTGGCTTAACTGATAGTTCGTCTACTGGAACACCGCGTTGCTCAGCAATAATCTGATTCAATTCGCTTAACAATACAGTTACTCCGGGACTTGGCAACATTTCAACATCAGCTGTAGGTAGTTTTACTAGTTTACCTTGACTATGGAATGCATGTAGCATATTGTAGCCATCTGGAGTTTGTGTACGATCCATTGCTTCAGCAAATTCGTTTGCTTCTTGACCAGCATTGCTTTCAACAGCACTAATAAGAGCATTGTGATAACTATCGCTTAGTCCTTCTGTTAGTACTACTAATGCGTGATGCGCATCACCAGGTAGTGTTCTATAGGCAACGACTACTCGTTTGCCTGTTGATTTAATTCTACCTACATGTTTTAATGTAGCCATTTTATTGTCCTTGTGCGGCCTTCGCTGCTTCTGCTTGTTTCTGTACTTCAGCTAGGAACGCTTCTAATTTTTCATAAGTTTGTCCAACTACTTTCATTTCTTTTGGTTGGAATGCACCACGTGAACTAGCGATATCGATAATAACTTTCATTGCGTTAAGATCGTTAATTGTTAATTCATTTGGATTTGGCTGTTGAGCTTGTGCTTCTGGAGCAGCCGTTTGTTGTTCTTGTGTATCTACTGTATCTGACATAGTATCTCCTTAATATGTACGTATATAATTATCTCTGTTGTAAAACTGGACAGGCAAGATTGAAGAAGCTAAGTTCTTTTTCACTTTCAAAACCGACTCTAGTAGTGTATACTATTACGTTATTGTGATCTAGCATTAAAAACTGCCCTATGTAATACCTATTATTTAAATTTTTACTGATCCAATCATCGATCATTTTGATATAATTTGGAGTATATTTTTCTAAGATTATGTACTTAAAATGCGGGGCTGCAAATTCTACTCTTCGTAAATCAAAGTAATTTAAAGGATTAGGTTTACTATTCTTTAACGCCATTATGCAGTTTCTTTAACACCTTCGTAATAGGCATATTCGCCCCAAGGCGGAACAATACTGTTACTACCGTGAATAATAAACAATGTTTCGCAATAGTTTTCATCACCCCAAGAGCCGCAAGGATAGCCATCTGTAAACATGATAAACTTTTTAGGTTGAATATCATTTTCCTTCATGTATTCCCAATTGGCGTCAAAGTCAGTGCCGCCGCCACCCATAACTTCGTAGTTGTCAAATTCATCAGCAGTGTAGCCGTCGAAATTTGCTTCGTTATAAACCTGAGTATCAAAGCACCATAACTTAAGATTGAAATCTTTATACTCTTGCATAATGCCTTTGACTTCTCCGATAAAGTCTTTGGCCTGAGTATCGCCGATACTGCCTGACATATCAATGCCTACACAGATATCGATAGTAGTGTCAAATTGTGTACCGGGCAAAATTGCGTTCATATGCCAACCTTTACGATTAGGGCGCATAAATGAATAATCATTTTTAATGATACTTTGGATCTGTTGGCGCAACAATTGACGCCAATTCATTTTTGGTTCTGTTAGTTCTTTAATCATTCGTTGTACACTTGCTGGTACATTACCTGCACCTGCGGCCTGTGCAGCCTGCATAGTAGCTTCACGAATTTCATCACGGATTTGTTTTAATTCTTCTTTAGAATATTTAGGTCTATTACCTTGCCCATTATTACCATCATTGCCGTCATCACCCCAATCGATGTGTTCGTCGATAAGTTGGCCCAATGCTTCTAATTCTTGCTCATCCATCTTTTCAAAGATATCATCATAAACTTGTTCGGCACCCCAACCATAGTATTTGGTATCATGGAACATTTTAATTTCTGGAATAGTCTCACCGATACGATCACGGACCAATTGTCCATTTACACAATAGTCAGCGGCAATATTAAAAATTTTAGGATCACGTCCTTCCCGACGTGTCATGTGATCAAATACATTGTGCATAATTTCGTGTGCAATAACGAATTCGATTTGTTTAGTAGTTAATTTTTCAAAGAATGGACGGCTAAAATAGATAGCACGCCCGTCGGTTGCGGCTGTTGTAAGCCAATCGGAGCCTTCTTTAATTTGTAAACGTGTCGCCATGTTGCCAAAGAAAGGATGACGTAGCAATAGCCCTACACGAGCTACAATAATTTTATCTATAATTGGATCTGTATGCGACATTTCTGCTCCTGTTTGTTCACTATAGTATATATTATAACACCTCCCGAAGGAGGTGTCAATCGGCACAAAACCAAATTATTTCTCAGTTGCGGCGCTGATGTATTTTCCAAATTTGCTGTGGAATTCATCAAAACAGCTAATTTCATCCGGATCCAATGGCAGTTTGTAGCTAGACAATGCCAATTTAGTACCCATGATAACTAATTCTGTTTCAAAGTTATCCATAATAAAACGGAAGAAGTTATTAACTTGATCATTCCAATTTTTAGCTTTCTTGTCGCAGGCTTCTTTTAATTCGTAACATAATGAAACGGTCAAAGAATACATTGCTGAAATTTCTTTAGTTTCCATTTTTTTAACCTTGCCGCTTAAAATATCACGCGGATCAGGCATCTTGCTTGCATGTTTACGATGTGCCATAAAACTAATTGCTAGACCTTCACCAACTGAACCCGACACTAAATCGGTTAGTGTTTCAACATCAGTGTCGTCATCGTGTAATAATTCGCTGACAAAGGACCATGAACGTGGAGTAGCAAAAGCACGCGAGCTAGATTTTGGATCAAAATCGTAAAGTGATTTTTTGGAAAAAGTTAAGTAACCGACAACATCCTTATGGATTTTATTTTCAACTGCCCATTCAAAGTAGTCATCCCAATTAACTTGCATTTCTAAGTGTACAAAACGATTAGCCAACGGAGCAGGCATGCGATAGGTAACACCTTTGTCAGTTTCACGGTTACCAGCCGCAACAATTACAACATTATTTGGTAATGAATAAGTGCCAACACGGCGATTCAAAACTAACTGATAAGCTGCCGCTTGTACTGACGGAGCCGCAGAGTTCATTTCATCTAAGAAAAGAATAATCTGTTTGTGCTGTTTGGCAAACTCTGCACTTGGCAATTCTGAAGGAGGGGCCCAACGCATAGTACCATCATTTGAATCAAAATATGGAATACCTTTGATATCAGTAGGTTCCCAAAGTGACAAACGAACGTCAATTACATGAGCTTCTAATTCTGTGCCTAGTTGTTTGACAATATCGGATTTGCCAATACCTGGAGGACCCCAGAGGAAGATTGGACGTTGATTTTTAAAAGCCTTACGCAATGATTTTTTAGCACCGCTAGGGCCTACTAAACGGCTGTATACTTCGCTCATATAATACCTTTCTATTTACGGGGTTAATTTACTACGCTATGTAATTATTATACTATCAACTAGCGATAAAGTCAATTCTTTTTTAAAGATTCTGAATCTTTTTCACGCTCGTTTATAGCCTTAATCAAGCCAAATTTGCGAATATCGTCAGAAAACAACATCAGTTCAAAACTTTTTCGTTCGGAAAAAACTGTGATACTCAATGGTGTTAGATAGTATGGGCAGTCGATATATTTTTCCAAAAATATAATAGTCTGAGGACTCAGCTCAATTGGTTCGGTAAATGGGATTTCGTAGGACTGTATTTCTAAAATATCGATTAAAAAGTCAAAACCGTCATCGCTTAGTCGTAATGCAGTTTGTTTATTTGCTCGATTTGATTGCCACCATTGACGAGAATAAAGATTTATATTAGCTTCGTCAACACTCTTGCCCCATTGTTGTAAAAATATTTTAGTCAGGGCATCACGGGTTATCATTTTATGATAGTGCCCTGCGTCAGCATAACAACTTGGAAATCTCCGGTTCCAAATGTTAAGTTCAATTTTTTAGCCAAATTATGTGCATGACCGGGATTTGAAAAAGATACTTTTTTATATTTAGGGCCTGGGTAACTTGTGAGGCTATTAAAGCTCTTTAAATTAAAAGGTTCATTTTTATAGAATACTGCCCAGATAGCTTCTGCTTCTAGGATTTGTTCTGCTTTGTAGGTCTTTTTATTAACGTTTTCTAATAATACACGTGGCTTAGGTCTACTCATATGAGGCTCCAATTAACTACGTATATTTATCACTATTTGTCGTTAAAGTCTCCGCCGTCCATAGTAACTGATACTACATCAGTATCAATGCTGTTTTTCAGTTGATTATACATTGTTTCATAATCTTGATTCATCTTGTCCATCATTTCAGCTAGTGCTAGAGTTAATAATCTGGCCTTTTGTATGTCTATACTGATAACCTTACCCTGGCTCAATTCGGCAGCCCGAACTTGCTGTATAAATTGAGTTACCGGAGAAAGATTAATCTGATTTTGCATTACTTAATACCATTTTCATTTCAAACTCTGACTTAAATGGTCCTTTATATGGATACCGTTGCAGTGTAATATATTTAGGACAAAAACTCTTGACCCAACCTTTATCAAATTTAATTGTATAATAGCCTGCACAATAGCTACTCTTGCTTTGATTGCTTTTAGTAAACAACGGCAATCGTTTTTGAACATCATAGACTGAATTGTATGGGCGGCAGCTAGTAGGATAGTCATAGCACTCATTTGGTTCTGCTTGAGTAACTTTAATTTTATCGCTAGTTAGGAAAAAGTCTTTACCAAACTGTTTAGTAAGATCATCTTTACGGTTAAACATTACTTCACCGTTGGTACTTGATAGTACAAACTTGTTGTTTTCTTTTTTGTGTAGTGTTGCGATTTTAGAGCCGTCTTGCTCTACAATCCAAAACTTACCATCCACAATAGGCTTGGCGTGTATTTCTGTCATATTATTCTCCTTGTATTACTAAGCCCCTAAGGCACTATAGTAATGTATGTATTTATCTCGTATTTTGTTGGCAATACTTTGCACGATTAGCACACCCTTCTTCGGTGTCTGGATCATAATCAATCCAGCTAAACTCTGTGCCATCACATTCAGGACAATGATCGTTGTAGTCATCGTCGGTCCTGCGTTCTTCACTCATTCCTACCCAGCCACACTCTTTATTGTCGCATGCGATACCGGGTGGCTCTGGCGGCTGATTAGACCAATCTGTAGTGTCCCAGTTGTACCCTTGCCAGGTCTGTACTCCGGATTGTGGTTTGAACTTACCGTATTCCCACTCGCCAAACTCTTTGCCATCCCAATACAAGCTACCGTATGTAGTACCAAAGTTTGACCATACAGCATTGTAGTATCCGGGATATACTGGCTTGTGTTTTGCAAACTCAAACTTAGGCGACTTTTCCCAATCGCTCGGACTTGAACCATATTCTGGATGACCCCAATCTTTTTCTTCTGGGGCATAGCGTGTCCACGTGCTATCCTTACCTACAAGATACATATCAAAGTCTGAACTCTTGCCATCTGTGCTACCACCCCAGTTGTCGATATCTTCACCGTCATAGGTAACACCGTAGACCAATTCTTCACCGTCGATTTCTTCGTATTGTAAAACTAGCTTGCGGATATCAAACGGTTGTTTGAGCTCAATCTCGCCCTCGAAGAATGTACCTTTTTCGTTTGAGCTACCAACAAACACTACTTCACCTTCGGCGGCTTCGCCGATCCATGCTTCATTAGTACAATCAAATTCCGGACTTTCGTCGTCTACATTATCACCACTAAAATTATCAAGCGGTGTTTCGACGATAGAATTATCATTTTCATCTTCAATTTGTAGTGTACCAGCACTACGTGAAACACCATTTGAGTGCGCCATACCATCACATTCGTACCAGCTTCCTGGAGGAAATGGCAACAGATCTTCATCGAGATCCATGTCTTCGACCGCCTCTGAATTCCAGGCAATGTCTTGCAAGTCTACTTGGTTATTCATACAGTAGTCCCAGACTTCGCGTGGCACACGACCCATGACCTTTTCACCACCGTAGCCCCACATACTAATTTTGTATGTGCGTGGAGTGAACTTTAAAATTTCTATTAGTTCTTGTTTTTCTTCTTTAGTAGCCATTATTTTTTTCCATATTTGCAATTACATTCTTTGCGACCTTGCATACATCCGCCATTACAACCATTATATGCACCTTTGATAAAACACCAGATGAATACAACAGCCAATGCCCATATTATAAACAACGATAGATATATCATATTCAAGTTCCTGAAAATCCTAAAAATGGTTCTTCTTCACGCCTTAATACTTCTATATACTCTGTGTGTAGTATAGCAGTTGTTTTGTTTAATTCAGTAGTCTTATGGCTAGATATAAGTTGTTCAATTTCTTCATCTGACAATGGAACATTCTTATTGCCCATAGGATAACCTAATTGTATTAGCCAACCAAACCAATTTGCTCCGGAAAAAATTGCACCTTTGCCAACCATCGGTAATGGATAATTGTTTGCTAATTTTTCTTCAAAGATTTTTTGAGTATCGGATTTAAATCTAGTTTCTTTAACCCAATTCCAGAAAGGTATATCTTTTTCGCTAATAGAATAATGCATACTTACAAAATCAACTGCTTCTTCGAAAAACATTGCTAGTTTTGAATTAAACATGTCAGCATCTTTTTCTGTGTAATAATCTAAGTCCAATCTTGCAATCATTTCATATATGCCGCTAACAATTAATGCAACACCAGTACTTTCTAATGGTTCGATAAATCCTGCACTTAGTCCAACACTAACAACATTACCGTGCCACATATTTCGATTATAAAATGGAGTCCAGTTGATTACTTTAAGATTTTCGGGAGATATTCTGTTATCCCAATACTTACAGAAATATTCTTTTGCTTCTTCTACACTAGTGATATCTCTGTTAAACACCAGTCCGGAACCGATACGTGTCTGTACAGGGATATTCCAAATCCACCCGTGATCAACAGCTTCACTAACAACATACGGATTCATCTCTGTTGCTTTGTCAATATACGGAATATGACCAGCAACCGCAGTATTACACCATAAACGATTTTCAAATGTCACACGATCAGGTGCTTCGTTTAACATACCTTTAAATCCTGTGCAATCAACAAACAAATCTGCGGTTATTTCTTGCCCGTCTTTTAAAACTAATTTAGATATTTCTTTATTATCTCTTTGTATATCAACTACTTCTGATTTAATTAATGATACTTTGCGAATGTTTACAATTTTCTTTTGTATAAAAGAAACTAATTTACCGCAGTCAATATGGTAAGCATAGTTAAGCAAGGTATCACGGTCGACCTTCTTAAGATTAACAGACACATCATACAATGCTAATGCGGTAGTTTTAAGATCTAGATTTTGATGTTTTGACCATAAATCTAAATTTGAAATATTGATATTAGTATATTGGGGGAACATGAATGGATGCCATACATCTGTGCCATCGTTAGTCCAACCTGGAAATAATATCCCTGATTTAAAAGTTGCATCAATTTCAAAAAACCAGTCCTCTATATTAAATCCAGCTTTAGACATGCTATCAGCAAATCCCAATAAGGTTCCTTCGCCAACCCCTACAGGAGTACCTACCTCTTTATCAATCACTATAATCTCATAGTGAGGTTTTTGAAATGATAAACATGCGGCAGTCAACCATGAACTAGTGCCGCCACCTACAATTACTACTTTCTTTACACCACGTGCTTTAATCAATTACTACCTCTCTGTTGTATTTGGCCTGTAACGGTTCTGCATATTGTTGGACATTGTCTGCAATCTTTTTCATGTCCCATGCATTACAAAACTTTAGCATACGAATACCTACTTGTGTTATATCTTTAGGTTTTGCACCTGCTTCAATCGTCTCTTTAATTAAAACTTTAATATCATCAGGTTGTGCTGTTAGATCACATAACTGTACATTACGTTGATAATCTTCTAAGACACGATGTTCTACACCATTGTGATCTACCCAACGCTGAAGCATTAGATTATTCCAATTATATCCTTTAGTCTTACGATCAGCAAACGCCTCCATCAACCCAACTTTGTTTTTAGAACCTTTAGTACGCACACCTGGATACGCCGAGAAGACATTATCACTGGTATCACCACGCATGCATTTTTCGAATAGCATCCATTCTGGATCTTGTGCTGGCTTGGGCTCGCCTGTTTTTTTATCTTTAACAGGTTTACCTTTAGCATCAAAGATACCTTCGTGTGTAATATGTAAATCACCCACACCGTTATATTGGCTCACATTAGGGCTGATTAGTTGTGCGAAGTCACCATCTGTTGAAATGATAACATGCTTTGCATCTGGATGTGCCTGTACCCAACCTGCAATTAAATCATCTGCTTCTAGTTGTTTATGTTGTAGTACTGTACAATTAGTTTTTTCACTAATAAAGTCTTTAAATTGATCAAATGCTTCCCAAAACAATTTATCTTCTTCTTGCTGTTTAACTGTCATAGCATCGCGAGTTTCTTGACGATTTGCCTTGTAAGGTTTGTAATAGTCCTTACGCCAACTACGACCTTCTAAGCAAAACACCACATGAGTACCGCCAAAGTCCTGCCATGCTTTCTTAATACTGTTAAATGTAATGTGGAATGCCATACCTAACTTAATATCGGCATCGCCTTGTACTACGTGTCTAGCACGGAAAAATGTATTAGCTGTATCAACTAAAATGTATGTCATATTAACTTTCTGCGGTGAGTTGATTATAAATGCTAGTATTCATGAACGGAATTGATTCAACTCCGAAACCATGTTGTTTTGTTGGCTTAATTCTTAAATCAAACGCTATACTTACGCGAGGTTCATCGCCTTGGTACACACTACTGTAATGAGGTAAGCAACTTGGAAACATAGAAATACCGCCTTTGATATTATCTCTGATAAAAGAAGATCTATCATCATAAGGTGATATAAATGCATTATATGTGTCATAGGTATCTAGATGCATATTGCCACTTAGATACGATTCATGATCAGCGCCGTGAGCATGTTGTTTAATATCTTGACCCTTTCTAGCGACATTAAACCAAGAAACAATATATGATTCTCTTGGACTAGCATTTTCTTCTGTAATAAAATCAATGTAAGATTTTCTAATAAACTCTAATAGATCTATAATTTCTGGAATTTCTTTTTCAAACCAAAATAGACTATATAATCCATGTCTACTAGTAACACTATCTTTTCCTAAGGCTGCTCCGCCATCGTGATGATATGGATATGCAGTAATAAAATCTTGTTCTTTTTCAAGTAGCCAATTTCTAATCTTGTCTATTTTTTCAATATCAGCCCATTGACTAGTATAGATGGGAAAATTCCAACTGGGAGTAAACTCTGTTGTAGGATACAAACTCCTAATACGATTTATCATTCGTAATAATCCATATCTGCGGCATAAACAAAACGATATTCATCGGAATTGGTAATTCCGGACCTATGCCACATTTTACTAGGATATATGTGCCAAGTCAAGTCTTTTGGCCTTACAAAGAAGGTTTTAGTTGGTAATTGGGCTCTTACATTTTCACTAGTTTCACTAAATTCAGTACCGCATAGTTCTCTATCAACAATATCATCTGGTATATGTAAATAGAAAATGCCGCTCAATTTACCCCAGGGTTCATCGTAATGATGCTTGTGCCAAAGATTGTCACGATCAGGTTCATCGCTTTTCTTAGTCATAAACACCCAACTATTGATGCCTTTAATCTTTACTTCCTTACCCAAATACATAAAGCAACTATAGATAAAACTTTGGCGCATTTTTAAGAATACTTTTTCATCTCGCCCAAACAAATTTTCTTTAGTTTGATATTTTGGGCTATTTTCAAAATAAAGACCGCTGTCAATAATGCTTTTAGAAATCTGCATTATTTCTTGAGTATCAGCTTTGGTAATTAATGAACTAAAATTATATGTATCGATATACTCATTCGAATCTATAACTTTATAGGTCATGATATTTCCGATTTGGTATTACTGATCTTAGATACATTAATATATCCAGAAGTAGATCTATTAGGATCCATTCCTTCTTCTGCTAACATATTTCTTGCTAGATCTCTAAACCAACGATCTACAATTTGCTCTGGCGGATCTGCTTCATAGCCATATCCGGAAGCAATCAATTCTTGAACAAAGATATCATTCCAATCTAACTCAAAAAATCCATTACGAATATTATCTTTGTTAATATGTGTGTCTAACACAGATACCCACGGCTCTCCTCGAGCAGTAGCACGATCCTTTGGATCCATTTTGGCTTGTTCTTCTTTGGTTTGAGCTATCACTGTTTCAGCGACTGCTTTGTCTCTAGCCTGTTGTAATAATTCTTTTTCAGCTTCTAACGCACTAATACCTAGCCATCTTCTTAATAATTTTTTCATTAGGTTCCCCACTCATTTTTAAATAATGGGACTTGTAAACGATCACTGTAACGCAAGCCCATCTTCATAGCCAATTCTGCAACACGACGATTATTGAGACTATACACACTTTCAACGCCACCGACTGGCATTAAGTATACAGGCCCAGTGAATCCATTTTCTCTATAAATGTCTGCTGTTTCTAATGCTTCTTCAGCATCATCTTCTGTAGCAACTACAAATTTGAGATATGTAAATCCTACTTCCTGATACTCATTAACGACTTCGGGTTTAATAGCATCGCTAGCAAGCTCACCGCTTGAACTTAATTTAGCACTGACGCTAAATGTAATTTGTTTAAAGTTATGATCGCGTAAAGTCCAATCCAACAAATATTCTTTAAAATCATCAGTTAATTTTTGAGTACCATTTGTTTCAAATGTAATATCACGCAATGGTTTCATATAAGTATGATCTAACAAATCAGGATAAGCACGTTGCCAACCTAGCAGAGGTTCACCGCCTGTGATAACCAAGTGTTCATCTACCCAACCTTTATATGGAAGTATCTCCATAATGCGATCAACAATTCCATCGCTTTCTATCATCGGGCTAAGATCTTTAAATCTAGGATCCCATGATGCATAACTATCACACCCTGTACTCACTAGTGGAAGTTCATTGTACGTTTTAAAATTTATTGGGTCTACTTTTAAGTATTCCTCACTTAATTCGCCTTTGGGCATACCAAATCCCCTACAAGAAAAATTGCAGCCAAAAGTTCTAAGGAACACGCTGGGTACACCCATAAAGCGTCCTTCACCTTGTATACTATAAAACAATTCTGCTACTTTAAGTTTACTCATATCTTAATCCACGGTTTATCATTGCCTGCCCAGTCTTGTATGTTACTACTCCACGACATTAGTTTGTTATATGTTGGATACAACCATGCCCAATCAAACAACTGCATTGGAAAACTAATCCAATGCCCTAAGTAGTATAACATCTCGCTGGCTATTCTAGCAAGTATTTTTTTCATTTAGAGTGTTTTAATTTCCAAATTGTTTCTTTGGCTTCTTCTAAATCTTTTTTAAGACTAGTATTTAGGTTTTCAGCCACAGCTAAATTTGCTCTAAGTTTATCGTCCAATACAACATCTTTTGGTGTTTGACTAAGATTGTAGCCTGCTAACATTCCTAGGAAGAAGCATAAAATAGAAATAATCATGCCGAGTCTCTCTGTCCGTCTAACCAATTGTTGACCTGTTGTTCTGCTTCTTCTTGAGTCAATGCCGGTACAAGTATTTCTGCGGGCATTCCCATTGAGTGATTGATAGTATATGGAAATGGACGGCCATCAAAGACAATATTTTCCATATCACGAAATACTATAAATTCTTGCATATTTTTAGCTCGATTAATTAGTTGATCTGCTAGTTCTTTTGCGTTCATCATCTTGGGGCAAAGTCCTGTTGAAGTTTGATATTGTCCATGAACTCTTTCTTGGTTCCTGGGTCTGTGTTGAATGCACCTTTGAGCACAGTGGTCTGTGTCAGACTCGAATGCGCCATGATGCCACGATTTTCACAGCAACCATGCGTGGCCTGAATATACACGCCCACATGCTCTGAATCAGTTGCCCGCATTATTTCTCGGGCGATGTCGTTACAGAGTTCTTCTTGAAGAGTGCCACGACGAGCACACCACTGAGCAATCCTAGTATATTTAGACAAGCCAATAAGTTTATTGGCTGCAATAATTCCGATGTATGCAACACCACTAACAGGTTGATGGTGATGGCTACACATAGAACGCAACTCGCTACGAACAACAAGCATACCTTCATATCTATCTTGGCTATCATTTGGAAAAGCTGTGCAATCTGGTGCTGGATCATATCGACCTCCCATAATTTCGTTAAAATACATCTTGGCCAAGCGTCGTGCTGTGCCTTGTGAGTTTGGATCTGTTTCTCTATCAATCAAGAGTGCGTCTAACACTCCTTCAAAGGCTTTAGTTGCATTAGCAATTAGTTCATCTCTATGCCCAACTACATATTCACTAATATTGTCTCCGGCCCAAAAGCGTTTCTTATCACGCTTCATATTGAAACGGATAGCATCAGCAAGATTTGCTTCTTCATATCCTTTATCGCCCATGTTCATGGCAGCATCCTCGTATCCTGGATGATATGGTGCTTCTTTAACTAGATCAGGATTATTTTCTAATACTGCTTTTAAGTCTTCTGTTGTAAATGTTGTCAAATCTGTTCTCCGAGTTATAGACGTGGATGTCTATATGTTATTATATAGGTTTATTTAGGTCGCTGTCAACAATAATGATTGTATTCCGTAGATTATTAAGCCCAATGCACCGCCTAGTATAGCCAAACTAATCCACATGATTACAAGTACTCTGGTATCGCTTTTCATTTTCTGGCATTTAGCTTACGACAACCTTCTTTAACTTGTACAGGATAGTCTGGGCTAATTTCAGCTATTGAGCAATCATACTTAACAGTAACATGAGGATGGGTATAATTCCAATAAAGGGCAAAACCGAATCCAATGATGCCTATGATAGCAACAACAAAGGTTTCTAATTTTTCTCTGATACTAGTATTTTGCATAATGTTGCGTCCTTTTCTGATTTAAAATAAAAATCCATGTAATCTGCTGTAGGATGGCTGGTAAATCGGTCACCGGGCAATCCAAATACTTCCATAATATCGGCACATGCTTCATTCCACCAATAGCTAGATTGACCAGTCCAGGGTAATCTAACTACATGAACATATCCCTCATCTCGAGCAGGTATGCGACTATCCCAATTTTGATGTTTTTTACTTAATCTCATCTTCTGGTCCTTTAAACATCCACCATCCGGTAATAATCATTTTTTCTTCAGTTGGTGCAACTACGCCTCTGTGCATATGAGTCCAGTCAACCGGCCAAATTAGGGTCAATCCTTTTTCTGCCTTAGTTATAATCTTTTGATGATAGAATTCAGTACCACCGCCATCTTCGACATCGTTTAAGTATGTCATGTATACTAGATGACGAAATAGTGATGGTACATCACCTGCACGTTCGCAATGCCATTGATCGTACCATTTGCCTGGAGCATAGTGTTGTACTTTGATACCTTGAGGCAATCCCCACATGACTACCTTTTCATAACTCCACCGGAACTCTTTTTTATATTCTTCAATAACTTCAAACAGGGCGTTTGTATATGAATCACAAGTTTCCTTACTAAACTCTTCTAGATTAATATCAGTATACTGCATTACACCACTTCTAAAGTTGTGTATTTTAGATTCAGATACTATACGATCGCATATCTCTGGATCTATGTAATATCCACGAATAAAATCGTTAGTTTTGTTTATAACATGTTCTTTCATCGTTGAAACGTCCACCATCCTGTAATAATATATTTTTCTTCTGTAGCCGAAGGAACTCCTCGGTGTGTATGAGTCCAATCAACAGGCCAAATTAGGGTCAATCCTTTTTCTGGTTTAACCTTTATCTGTTGATGATAAAATTCAGTACCACCTTCGTCTTCAATCGTATTTAGATATGTCATATAGACTAAATGTCTTGATGTGGAAACAGGATCCCCACTACTTTCGCAATGCCATATTCTAAATGCTTGCCCTGGAGTATAGTATTGTACTTTCATTCCGGGAGGTAAGCCCCACATATCTATAATTTCATAAGAAAATTTAAACTCTTTCTTGTACTCTTCGATTACCTCAAACAGTGCTTCGACATATGGATCTCGGACAGCAGGGGTATAATCGTCTAATCGTCCACCTGTAAATTCTACAGCATTATTGATTAGTTGACCCTGCATAAAATCTTTCTTACGCAGATTGGATTCAGCTACAATGCGATCGCATATCTCCGGATCTATGTAATATCCGCGAATAAACGGACTAAGAGAGTTTAAATTATGGGCGGCGAGCACTCTGTAGGTCTCTTAACTCGTCTTTAAGATATTCAATATATTCGTTAAGAACTTCAGTTTTACGACTAGCATCACCTGTAGTACGTAATAGCTTTAAATCGTCTTCGACTTTTTTAATCTTTTCTTCAAGAGCTTGAGGAGTTAGTTCAGTCATTGCTCTTTTTCCTATTCAATCCAAATCGAAGTCCTGTAATACTACCGAATAACAAGAAGTACGCACACCATGTTTCTAAAGTATATGGTATATCCAATATTGGAAACAGTGTATTTAGACTCCAAATACCTGCTAGCGGTCCTAGTGTTATAGCGATTACAATTAATGTAACGCCTAAAATAAGTTTTAATAATGCTGAGGTCATTTCCACCATCCTTCATACGGGAAGTCAATCCATACTGGATCTTCTTCTTTGTTAATTTCTTCGCCACAAAAATCCATCTTAACATTACACTTGCTAGCTACATTATCGATGACTACTGCAAATCGAACATTCTGATTCCATACATGATTCCAACGTTCTTCCTTAGGCAAGCAGTTGGATTGCCAATCTTCTGTAATCCAATTAATAGTAGCACCTGTATCATTGATATCATCAACTACAAGTATTTTTTTGCTAAATGTAGGATCGTCACGTTTATCAATACCTTCACGCCAGTCCTCTGGTATATAGCCGAAAGCATCTTCAGCCATCCAAGAGTTTGATTCTGTTTCTGCATGATCACGCAGATTAACTCGTAAGGTCCACATGGGTATATCAAAATATTGACTAATCATAACAGCAGGAACCAGTCCACCTCGAGTAATACCCACAATATAATCTGGACGCCACTTGCTTAATTCGATTTCTCGACAAATATTTTGAACTAGTCCTCTATATTCGTCATTACTAATAGTACGTTTTTTCATTGTAAAAAAGTTGGAGTAAATTTTTGAACCTTAGAACGACTAGCAGAAATACTATCGACCATTTTGTTATAGTCGATTTCATCTAAACCAGTTTTATAAATGCTAAGGGCCTGCGCCATCATAATAGCAGCAACTTCCATACCACCATATTCTTCAACCATATGCGATGTTACATTTAACATCTCTTGATATAATTCTTCTAATCGATCAGTCATTTAATAGTCCTTCGCATAGTATTTTAATATCTTCCTTAGTCATGAAAAAGTTATAAGTTTGTGATGCTATAACTTTGCCGTCTTTTAAACTTTCTTGAATAAAATCAATACTGTGCAAACCTTTTGGTGCAAGAACTTCGTGCCGTGTAACACGTAGTCTATAATCTTCACGTTCTTTAACTACAAATTCTTTTTGTTTAACTGATTCATGTAACATCTTCATCACCTTTTAGTTTGTCCCAAGTCCTATATTGCTCTAGTGCTGAAATATATTCATCATATAATTTCTTAAGTCTTGGATGTTTAGCTTCTATTTTAGCATCTCTTTCTGGAATTGCCAAGAGTTTTTCAATTGTTTTTAGCCGTTCTTCTAAATCAATACCGTTAATGACCATATTACCTTTAACAGTTAATGTAGGATTGCTTTCGCCGGCATTAACAGTCATTACTTGCTCGTAATTTTGAGCAGGTGACCAATTTGTTGATGTACCTGTAGAATATAATATTTGGCTGGTAGTTCCGCCATTTGGAACCGTTATACTGCTAGCCATTTTGTTTACGGCTTGTAAGATAGTCGTCATTGTGTATCCATTTATTGTTGACAAGAAATCCCCATTGTCTACGATGCGGCCCCGGCATAAACAATGTCCATGCAGTTACACCCGGCTTCAGTTCTACTCTGTGATAACTATCTGGGCGACAAATACGGAAATGCCCGGGCCCACGCCACTTTCGAATCTCACAGCTCTTTGTGCCATCTGAATTAAATTGCGGAATCCACTCATAGTATCCACCGCTCAAAATAAAGGTAGCATATGGCCATGGATGATCATGAACATCATCTGGATCACCTTTAAGGAATTTATGCAGGTATACGTTAAAACCTTTGTGTTGTCTAGTATTAAACAATACATAATATCTTTCAAGATATGGCTCATTATCAATACGATCCATAATTATTCGTTTACGGCCGTGTTGATCAAGGAAATTTAAAAATTTAGTTAGAAGTTTTTGAAGCATCATAATCGTCTTTTACAAGTCTATAAGTTGTTTTAAATTTGGTCCAAGCAATATCTAATGCTGGATATTGCTTGCACATGTCGTTGATTCGGTTAATATCGGGTACACGATCTATAAAATCTTCGCCCCATATTGTTGTACCACCAAATCCTGTAGAAGTATTCCAGCACGGATTGTAACCAGCACCGATATTGACAACGCAGGGATTAGTAGTACCTGCACCACCAAAACCAGTCACAGTAATAGTACTAGGACTACTAGCAGAAAGACTTGCAATGCCACTACCGATAGTATATGATGTATACCCACCGCCTATTGTAAGTCCTTGTGTAGATGTTGATGTCAATGTAATAGTATCGTTACTTGATATGGTCGAGTAACACGTCTGCGGAAAAGAAATTGTCGCGTAGGATTTCGGTTTGTTTGTAAATTGTCGGTACCAATCTCTGATACGAATCCATCTGACTTTTAATCTTAGCGATAATTTCTTCACGGTGTCTTTCATAGCTTGCATAGTTTTCAGTCCATTCGCTAGGATATTTGAAATCATCTAATGCCATTTCACTATAGCTCAATCTATCAGGAACCATGGGAATAGCACCCACAATGCATCCTTCATACCAACTAATACCTAGCGTTTCTTGTAAGTTGGCACTGAATACCATTTTCGCTTCACCTAACAAATTATGATATTCGTTTTTACTTAATTGCTTATCTTGGCACACTACAAATTCATATTGTGGTAAATGTTCTGCTAAGTCTCTAAAAATTTCAACTTGCTTTTCTGGAGCGATTCTGTGTGGAAAAAGAATAAGATCACGCTTTTCCATACCTTTATACATTAGCAAGGCATCTTCCATATATTCCATTGGCCAACCAGTGCGCACAATCTTTCCACCTTTATAGCGTTCTGCCCAATCTTCTTCGTACCACGGATTTTCACTAGCCAACCCATTGTGTAATAATTCGTCAAAGAATAATTTCACATGGAATTCTGTAGCAAAATAGTTATGATCATAAGCGTGATAAAAACTTTGTTCTGCTCGTCGCACCCATTTAGCATTGCCAATTAATCTTCCTAAGAAATCTTGAGGATCATATGATCCAGCATGCCACAAGCCATGTGTTGTTACAGGAATCTGTAACAGTTCACTCATATACTTTAAATTTATGATACCAGGATGCCAAGCATCAGTAAACAAGAAGTGATCACCAGGATTAATTGATCCGGCGCAAAATAAGCGACTAATCTTTTCAACTTGACTAGCCTTGTATATATTGGTGCCACCAAAATTAAGAAAAGCACCAGGAGTAGTGGCTTTAGGAATATCCTCAGGCCCAGAGATAATTTGAACATCGTGTCCTGCCTTTCGTAAGAGGTGAGGCACATGAGTCTTCCACTGACCCGTGTACCTCGTTTCTACTGCTTCTAGATCAACTATATAGACTGTCATTGTTGATATCTTGAGTTCTTTCCTTGGTAAGGTTTACGTTCACCTGTCCATTGCTTCTTTTGACCATCCCAAGGCTTTTTAGGACGAAGACTCTTTTCATAGTTTCTCCATGCCCAGCTTTCTCTGTTGTACAAGTGACTTTCATCGAATGGAGCCATTTCCAACCGACAAAAATCTTGGAACTTTTCAAGATCTTCAAAAATCTTTACTACATCAGGACGATTTTCAAAATACTTATACTCTTTATAATTTTTCAGAGCCATTGTCTTACCTTTAATATTTGATGAAACTACCATTTTCTCCATCTTCGGAGACCTCAATCCAAACCTCACGGCCCGGGTACCTTGCTTCAATCTGAGCATACAATGCATCACTCATCATTTCGCAACTTTGAAAATCAAGCTGTAAAATATCTTGATTGTACAAACTTTCACACCAGCGTTTAAATTGAATAAATTCAATATCGCGATCGTTATGTTCTACACCAATCCAAACTTTAAAATGGAATATATGTCTATGTGCATTAGCTAGGAAACTAACATCATATTCTCCTGCGGTACACAAGTTAGGATCTGTAGCGGCAGCCGGATAACGATGAATACCTTCTTTACGAAAGGTAACCCAGATCATTTTGTTTGGTCTAATATCTTGTCGAATTATCATGTTAAAGTTCTTCAAATAAATTGTCAACTGTCTTGGCCATTCTTTCTATTGCAGGCATATCATTTTTGCTTAACCGGTATTGAAAACTATTTGATTCGGCAGCCTTTCTTTCAAAATATGCCCAATGCCCATCTATTGGTGTAGATGAACAAAATTCGTTAGCAATAATATACTTTATACCATAATCATATGCTTCTTTAAATTTATCTTGTATATGTTTTCTAGTAAAATCATATAATTCAGATTTAATTATTATACCATTTTCTGTAGTAATTCTAATTTGATATTGCAATTTTTCCCATATATTTGAATCTTCATAGCATACTGACAAATTATCTGTATGTATAGTTCCGACTGTATGTGGGCTTGTTGCGTCTTTATCTCGTGTCTTTACTTCGATAAAATATTTTATACCGAGCAACGTTACCTGTATTGTAATATCTGCACCTGATCCTTTTTTAATCGGAACACCCATATTTTCTAGAATCGTTTCAACTTCTCTTCCGGCGTGACCGCCTTGATTAGTAGGAACTGGCATGCCTATTAAGGGCTTGCATATTAGATTTTCTATTTGTTGTTTAATTTGGTTGTTCATGCTATGATTTCATCCTTGCCATATTCATCCCAATTGGTAAAGTACTTGCGTTGTGTAATGGCACCAATCGGTACACACCATACACCTGGATTACTTGCTTCAAAATCTTTATCGTCGATTTTAATTGTAGCATTATAACCTAACTGTGCTAGATAAGGTAATTTTACACTAACTTGTGGAATAAATCTACGACATTCGGTTAAACCACTTTCAAGCAATCCTTCAGCTTGGGCAACATCAAAATCTAAGGTGCACCATAATCCTGCATCCAAACAGCTTTGAATCATATCTTCCCAAGGTTTCCAACCGGCTGCATCATTAGTTTTTAGCTTTGGAAAACTCTGATTAGCACCGAAATATACGTGAGTACAATTTTGTATTTTAGCTATATGCCCTAATACATCGCCATCCTGTACTCCTACTACAAATAATGTTTTCATACCATATGCAGGGGTACGTTCAATTTCTATACCTGTAAACAAAGTAACTTGTTCTGATACTCCTGTTTTATAATTACGTTTCATGCTTTACCTTAATGTTTGGTTATATATGATTATACTATGATTTGTCTACATTGTCAAACGGTCTTGGAGAACCTTTGAAGTAATTATAGCCAAATCCTTCATCAATAATCTGTAGACTATAAGCAGTGAACAAATGGGCGGGGCCATTATATGGAAGTCCGATGTCATTTGCCATTTGATTTTGGTCTAAGATTGTTTTAAAACGTTGGTTATCTTTAAGATTATTGATGGCATTTTTTTTGGCTGCTTGCCAAAATGTGCTGTCAAAATTAGTACCACCGTGATAATAATAATTTATGATATCCTCAGTTACATTCGATTCGTGAATAAATTGTGCATTAGCCTGTTCTTCAGATATATTTTCCATAATATAATCAAACAAAATATGACAGGTACTAACATACTGATTAATCGAAGTAGCACTAATCGGTTCAAAGAACAATGCTTGATTACCATTCTTCATAATATTATTATTAACTAGTCTAGTAGTATAATAAGGTTTGAATTTGTATTCTCTTAATTTTAATTCGCTAACTGAAATTTTTAAAGTAGCTGCCATATCTTGTTTGGCATCGTCTTCTGTAGTGATAGTGTCATTGAATAAGTAGCCATATGTTTTTCTAGATTGCAACGGAATACCGAACATCCAACCGTTTTGGGTAGCAATATGTTCTGTATAGGGTATAGGATCAAATTTTTCAAAACTATGTACATAGCAATGGTTTAGCAGACTACAACTACTATGAACATAGTCTGTAGAATAGTCCTTGGGAAATCCGCTACAATCTATGATATAATCAAATAGTTCTTCGCTTCCATCGATGATGAGCTTAACACTATTAAACTTATCAATAGTTTCATTAACTGTTCCTTCAATTACAGAAAACTTTTTTGGCCATAATTTGGCAAATCGTTCAAAAGCAAATTCTTTTAATTTAAAATTATTAAAATGCACAGCGATACCGCCGCCAATTAATGGATTAAGCCAATCATGCTCTCGCCAATTAATAAATTGGGTTCCAAATTTGTATGTGCTATCAAGATGGTGCGTATCTTCGGAAATAGAAAATCTAGTACCCTGCTCTAGTATTCTAATAAATCCGGGATTAGTACTTTCACCAATACCGAGAATAGGTATCGACGGATCGTATATAGATACGACTTCGTAGTCATTGCTTAACAAACTTAAAAAATAAGAAAGATTAACAATGCCAGCAGTACCGACTCCGATGATACCTATTCGTTTTTTCATACTTCAAATAAACTGTCAAATGTGTTAGTTACGGGTTCTTCTTTTTTTACAGGTTTCAAATCACTATAATCAACTCGAGGAATGTCAAGTTCGTCTGCATAGGTATGTGCATTAGTGAGTTTTTTGCCTGTTGCACCTCTAGTACCAATAATAGTTTCAAAAAATTTATGATACTTGTTGACAGCTTCAAGAGCTAAAGTCCTATCATTGATAGAGAATATCTCATCTACTACATCTTTAAATAATTTTCCTGTAAGTCTTTGAATCAACATAGCAGGAGAAACACCTTTATCATATTGACGATTGGCTTCTTGTACAGCATTAATATGCATCCACACATTATGTCCCATCATAATAGCATAGCTAAAACTATCCCAACTAGTCTTACCTTCTTTACTATTCTTATTTAGGTCGCCGGGCGCATAGATACAGATATCTTTTATTTGCACTTGATCGATAATAGGACTAGATTCAAACTTATCAAACCATTTGTCTTGTATTACTGCATCTTTAAACAGTCTTGTGTCGTGTGCGTACTTTTTATCGTCTGCGCTAGCCTGCATACGGTAGACCCATTTTTCGTTATGCTCTGTTTCAGTGTTGATGTAGATTTGACCGTTTGCTGTTGCAAGGAACGGTGAGGCGCAATCAAAAGAGATGGTAAAGTTTTCATTATGATATTTCCTTACGGCACGTTGTATGTCAGTTAATAAAGTTGCCCACTCTAACTTAGAGGTGCCCAGGAAGTGCATCCAATCATGTTGACCCTTTTTAAGGAGTCCGTCAAAGCGTAATGCCACTAATCTTTTCAAAACTAATTCTACGTCACACATATTCTGTCCACCCATGGCCCAACCATTAAAAGCCTTGTCGCCATAGACTTTAGGATCACAAAAGTCTTTCATTTTCTGATACCAGTCTTCAGCTTGGGTGTGTGTTTCGCCTTGAAGCACATTTAAGAACTTGCAAGCACCTGTACGATGCTTGATAAAGTATTCATTGTTGTATTTGGTTGCTTCTACGGCTTGATCATAACTTTCAATACCGGTTGCCGCCTTACCGACTTCACTGCGTTCTACCCATGCTGGAATATCAAGTACCATGCCATAGTCCATAAGTGCATCCATCCATGCTAATACTTGTTCACGCTTCTTTTGTGCGGCTTCTAATTTAGCAGTATAATCTTTAACATGATCAAACTTAGTAAACTTTGGATTTCCGTTCTTATCTACTTTTTGTGTTCCGCTAGCATCGTATACTGGGATTAATTCAACACCCTTAGCAATACAATCCTGTAATTTAGCCAGCACTTCTGGACCGGTCGGATCCTTCCATTCACCTGCCCACACACCTTTACCGATCTGGAAACCACCAGAGTCACCTAATACCCAACTGGTTGTACGATCTCTATTACGAAACATGTCTTCGGTTTCATCTGGCTTAGACAAATCTAAGTTAGCATGTCCTGCCGAATACAAACAATGATCGAAATAAAACATACCTTTATCGGGTTCTAGATAGTTCAAACCTTCTACGCCGTTGGTAAAACTAGCAGGAATACGTGCAGGATCTACATAGTTACTATAGCGTTGTTTGCCTATGAAAGTACTATAGAATCCAGACGTTGCCGGCAAAAAGAAGGCATAGTCGTTTTGTGTAGCAGTTAGATTCTTATTCATTACTTGCTTTGTGCTGGAAGAATATAGTTGTACTCAGCTAAACCACTGTTTACACTAATTTGCATAGCACCTGCATCTGCAATACGCATAGTTTTGTCGCCAGCTAACGCTAAGATTGCCATAACTTGATTAACAGGCCATGCCCAAGTTTGTTTCAATTTGCCAACAACATTCGATGCAAAAATAAATGAGCCAGCGTGTGTTGACGCATCGCCAAAGCTGAATATCAAATTAGTACCGTCTGTCTTAACTTCAAACACTGTCTCTTCCGAGTGTGCCGCCGCTTGAAAGCGTAATTTTTGAATACTAGCAATAGTTGGTTCAAACTCAATGTCCCAAGGTACTTGACGCATCTTAACTGAACGAAGTTTTTCATTGATAACTTCAGTATTCATAAAACGATAGTTATTTTCAAAATCGCCTGCGGCATTTACAAAATGTAAACCTGTTGGAATAGTTTCACCGTTACGTTCTGCTGTAACAATACTAATCTTTGCATCTTCTTTATATTCTGGACACTTTAAATGAATATCTAACTTGTTTAAGTTAGGCATACCAAATACGCCTTCGAACTCATCTACTGGGCTATTTGTTTTAGCCTGTACAATAACTGAACGATCTTCGGCCATAGCTTCGATATCAGTTGCTGATGCAGTACTAGAAACTTTAACTAGCGGAATAAACCCTAGTGAGTGTGTATGTGCTACTAGGTCTTGTAATATATCTTTCATATGTTTCTCCATGTTGTATGATTATATTTAGGTTTTTGGATAAAGTCAAGCAATTTAAAACTCAAATAAACTATTAAAAGTATTCTTTTCTTCTGTTGAGGTAATATCCCAATGAAGTACTCCAATAAGATTATCTAATTTATTATCAATAATAGTCTGCTCCATTTCAGAATGATCAAATGGTAAGTCTTTGAACCACTGCGGTAGTCTCAATTCGTCTACTGGATACGCCACTGAGGTAAATTCTAAAGGATTGGGCTTGAGCTTACAAACAATAACCTTTTGTCCGTCTGTAATATTCATTGAATACTTGTCATCGAACATTCGCTTTAATGTCATCCAATTGATGCTTGCACGGACATGTCCGGGCATATTGGCTTTACCTTGTTTCTTTTCCTTAGCTTCGTATTCTGTGATATTGTTAGCACGCTTTGGCGAGCCTTTTTCCCAGCCTGGGCGAGCTTTGAATCTAATACGGAATTCGCTAATATGATCTAGTACTTCTTGTTCGGGCTTACCCATAAGAACCATTTCGAGTACATCACTTAAGAAGTTTTGGATAAACTCCGGAGTATCACTGCGCTTAAGGTCTAGACCCATGGCTTTGATCTTACCTGGTTTACCATCTACGTCTACACGCTTGCCTTCCTTATCGTAATAGAGAACAGCATATCGTTTCTTAGTAATGAACAAGCCTTTTGATGCTACAATTTCTCGTCCAGCTTTAATAACTTCACCGCGGGCCTTTGGTACATGGAACGCATCTAACATAAACTGCGGAAAGGTTTGATTAACCTCTTCACCGATTTGATCATATAGTTGTATAACAGTTTCCTTCGTCCAAGGAATGGCACCACTGTCTATTTCTTTCTTAAGGGTTTTGTAGGCGCTAAAATAACAGGAGTCTGTATCACCGTAGATGACTGCTTTTCCGACGTGATTGTATTCACCAGTGATGATTTCATTGACTTTAGAAGCCATGTGTTTGGCAATTTGACGCCCAGTAAGAGTTGTAGATTGGCCAATACGCTTATCAAAAAAGCGACAGCCAGGATTGAGGATGGCGCCGTAAAGCGAATTGAGGTTAATCTTTTTAACCAATTGGCGTTTATCCCAATATTCTTCTTCAATTTTATTTCCAGCATTTATAGCCTCCTTGAGTTTGGCCTGCATCTCTTTACGTTCAGCATACCAACGTTTTAGTAGCCCTGGAATAATACCTTCTGTCTCGTGTGTAAAGATAGTACCATTAGCACTCAACATCCAAGGTTGATTACTTTCAAATATAAGTCTATAGACTTCTGCGGCACTTAGTATATCACTATCACCGTTTTCCCAATCAATTGTAATGTCTGTGCCAATTTCTTGATTCATTACAGCTTCATATTCGTCTGTGCCGAACTTACCTTCCCAAGCAGCCGCAAAACTTTTACTTTTAGCCATTTGATTTTCAATAAATTCTTTAGTTCGGATTGGACGAAGCTGTCCTACAATAGTCTCCGGCCCCATGTTAAGTGCTCTAATCGCACTAGGATATAGTGAGTTAATATCTAGAGATCCGATCCAATCTTGTAGTCCTTCTTTAGGATGAGCAACATAGGCTCCAGCCGCTTGAGTATCTTCGCGTTCATCCATCTTAGTGCGATTGGGCACAATCATATTTCTACGATGTGCTTCATTAATAATAGCTTGTTCTGTAACAGCTACCGCACCCATTGTTGTCTGTAGTAGCACTGTGTTTTCGTGTGCTAGTGTGTTAGCAAGGTCGATAAATTTAAGTTTCTTATCGAGATCCTCGAGCAGTTGGCAGTCATTGATATTATACTCAACGAATGTTTTAAAATCATTATTATATAACTGATCCAATGTGCCTTCGTACTGTGTCTTACGTTGCCCTAATTCATATTCGGCAATAGCATCTAATCGATACGAATGGCGTTCTTCGTAGGTGTATTTACGATACAGCTCTAAACTATCTATGTGAACACGACCTACAAAATCATAGGTAACTGATTGTCGACCATATTTTTCATATTCGCGTCTTTTTGGAAATTGATCAAATAGGCAAAACCGTCTAGTATCATCTTTACTTAGAGCTTTAGTTACACGATTAACTGTATAAGGTACGTCAAACCCTTCGGAGTTCCAACCACTAATAACGTCAGCATCTTTAATTAAATCTAAAAACACATCTAGCATTTCTGCTTCTGTTGCATACAGCATTACATTATCGAATTCTTTGACCTGTTCTTTAGCTTCCTCCATAGTTAATGTTTTTGGAGGTACAGCTAGACATATCATAGTTTGCATCCATTGTAGGTAGACAGCAATGGCAGTAATTGGCATGAATGCATCATCGGGTGACGCATAGCCACGTTCTGGATCAAAGTCTACCTCAATATCGAAAAATGCTGTGTTTAGCTTAGGAGGATCTTGATTAAGATAGTTTTCACTGAGTGTTACAAAAATAGGATTGATATCGGCTTCGTATAATTGCTTACCAGAATTGATAGCCATTTCTTTGCGAAGCTCTTTGGTATTCTTACAAACGATCCGTTGAACAGGCTCGCTATAGATCGACTGATGCTTTCCTCGTGGATCTTTTACATAAAACGTGTGCTTGACAGGAATGTCACGGAATTCACGTTCTTGTTTTTTATTACGCTCGACCACTCGAATGATATCATTTTCGCGATCAAACCATGCGTCTACATAAGACATATATCTTCTTCTCCATGCAATTTAGGGCTTGCATATACCTGTATGCTGTTTGTGGCCAGCTGACCTTTCTTTTTAAAACTATACTAGATACGTTTAGTAATGTCAAGTATAGCTTGAATCTCTTCCCAATCTTCATTATGACTAGCCCAATCGCCTTTATGTGCAATCTTAATAGCTTTGTTAATTACTGATGGTTTGATTTGTAACTCTTCTGCAACTGCCTTAACTGTTTCTTTTAAGCCTTCTGATAGATCTTCTACTTCACGTAGCACTGTTGAACCTTCAGTGATTAATCTTTCTAACTTTGCCTTTTCTTCTGGACCGTATGATCGTGACATTAAATTCTCCTTCTATTTGCCTATTGTACTTTAATTATCTTGTATTGTCAAATTTTAGAGGTGGAAATGGCAGAAATAAATCTGCCATTTTGTATTACTTATTAATAGCTTTGCCTACGGCAGCACTAACGTCCTTGAGTGTAGAATTTGCACTATTTATTGAGCTTGTTGAATTAGATTCTTTACCTGCTTGATTACTATCTAAGAATGGCAAGTATGGAGCCAATTCAGCTTCTGCTTGTTTAGCAGTAAATTGGATTTCTTTATCTTGACTTTGTGGATCTAATGCCTTCATATCAGTAATAGCTTGCTGTAATTCTTTTGCGGCTGCAATTTCTTCTGCGGAAGGCTGTGCGGGTGCCGCTGCCTGTTCTGAACCACTACCACTAGCATTATGTGCAATAGTTTCTGAATCGTCACTATCGCTACCGCCCAACTCATAACCAGCACCTAAACCGCCTAGTCCGGCTACAGCCGCAGTTTTACCTGGGTTTAGTTTAGCGAACTTTCCTGCTTTAGCGCCAGCACCGGCAACACCTTTCAATGCACCGACTCTTGCTGAACTAGGAGCTTTGAACCCTGCACGTGCTCCTCTAGCCAAATTCTTAATTCCTTTAAAAGCATCTTTACCAAGATTGAAAAGAGTGCCAGCAGTACCTTCGTCGATTTCAATAATCTCATTATCGGAACGAACAGCAATTAGTCTGCCATCTTCTAATAAGAATAATAATGGATCTGGATTTTCTAATTCTTCTAAACGTTCTTGTGTTTCTTTAATTAATTCAGCTGTAGTACGTGGAACCATACCTTCTGCTAGTTGTATGCCAGCAGCATTGAATGTTTCTGGACCAGGAATACCGTCAACAGTAATTCCTTTTTGTGTTTGCCACTGTTTAAGTGCTTCTGTAGATTTTGGTCCCCAAATACCATCTGGTTCTGTACCAATCATTTTCTGCAATTTTGCAATAGAACCACCTGGTTGTGGATGTTTCTCGGCAGCTTCGGGGCTAGCTTTAGGTCCACTAGTCATATCTCGACCAAAGTTAAATGCATCAATTGCCAGTGCCGGAATCCAACCTACACCTGGGATTAAACTTAGTGCACCACTTAGCCCAGCAAGGCCGGCACCAAGATAGTCACCACTCTTATAACGATTATAAGCATCAGCTGCACCAAATGCTGCACCAGCACCAGGAACTACTTTGCCTAATGCTTTGCCAATGCCTTTGATACCTGCGTAAGTACCTGCACCTACTGCGGCTTGTTGTCCTAGTGTTGCTTCTGATTCTGTTGTGTAACCAAATGACTCAACTAGATCTTCTGAAATACTACGAGACTCTTTTAATTTTTGTTGTAACTGTGTAACACCATCAGCACCTAGAAGAGCCTTAAGAGTAGGTTCTGCTGATGCCCAAGGTACTTCGGCAGTTTTTCCGTCCTTCTGTTTAGCAATAAGTTTATCACCTTGTAGAGATATAGTAACACCATCACCGATAGTAATAGTTTTACCAGCTTGTACAGTTGGTGTTGCTGTCGGTGGTGTATCTCCTACTGGATGTGCTGCCTTAGCGGCTGCTAACTTATCCATTAGACTCTGAACTTTATCAATAGTTGCATCATGTGCCAGACCAGCAGTACGCTGTTTATTGTAATCTTGGCTAGCAGCTTGTAGCTGTGCATCGCGAGAAGAGCTTGAGTCGCCAAACGGATTTAAACGACCGAGCATTGTTGATGTTGATGCCTTGTTTGGTAGTAGACCTAAACTAGATAGTTGTACGTCAACATCTGATGGTGCAGTCATATGCGATCCACCTTTATTATCAACGTACCCGCCTTCTACAGGATCATACAATCCTGGTAACCCATTATCACTGGCTAGTTTAGCTAGAGTAGCATAACGACTTTGTGTATCTTGATTATTACCAACTGCTTGCTGTACAGCATCTAAATTTAGTTTACTACGGTCTTGCCATCTTTCGTCTAACTGCTCGATAGCATCCATTTTAGCTATTAATGATTTTAAATCCATTTTTATTCCTTTGGCACACAGTTAGGTACTGTCTTGCCGCCCTTCTTTTTAGTACCTACTGGTTTGTAACCTTTCCAGCACGGATTGTCAGTGCGTAGGCTTTCATTATAGTTATCTGGATGATGTGCATCTTCGCCGCTGCGATAGCCATGGTAGTAAGCACGAATGTGTTCGTGATCATCTAAATTATGTTTTCTATGATCTGCAGGACGACCGTAGTATGCATCAGCACTACCTAAATCTTCTGGACTATGATGTTCATTTTCTGAAAGATTTTTTTCTAAGCGATCAATCGCACCCTTAACATCTGTCTTGCCCTGCGCTGCCGCAGCTTTACGATCTGTTTCGATTTTATCGTGTTTTGCTTTACGCTCGTCTGCACCTTTACGGAATTTATCAAGAGCTGTTTCTTTGCCTTCACGCATTAAGACACGTTCTGCAATAGTTTGTGCATACTGATTAACTAGTTGACGTTTACGTTGTTGCTGTTGTTGTAGTTCTTCAGATATACGATCTTCTACATCTGTAACATATTTGTTTAGTATACCAGATCCAATAATTCTTTTTTTCTCTACAGGTGCTTGTTGATAATGTTGCATTGCCATTTGTACAGGCAATGCTACCTTATGAGGATTTTTTCCTTCATTAAGAGTTTCTGATTGGGGTTCTTTAACAGCTGAGTCAACAATGGCTAAAAACTTAGCCATATCTCCTGCTTGTGCTTTAGGTTTTTCAGCAACACCATCAAACGCTTGCAATATGCGCTTCATGTCCATGGTATTAACCTTTTAAAATTTTACTTGTTAGTTCTTTAAGTTGATCTAATTCAGTACTTTCTTTGAATATACCTTTAACTGCATTACCAATAGCACTAGCACCGCTCTTAATTTGATCAACTACACCGGGCTGTTGTGCTTCTGGAGGTAGTGCATCATTTGGTACTAGTCCACGTTGTATAAGAGTTGGATTTTGTTTGATCCATGTCATTGAATCAACAACTGGTTTACGCTGACCTTGACCGGTTAATGGAATACTTGGATTCTCTGGATCATTTTTGTTATCTAAGTAATATTGAATACGCCACTTAGTTAAGTTTTGCTTCCAAGGTTCTTGCTCGGTTGTTAATAGCTGCTTAAGATCAACTACTGTTGGATCTTCTTGAGGAGCAGTTTGCCCAGCAGCTATTTGTCCTATAGCACCTTCGTCTAACAAACTTGAATCAACATCAATCATTCTCATGATATTAACCTAGTAAATGTTTTGTTAATGCTTTTAGACGATTTAAATCTGATGATTCGTTAATAGCAACTGGTGTTAGTTCAACTGACTCTTTAGCATTTTTCCACATAGCAGCAGCGGCAATCTTTTCGCCTTTCTCACCACCACCTGCGGCTTTAGCCACTTTGTCAAAACTCTTACCTGGCTTACCAATGTCGCCGCCTGCTTTAGCTTTCTTAACAATAGAAGATTTTTTAGCCTTGCTTAGACCGGCACTTGGTTTAGCTTCATCGACTTTCTTTTCTTTAGCTTTCTTACCAGCACGTAAGTCTGCTAGGTCATCAGCTTCGATATCGCCATCATGGTCAACATCTAATTTCTTTTGTCCGCCTTTTAAACTTTCTTTAAATGGCTTACCCGCTTTGGCAGCAGCTTTAGCACGTGAACCCCATACTTCGTCCTTTGCAGATTCAATATGTCCATCATGATCATAATCTTTTTTAGCTTTAGGATCTTTACCAGCTTCGTCAAGATCTTTTTTAGCTTCTTTATCAGCAGCCTTGCTTTGATGACCTTTATATTGAGTAGCTTTAACTTTAACAGTTCCGCCACCTTGTTTTTTCATTTCAATGTTACGTTCGCTGGTCTTTTCAGCAGTTTCAGCTACAGTCATTGGCATTGCGGTAGTTTCACACTCATCGACTTCTTCGTCGTCTGGAATACCATTGCCGTTTGCATCTTTAATTTTCTTATCAACAAATGCATGTAACTTTCTATGTTTTTCAGCAGCCGCTTTTGCTTTTGCACTAATTGGTGTAGCAACAGCGTGTGGAGTACCGCAAGTTGGGCACATTTCTGTACCTTCTTTAACTTCTTCTTTACCTTGAGCTTTCTTAGCCTGAGCCTTTTTTAGCTCTTTCATTTTTTCTTTAGCTTCAAACAAACGTGATTTTAATTCTGCACGTTGGCTTTCACTTAGTGTTTCAACATCATCAAGATGCTTACCATATTCACTAAACTTCATTTCATATTCTAGATAATGGTACACTGATGCAATATAGTCAGCAGCCTTAGTAACTTTAGCTTGTACCCAACCTTCTAACTGATCATCGTCATGTAGTTTTTTGAATAATTTAAGCGAATAATTAGCTAACTTGTATAAGTCAGATTTGGCCATAGCACCTTCACGATCTACGTGACTTGGGTCGCTTGCTGGATTCATGTTATCTTGCATTTTGGTAAACTCCGTTATCTTTATGTATTTATCGTTTTATCATTGGGCCGCCGAATAAACTCACGCCCTTCATATCTACAGCGTTCACGGCTGTACCGTCTTTTTTCTTAGGTTGTGCTGTCTTTTTACTATAGGCAACCTTAGGATTAGCCACACTAGCAATGTTTCCTGCGCTTGTAGCACCTGCTGTAGCTGATTCTAATATTTCACGGATTCTCACATTATACTCCGTATTTGTTCTTCTTAGGACTAGCTACAGGACTTACTTTATTTGTTTCTACAGGTTCGTTACTAATACCATCGCTAATATGAGTAATAGCACCTGCACCTACAGTTTTAGCAGCATCTTTAACTTTTTGCATTTCTGCATCAGTGTAGGCTGTGATTAAGGGATCGCCGCTCATAGGACCAGCAGGCTCCATGTTAGGATTAGCCATAGCCATACCGAATCGATACTGCATATAAGGACTACCATTGGACTTATTCATGCTAATATTAGGTACACTCATAGCATTTTTAAGTGCTTGTAATTGATGTGGATGCAATTTTTTAGCACCTTTGCCAGCATAAGGAACATCTTCTGCTATCTGCTTGCGTATAAATTCACTGGCTCTCATATTATATTCCGTGTTTATTTCGTTTTTGAGCAGCTACTGGGCTAACTCTATGTATTTCATTGGGTTCTTTACTAGGAGTACGAGGCTTGACTTGATCGTATTCTGTAGGAACACTGCGTTTTGTCTGTTGAATCATATCGTGTTCTACGTCAGTATAAGGATGGAAAGTCCAATATGGACCCATCCAACTTTCGTGATCAACATCTAATTTTTTCTTACTGCCATCAGCCATACTAATAGCCATACCAGTTCTGTACTGATGATACGAAGGATAGTACCCACCTGGATCACGCTGGCGACTGAATCCTTGATGCACAGCATCATGATGTGGATGCGGTTTACCAGTTCTTTCGACGATAACTTCTGGTGTTTTAGAAATAATATCTAAAATTTTCATACTTACCCTTTAAACTCCGGAGGAGTGCCATTCCAGTAAGGACGGCTAAACCATAACTTAAACCATTCTAAGTCACCCGGTTTAATATTTAGCTCTCTTTGTATTTGTGCCTTTTCACTTCCAGTGACTGAAATGTTACTACCCTGCTCTACTTTATACTCATGTAATCTGGCACTATGTCCTAGTCCAGCTAGATATTGTAAACTTTTAATTTCATTTACAGGATCGTTAGGATCTAGTAAACAGTCCTCTGGACTATCTTGATTTAGATTTTCAGTAGAGATACGATACTGTTTCATTTTAATGAACTACGTAACATCCAGCTATGCTTCTTATGTTGATCCTGGCGATCTGCGAGAAAGTTACTAAGTCCGTGATCTCCGTGCTGTTCAGCCATTTCAAATGTAATGCGGAATATGTTAGCCATCTTTTCACTATCTGATAACAACTCTTGTAGCATACTGCTCCAATCCGGAACATGATTTTCATCTTGTACAGTAGTCAACATACTGAATTTTTGCAGACTTGCAGGAGCATATACTTGTAAAGCACGTAGGTGTTCTGCAAAAGGATCTATTGCTCCATATACTTCTTCGTAGATAGTTTGAAACAATTCATGCAACTGAGCAAATAGTGGACCTTCAACATTCCAATGAAAATTATGTGCTTTTAGATAGAAACTAAATTCGCTAGCAAATGCTGTCTTAAGTGCTAGGTGATATTTCTCTTCCATTTTCTTTTTCCTTTTTAACTTTTTTAACTTTTTCAGGTTGTTGTCCAACTGCGGCAACAACAGTATCGTAGTAGTGTTGACCATTAACTTCTAAGTTGGGATCTGTACCTGCTGCTTGATAAAATGCATTCATATCTCCTGCACGAGCAGCAGTGCGTAATGCAGTGGCACTGCTTACACGTGGGCTCGGTACATGGATAATCTTAGAAAAATTAAAGTAACCATGTGTACTTTCCTTTCCGTTATATTGATGCAATAACTTGCCAGCCCATGCCCAGTCAGTTGCGTCGGTTACGTAGGCAATAGTTGCGCCATCGCCTACTTGTTGATAAATTCGTGCAGCCAATGTAACAATACTTGTTTCACCTAGTATGTGTCCTTGTATACTAGGATCGATAGCAGTCATCCAAGCAGTTTTAACATCGAACGGTAATGGATCGTTAGGACCAATAGTACCGGGATTAGTTCCTATGTACCAATGTTGACCGGCATGCTTAACTGCTTCCCATACCCGAGCATGTCCCTGATGTGGCGGATTAAAACGGCCGAAGCAAAAAGCAACAGTAGCTTTATGAGTAGATTCGTATAGTTCTCTTAATCGCATTATGGTGTCCAAGCCGGAATATGGCCATTAGCTGTTTGAATATCTCTTCGAGGTACAAACTTAACGTGACTAAACTGGTGATGTGGACTTTTATAACGAACATGTCCTTCACCGTTAGTTGCCCACACATCGCTAGTTGAACCTTCAGCTGCTTGACTCATTACATGTTCTTTAAGTGTCATGATCTCTAACACAATTCTAAAGATTGCATCTAGTGCTGGTGTATAGTGTGGACTTGAAATTTTATCTTTCTTAGGCTGGCTAACTTTTTTAGTATCTTGTTGTGCTAACCAACTATAAAATAAATCACTACTTAAATTATCTAATTGACTAGTTTTCGCTGCCCAATTAACAAATGGATATAGTACACCTTCTTTTAAATTGCTCAAACCTGCACCTGGGGTAGATGCTATTGCTAGGAAACTATCAATAACACTAGCAGATTGTTTAATGTCTGCTTCAACACGATCAATTTCTTGCGTATCTACTTTAGTCGGAGTCGATACATACTCTGGCCCCATAACAATTAATTGTGGGTTTGAATTAAATTCATCAAAACTGGCTTTCGGCTGTTGTGTATTATCCGGAGCACCGAACTGTTCAAAAATTCCATGTCCTACAACCATAATCTCTGCACCGGCGATTCTTTTACCTAACTGACTATTGCTCTTAACATGATAGACTGTTTTGCTTTTCGGATTAGGATGGAAGTTGTAAACACCATTAGCATCCATCGGTGGCTGGCTTAGAAATAGTGCATCGGCATAAACATAGCCACGGAATTTAGCAGGTGTTGCAGATTCAAAGATTGGCCATAGTGATGAAAAGTGTTGTGCAAAACGATCACGTTCTGCCTTTTCTTCTGGAGTCTTAGGACTGCCGCTTTGGTTAGCAATAAAATCTTGAACATCTTCCGGGCGACTAGGTTTCACTCTACGTAGCCATTGATTATGACCAGCAAGAACAAATGTACCTTGTTCATCTCGTCCCCAATATATCTGTGGACTACCATCCCACTTTAATCTTAATTGTTCGCCTTTGCCGGCAGTAAGTTCTTTAAGATGATCTAGTGCTTCAATTGCACCCGTTGAATTATGTAAGAAAGCTAAATCTTCAAGGTGGTTAAAAGTTCTGCCCAATTGTTTAACTGGCGCAACTTCGGCTTCACTGAGGAATAGCTCTCGTAACAGCACGATTAGTCCTTATACAGACCGTCTGCGTGATGTTGTTTGAAATCGTTGTATAGTTTTTCACAGACTTTTTTACAATCATCTTTATCAAGTTCGTCTGGAAGGTGGCGAATTGGATACTCTTGTAAATATAATTTATAGCACTCTTGTGCTGCTTTTTCAAACACTGTAGGCTTGAAATCTTGTTTAGTTTTTAGAAGATGTATACATTTAGCAACAACTGGATAAACGTGATTTCTATATACATTATCGTCATTATGCATGAAATGTGTTAGATCATCGACTAGATCAAAGTTGATCTCATCCTTATCGCCTGTTTTTTGAACAAACTCTAAATCGTCGAATTTTTTACCTTCTAATAGTTCTGTAATACGCATTTTTAGCCCAATATAATATAGCATAGCCCGTTAGCTACGGATATACTATTTATCGTAATAACAATTTCGAACTATTGGTCTGATTTGACTACACGCTCGATTTTATTGATACTGCCACCTAAATGCATCTTAGCTAGCAACAAGTTTTTTTCGCCTGCTACATAAAAATGGGTTCCGCCCCAGGACATATTTTTACTAAGATCTCTAATACAGCTCTTAGTTAGCTTTAGTTTTTTATTAGTTTCAGCCCATTCAACAAAGGCCAAATACTCCTTGGTTGTCTTACCCATAGTAACTTTATAGTCATAATCATCACTGGTCATGATTACAACGCCTTGCTCTAACACACTATTTTTAGCTGGCTCGCTAATATACTTGACTTTTGTTACATCTATTTTTTTAAGATTATCGATATCAGCTTTATTATTACTGTAAACAGTAATCCACGGGCTTTCTATCCTGATCTCAAAATCAGACATTTTAGATAGTTGTTTGTGCAATTTAAAGCAGTGATCCAATTCTTCCTTGCTTTTAATCTTAGTAATTGCCCAGTAATGACTACGCTGCTCAATTTGATCGGAACCGACTAACGGAATAAGTTTAGTCAACTGTTCATAGATAGCATCAAGATCACCCGATCTAAAACATTGAGCACCAGAAGATACCAACACAATTTTGTATTGGTATTTGTTCCGAAATAACTGTCTAGTTACCTTGTATTCCATCTTCTGTCTCGGTAGCAGTATCAGTAGTCAACAATGGTACTGTTTTAGCTGGCTTTGGTTTACCAACTAAGCGAAGCTTATTATCTTCAACAGTAACAGTTAACCAACCACCGGCTCTAAGATCACCAAATAGCATCATACGAGCAAGGTCACGTTTAATTTCTTTGTCAATAACACGTGCTAACGGACGAGCACCCATTTTAGGATCGAAGCCTTTAGTAATTAACCATTCAACTGCTTCTTTATCAACCTTGATACGAATACCTTTATCTTTAATTTGTACTCTAATCTCTTCGATAAACTTATCAACAATCTTGACCATTACGTCTTTAGATAGTTTATTGAATGTAATAATAGCATCAAGTCGATTACGGAATTCTGGTGTAAAGAATTTCTTAAGCTCTTTATCGCTATAATCTTTTTCTTGTCCACCGAATCCAATAGTATTCTTTTCAGCATCAGCGGCACCAGCATTAGTAGTAAGAATAAGAATTAAGTTACGGCAGTCTGCTCGTTTACCATTTGATCCAGTAACAAATCCATTATCCATGATTTGCAACAGCACTGTCATTACATCTGGATGTGCTTTTTCAACTTCGTCTAGCAATAGAACAGCATTAGGAGCTTCTTGGATCTGTGTAATCAATAGTCCTGCATTTTCTTCGAAGCCAACATAACCCGGAGGGCTACCAATTAACTTAGAGATACTATGCTTCTCCTGGTACTCACTCATATCAAAACGTAGAAGTTTAACACCTAGGTTTTTAGATAAAGATTTAGCAGTTTCAGTCTTACCGCAACCTGTTGGGCCCATGAATACAAATGATCCAATTGGTTTATTTTCTGATTTTAATCCTGCTTGGGCAACAATAATCTTATCAACTACTTCCTGTAGTGCGCCATCTTGACCATAAACATCTAATTCTAGTTTGTTCTGTAGTCCAATAACTTGAGCACTTTCTGTTTCTGCAACTTGCTCTAAAGGAATGTTAGTCATTTTAGCAAGTTCAAATTGAATCTCGCGTGATGTGATAACTCGTTCTTCTGCTAGTTTTAGATTAAAGCGTGAAGCAGCCAAATCGATTAAGTCAATAGCCTTATCTGGTAATTTTTTATCAGTCTGATATTTAACAGACAACTTAATTGCGGCTTGTAATGCTTCATTGTCAATCTTAACATTATGGAATCCTTCATAGTATTTCTTAATACCCTTAAGGATCTGCAAACATACTTCTTCAGTTGGCTCGTCAACAGTGATGCGTTGGAAACGGCGCATCAAAGCACGATCCTTTTCAAAGTGTTTACGATATTCTTCCCATGTAGTTGATGCTACAACTTTGATATTGCCTTTGCTTAGAGCAGGTTTCATCATGTTAGCGAGATCGTTAGCTGAGTTGCTAGCAGATCCAGCACCGGAGATCATGTGTGCTTCATCAATGAACAACACAGTCTTACCTTTCTTAGAAAGACCTTTCAAGACCATTTTAAAGCGTTCTTCAAAATCGCCACGATATTTACTACCGGCAAGCATTGCACTAATGTCTAGGTTATAGACCGTATAGTCCTTTAAGAAATCCGGAACGGCACCTTTTACGATATTGAAGGCAAGTCCCTCTGCTATGGCAGTCTTACCTACTCCAGGATCTCCAACTAGAATTATGTTATTTTTACTACGTCTGCCAAGGGCCAAGGCAATATTTTCTAGTTCGTCTATACGGCCTATAACCGGATCAACTTTACCTTTCTTAACTGAATCATTAAGATTAGTAGTATATGAAGCTAGTGCCTTTGAACTACTACTGTTATCTTCATGTCCATCTTCCTCTGGACTTTCTTCAACGGTATTGTTAACATAGTCATTAAACTTGTCTTTATCAATGCCGACCTTTTGAATATAATATAATGCCCATGAACGTTTTTCGCCCATCATAGCAAGGAACGCATCAGTTGGCTCAATGCGTTGACGTCCATTAAATAGAACTTGTGTAAACGCACGATTAAGAATGCGTTCAACTGCCTGTGTCTTTTTGGGTTTAACTACAACATCTTCTACGGTAATTTCTTGGCATTTATTTTGTAAGTAGTCTGCTAGATCTTTTTTCAATTCGTCGATGTTAGCACCATATCCGGTTACGCAATTTGCAAAGGTATCCTCCATCAACATGGCAAACAACAGATGCTCTATTGTTAAATATTCATGATGTAGTTTCTTAGCAGTATCAATTGCTTTTTCAAATACTGCTTGTAAATTATCGCTTGGTTCTACCATTCTGCTTCCTTTGTTTTTTAATTGCAAATGCTAATTTTAAGGCACTGACTTTTTCTGTAAAGCACACGCCATTTAAATGGTCTAATTCGTGTAAGAAACATCTAGCATCAATATCTGTTAATGTTATTATACACTCTTTTCCATGTTTATCAAAATATTTCGATACGATTTCTTTTGGTCGCTTAACTTCTAAAAATAAATCTGGAAAGCTCAAGCACCCTTCTTCACCTGTTTGCATCTCATCACTAGTTGCTACAACTTGTGGATTGAACATAGCAAAGGGTTCTTTTATTTCTGGATGCTGTAATAATTGTATGACAAAGACTCTAGAAAGTAAACCAACTTGATTAGCGGCTAGTCCGATACCATTACTAGCCTGCATAACTTCTATCATTTCTTTTTCAAGAGTAAAAGGATCGTTACCAGATTTAAAATCCCAGTCAACTGCATTAGATTGTAAAACTGGATTAGGAGCGACTACTAAGTTCATTCTGCAGTTGTTGCAACCGTTCGATGATAACAGGATCAGTAACTGCCGGAGTTCTTATCTGAACAACGCTGACAAATCTTCCTCTATTACGGGTATGATTATTAATAAAACCACCACCGCCTTGTGCAAATTCAGTTCCGGTTTCAACTCCAGCTCGTATCTCAACTTCTTTCTCTTCACCAGTGATTGTTTTAACCTTCTTACGGCAGCCAATCATAGCCTCAATAGGACTAATATTAATATTAGTATAAATGTCATCACCTTGACGTATAAAGTCATGATCAGGTAATACCACTACAGTAACATTTAGATTACCACGTTGGATACCAGCAATGCTATCATCGCCTAGTCCTTGATACCGAATTGTTTCACCGTGACTAATGCCGGGAGGTATGTTAATAACAACATTTTGATTACGTCCGCTTGGTAGCTGATAGTTTGCTTCTAATTGTTTTCCGGTATATGAATCTAATAAACTAATTTGACAAGTGATGTTAAGATCGCGATTTCTGCGAACTTGACGGCCAAATATATCGCCAAACGGATGATTAGCACCAAACGGATTATGCATACCTCCAAATATATCATGCATATTTCCGGTATTAAAGTGGAATTGTTGGCCACCACCGTACATACGTTGTTGATCGTATTCGGCTTTCTTTTGTGCATCACTTAGTGTTTCATATGCTACACTAATGTCTTTAAATTTAGCCTGGTCACCACCTTTATCGGGGTGATGTTTATTGGCCAAGCTTCTATAGGCTTTTTTAATTTCTTCTGGGCTAGCACCTTCGCTAACACCGAGTGTTTGATAGTGATCGTTCATAGTCGTAAAAACAGGTCCAATTAATATAGTAATTATACTATCTTAAAGAGAACCTGTCAAGAGATTGAGCAAAAATTACTTTTTCTTTTTATTAGGAGCCTTTGCAGTATCTGGTTTAGTATCAGACATTTTTTCGCCGTCGAACTTCTTATGATGCTTAACTTCTTTTTTAACTGGTGCTGGCTTCTTGGCAGCCATTACTGGGCTAGCTAAAAAACAACTTGCTACTAATAATGTTAATAGTTTTTTCATTTTATTTTTCCTTATAATGGTGGTTGACTAAATGTTGGAATAACTTTCTTACCACTAGCATTTACTGCTACTGGAGGTGCTGCGGGTGTTGTTCCTGACCCGCTATTAAAACCCGATCCAAATCCCCCTGTCGAAGCTGGAGGTGTTGTTGTAGTAGGAGTACTACCAAAGCCACCACTAGGAGCTCCGCCAAAGCCACCACTAGGAGCTCCGCCAAACCCGCCAGTACTTCCACCAAATCCACCAGTACTTCCTCCAAACCCGCCAGTACTTCCGCCAAACCCGCCAGTACTTCCTCCAAATCCTCCAGAGCTAGCACCACCAAATCCACCGCCCATTCCAGAGTTCATACCGCCCATGCCACCTGCCATTCCTGCAGGAACACCTGACATGTTAGTATTATTTGTCATTGTTTGACTTGTTGCAGTTGGGTTAGCGGCTGTGCCTGCTAGTTTTTCTTGTGTACGTCCAAACGCACTAATACCTAGCACCGCACCCATGGCAATATGAAACAGGCCAGCACTTTGTAGTGTTAAGGGATTCCACTGTGTAATTGGAGTATGATTAAATCCTTGCCAAAACGCCCACAGTACCGGAAATACAATCATGTCGCACACGCATACTAGCATGTACATCCAACCCATCATTGGACGCCATAGTTTCTGCATCCAATCTTTATTTGATTCTTTTGACATCGCTCGCTCCTAATTTATTTTAAAACCAAAGAAATATTCCATTAAGACTTAAAACTAATCCTAAGCCCGCTACAATAAAACTACTCCAAAACAGCATCATGCTAACAGCAAGGATACTAGCTGATAAAATAACAATAGCCATTTGATATGCAGTTGATGCATAGCCGATCCATGGACTACGCTTTTTAGCATCATCACGTTCTGCTTCTAAGGCATTAGCTTTAGCTAGTAATGCTTTTTTACCCTCGGTTGGTTCGTTTTCATACTTGTCAATCTTAGATAGCATTTGCTCTGCACGAACTCGATCTCCTCGCTGTTGTGCATCGTAGAGATTCTGTTCTGCTAGGGCTTGTTTAAGACTCTTAGCTTGATAAAAATTATAAACATCGCTAGCTTTAATTGTGTTGTTTAATACTGTGCTAGACAATTTACCACCATACCAAACATTAACCGCAAGCAATAAAGCAAAAACGTTGATAACCATACCGGCTTTGTCTTTGATTTTGGCTTCACGTTCGCTACGTGAACCAACTGGTGGTTTTGGTGCATCTGGATCTTTTGGGGTTTTAGTGATTAACCCGAGTATTGAATCTAATAGTGCCATTGAGTTCGCTCCTTTTGGCTTAATAGTAGTATTTATTGCGCAGTCGGCGGTCCTACGTTTGGGTCAGTTTGAGTCACAGTTGCAGTAACACCTTGGCCAGATAAGTCAGCAACTAAATCTACAGGTGCTGGATCAGCAGTAACTACTGGTGCAACTGGTGCTGGATCAGCAGTAACTACTGGTGCAACTGGTGTTGGATCAGCAGTAACTACTGGTGCAACTGGTGCTGGATCAGCAGTAACTACTGGTGCAACTGGTGTTGGAACAGCAGCGGCATGTTTAGCAGCACGAGCAGCAGCATCTAAAGCAGCATCTACTAGATCTTCTGCTTCTCTCTTGGCCTTTTCGGCAGCAGCCTCAGCAGCAGCTTGAGCCTTGGCAGCCAAGTCAGCTACTTTTTGTTTTTCAGCTAGTAGTTTTGCCTCTAAACTAGCAATCGCATCTTCACTAGCATCTACTAATTTTTGACTGTCTAAAAATATTTCTTTTAGTTTACTTGCAGCCAACTCTTCGATTTTTGTAAAAAATCCCATAGCAATCTCCTTTTATTTTATGCTATCTTGTATTTCTTTTTGTTTATTATACCATTCAACCCATGTATCTACTTTGACTTTGCATTCATAATAAGTGCTGTAGTTATCTACAATTATTGGTAAAACTTCACTTAATTTTTCAGTCGCAGTATCTACAGTTTTTAAATCAGGACATGCAGTTAACAAATCTTGTGGAACCTCTGGAAATGATGTAAGTACCGCAGTCTTTTGAGCAGCACACCCTGATAAAATTAATAAACTAATGATTAATAATTTTTTCATTTTGTATTCTTTACAGGATTAGTTGCAGCTTCATTTAAAATTTTACTAGCAGTCTTGTCAAATTTACAGTCTGCATCTAATTTAGTAGCTGATTGATTGATTTGATTTTTATATACTATTTGTACATCGTGAATTACTTTAGTTTTTTGTGCCTGTGCTTGAGATAGTAGAGCGTTTGCATCCTTGCTTTTTTGATCAGCAATAGCAACTTTTTGCTCCATTTCTTTAATTTGTGCCTGATAAATGCTAACAACTCCCGCACCGCCGTACATGAATATACCCATTACTATAACTATTCCGGCTACGGGTCTAATAAAAATACTATAAGGTTTTATTTGTGGGAAATGTCCAAGTATACCTGCTAGGAAATATACTCCTAAACCTGCACCAGCAACAGCCGGCCAAATCCAAGTAGGTAAATCTCCAAGCACATACTGTACTATCCAATTGAACATATTAGCCCATTAACACTTGATGTGCATTTTGTGTATGTTGTTGGCGTTCTTCTAAGCCTAATGTTCCGCCGTTAACTTTTTTAGTAATGCCTAGTACATCACCGTTATCAGCTAGAGCATTAAGATTGTTATTTTCCCAGAACCAACAGGCACTTTGTACAGCACCTTCAAATGTTCCTAAAAATTCTGGAACTTGTTCTACCGGAGTGTCAATACTTTCAGCAAAAGCTGCATAGTTAGCTTTGCCTGTAATTTGAATTAGGCCACGTCCGCAATAGTTCCAACCATCACCTGATGCCTCGTCACCGTTGCCCATACGTCCTGCGTAGGCTCTGTTGGCAATCTTTTCTGGTTGATGTGCATATTCATTAGCAACTTCCATATTAGGAAAATGACTTGGCCAAATTTTAACTAGTGTTTCTGGACGATAGTTTAGATTTTCTACTAGTGCGTTATAACCTGCGGATTCAACCATAGTCTGTCCTAAGAAACAGGCTACACGCTCTGGTGTGTTAATATCGTAGTCGGGTAATATTTTACTCAAGGCTTCATGCCAATGTTGTGAGTATTGGTTATTTTGTAGAATTGCTGTGCATTTTTCTAAACTAAAATCAAATGTAAATCCGTCTGCCATTATGCTTTCCTTTTAAGTGCGACTGCCCAACCTGCATTTTCAAAGATAAATGTATCACCGATCTTAGTGATATTATAATTACCAATAAATTTTGTTAGATAAATTGCTTCTGCGATTGCATTGCTTTCTAACATAATTGCACCGGGCATCTTTTCGTATACTTCTTGTTTACTACCGCTATCTATTACTTCAAATGATACAGGATCTTTATAAATTCTATTAAATGTAATTGACTCGTCTAACAGTTCTACAGTGTCTGCATAACTATCTTTAAAGAAATTACTAAAATTTTCTAACTGAAATCGCTCAGTTGCGATATCATATGATTCCTTATCAGTTGGAACTGCTGCTGCTAAATTTTCTTCAGTTGCTGCTTGACTTTTAAAACTTTTAAAATATCTAAAACGCCAGTCATCGATCCCAGTAACTTTGCTTAGTCCTTCAAGGATTTCCATGATATGTTCTGCAACGTGACGATCACGTTCAAGTTCTATAAAAACTTTGTAAGTACCATCATCGGTTTCGCCTGGACTTACATCAGCATCTAATACAAACGAATAGCCCATCTCGACAAAATTTTCTAAGTCGTCTGCTGGCTCTGCTTGGTTAACAGTGAAACTTAATACTACAGTATCTTCGTCATTACCAATCTTGCTTTTAAAACTATCAATTTCAAAAACTTTACGAACAAAGTTTCGCAAATCTTTAGCATTAAGGCTTTCTATTAAATCCATGATAATCCTTAGACTGTTGCCGCGGCTGCTGTTGGAGCACCTGCTGTTGGAGCAGCACCTGCTGTAGACGCTGCTGGGCTTGCTGTTGGCGGAGTTGGCATTCCAGTAGTCGGTGCAGGACCTCCAGGAACCGGTGTCCCTGCTTGCGGTGCTTTAGAAGTTCCAACCATTTCTGTTTTCATTCTGTCCATATATCCGCGATAGATATCAAACGCAATTTTCTTAGGCATCTGTATTTCTACGATCCAAATTGGTTTATGATCTAATTTACCCTTCTTTGTACCTGGACGCAGATCGCTAGGTTTTTTAACTTTACGAACTTCGATTAAATGAGTTTTTTCGTACTTAATTTTACAGCCTAATTCCATTAAACGCTTACCTGCTATAGGATTAGGCATCTTATCTTTAGGCCACATAAAACTAGCAGTTATCCAGTGACGATCTACGAACGGTCCAGATGCTAGTTCGCCGTCTTCCCAGTTCTCGTAGACGTATAAATCGAGCTCATCAAAGACACGTTCCATGTCCTTTAAAATAGCCATATTAGTATTATTTTCGTATAAGTCGTCAATATTCTTGATAACTTCTAAAATGTCGCGCATAGTCAGTCCTAGAAAGTTCTACTCTTATTTAGCTGGTTGGAAACGATAACTGATAACTTTATTATTTTGTCAATTCGTTAAATAATAGTGTAGGACCTCTGTAGTTATCAATAGGCGGTCACTACAAGTCCTACTTTTACAACAAAGAGTAGGAGACCACTAGATGAGTAAAAGAGTGAAAAAACGCTTTACATCTGAAGTTCAAGTAATAGATTTTCCAACGTACCTTCCCCAAAAGAAGCAGCGTGTGAGTTTGTATCCACGCAATTCCAATCAACAAATTTACCTAAATAAACTACAAGACGATACCAAGAGCATTGTATTTGCTATCGGTCCTGCAGGTACAGGCAAAACTTTGTTAGCAGTACAAAATGGAATAAAATTGTTTCAAGAGGGTAAAGTTGACAAGATCGTAGTTACAAGACCCGCCGTCTCCGTAGACGAAGATTTAGGATTTTTACCAGGTACGCTTAATGAAAAGATGGCTCCATGGACTCGTCCTATATTTGATGTATTCGGAGAGTACTACCAACAAAAAGATATCGCAAGAATGCTCGATGAGGGCGTTATTGAGATATCACCATTAGCCTATATGCGTGGACGTACATTTAAAAACGCATATATCGTTGCAGACGAGTGTCAAAACACAACAGTAAATCAAATGAAGATGCTACTAACCCGCCTAGGAGACGGAAGTAAAATGGTAGTCACAGGTGATTTAGCTCAGGCAGATCGTTTAAACGACAATGGACTAATTGATTTTTGCAATTTAATTGCCAACAAGAGCCAGCTCAAACATATAGATATTGTACAGTTTGAAGCACAAGACATCGAACGCCATAATGCTGTGAAGGAGGTGTTGTCAGTTTATGGAGACTAATACAGAGGGGCCTTCGGGCCCCCTGTTATAGATGTGCTAGTCTAATTAATGTAGCAGCCAGATTAATCTCTGGATCAATAACTAAAGCATGATCCACTAGTCCTTGTTTAATAATAAGGATAGCGTTATCCTGTTTCTTCGCATCTCCGAATACTTCAACATTATCATAAAGCCAGCGATATACTTCTTCCATTTCATCTGTACTTGCTTGACTACAGATTAATTTACGTGCTTCTGCAATCTTACCAGCTTTAAATAATTCGACCATTTCAAATTTATAATCGCGTTCTTCGCTACCGCCCTTTTCTGGAACATGTAACTTACCATCTAGGCTGTTCATTTGTAAATTATTAATACACTTACGCAAGTCTGGATAAGTTGCTTTAACATAACTGTCTAAGGTATCAAGATCAAATTCGATATTTTCTTCAACTAGTATAGTTGCAACACGAGCAGTGAACTCTGTTTGATCAGTTTTTTCAATATGGATGCGCTGACAGCGACTATGGATAGCCGGTAATATCTTATTAGGATAGTTACAAGTTAGTATAAAGCGAACCGAATGACTATATTCCTCCATTAGGTTACGAAGTGCAGGTTGTACTGAATTTGGATTCATGTAGTCAGCTTCGTCAATCAAGACAATCTTAAAATCACCAAACGGCATAGTTTGACAGAATGTGATCAATTTATCAACCCACTCAATCTTACGTGCTTCTTTTGATCCGTTAGCAGATAAGACATCGGAATCCTGTACATCCATTTGTTCGATTAAGATCTTAGCTAAGGTAGTTTTACCTACACCGGCTGTGCCACTGAACAACAAATGTGGAATGCTTTTGTCAGCGATCCAAGATTCTATTTGACTTCTTTGATGATCATCGGTAAAGACATAACCGTCAATGGTACTAGGGCGATACTTCTCTACCCAAAGTTCTTTCATACTAATTCCTCAAAAATTCCTAGAATCTCTGCTACTATCAGTAATAGTCCAGCACCTTGAATGTAGGGATTCATTTCTAACCAACCACCACCTGCAAGTGCTAATCCTGCGGCGATTCTAACTCCACTCTTAAGCATACTAACACTGGTATGCGTGAAAAACTTTTTAGCTTTAACTATTTCAGCATCTACGACGCTTTTTGCTTTTTTAATATCTTTTACTGCTTCTTCATGTGTACTCATGGTATACTCCTTTTTTCTATTATACAAAAGAAAACAGGGCTTGTCAATAGCCCTGTTGCTCGAAAGGAGGAAATATTAAAATGCTTCTTGCAAACTTCTAAACTCATAGCTTTCACCATTAGTAGCGGTAGCTAATGTTCCAATTTCGACACCTTCGGGTTTACTATCACTAATAGCCATAATTCCTTCAGCATCAATTCTACGAACATCAAACGTTGAGCCGTCATCGTTTTCCAACTGTACGCCTCGAGTCCATCGACCGTGTTCGACTAGGATCCAATCTCCAACTTTGACATCTTCTTGTTCTGATCCAATAGCCCATACTTTACACCAGCGTGGACGGATACCTTCGGACTTTCCGTCATCATTGAGGATAATAATACCAGATTTGGTTTTTTGATCTCCAAAATACATATCAGTAGCTAGGACATGATCACGTATTGGTTTTAATGTTCCTTTGATCGGTCCTATCATTCTTGCCCCTCTGGATCCATATCAGCTACATCCTTTTTAGCAGTCTTTACAATACCTGCTACTTCGGCTGGTTGAACTATTTTTGGTACTGCTGATTCAGCTGGTACTGATTGACTTGGCTGACTTTCACGAAGTACTTCTTCTCTAGTTTTAATAATTTGTCCGCCAGCGCCTAATAAGTCACCACGAGCATTGACTTTTACGTTACCTACAGCAACAGTCATTTCATTTTGATTCATTAGTTTTCCCATATCAATCTCTTTACCCTGCATTGAGCGATATACTGATCTTTGTTGTTCTTTCATTGCCATATTAATCTCCTTGGATTATACTAGTACTTATCTCAGGAATTCCTGCCAGTCCAAATTATATTTCATACTATCTATGCTGTGTACACCTATCAAATACAGCACATAACTGGCTACTGAACTACCTCTTCCTACACCCCAAACTATGTTATTTTTGTTCATGGTATCTACAAAATACTTGAGCCATTTTAACAGCATGATCATGTCACGTTCAGCAAATGCTGTAAGTTCTTCTGTAACTCTATTTTTCTGTTCTATAGTACGACATTCACAATACAGCCAATCTACGATATCGTACAGTTTATATTCTTCGGGCATAAACCAATCACTTTGTAGTGCGGAATCGAAATCGTTGATAGCAACAGATTCTAGATCTGGATTATATTGATTAAATTGGATTTCTGCTATAGTCTCTAGTTTGGTAATTTCATCACTAGGATCTACTGTCAAATCCTTTAGGTGTGTAAGTTTACCCTGATAGATAGCATCGAATATGTCAAATTCATCGAATATCGGATTGCTAAACTTGTCTAATCTCATCCTACTATTTTACTGGATGTTGATTAGTTTGTCAAGTCCTTTGTCGCGATTATTCATCATTTTTTCGTATTCTACCTGTTGGCGAACCCGTTGCTCTGCTTTGTAAACATCTAAAACTTTGGCAATTTGATTTCGAAGATCAGCATTTTGTGTCATAAAATACTTGCGTGTGAGATCATTAATTTTTGCTTCGATCTCAGGAGTTTTTAAATTGTCTAGTTCTGGAACTAATGGATGCATTAGAAATCAGCTACTTGAGTTAGATAAACTGTAGATCCGCCGTTATTGGTCCATGCTTCAATAACGCGAGGTCCTGAATAACTAAATGTAATAAAATTACCTGCTAAAATTTGAGCAGAAATATTATTGTTAAGAGTTACACTATTTGTATTCAAATTAACACTTTGAACTATAGTGCTAGCTGGAATATTTGTACCTGTTACAGTTAATCCAGGCTGTATATTAATTACACTTGCTAGTACTAGTGTTGCTTGAGCCGCAGGTGCAGTACCTACAGTAGAGTAGGAAACCTGCGCCGGAGTCGGAAATGGAGTTTGGAATCCAAGAGGATTAATACCAGCATTGCCATATTTGATTGTTCCACCATTGGCGCTATAAAATGTTGCATTTCTTTCGGTTGTACCATCACTGGATAACATAACACGAACAACACCAAATTGTCCACTAGGTGGCCAGTTGGTAAATGTAAATGCTACATCAGCTGTCATAATAAATGACTGTAGCGCACCATTGTTTAGATCAATAAATGTTGGTGCACTAACTTGATTAGAATAGGTAGTAGCATACATTTGTTGTAGTATGCCATTATATAATGTGCTTTGTCCGAGATTATTAGTAACAGTAGAATTAAGACCATCTAAACTAGCAGTCAATACACTGTTAGTTTGCAATAGCCCAATTTCAGATTTGGCCGTGCTGAGTGCTCCTACGATATTATTAAAATTATCGCGAAATCCTTGTGTATCATTATCTTGCCCTGCTACTGGGAAAGCTACGTTAATTGCTGATGTGTTTATATTACTCATACGGTTATCCTGTCGTTTCTAAATACTAGATATTTATCGCTAGATTGACCTAGCACAGAATCTATTATATAGCGATCTGCTGTATAATTTAGCTGTTTGAAGTCGAAGGTACTTAGGTTTTTGATATTTAATAAAATTTTATCCGCAGTTCCTACCTTACAATACATGAGAGGAACAGCTAGGGTAAATCCTAATTCTTCATAAGTGCCGGGTTGGATACTACGCATCCATAAAGGCAAATAATTACGTTCCGATTGCCCAGCAATAGATTTGCCATTAGCATCAAAATGATCTGTTGTTGCGGCTATTCTATCTCTCCAGTTACTAATACTATTTGGAAAATACTTAGTAGCTTGCGGATTACTTGTTTGATATGCTGTTGAATCTACACTTATGATAGGCTCATCTGGATTACCAGCACCGCCCAATCGGGTAAAGTAAGCTTCGCTGTTGTCAGCTGAAATTATACTGTCCTCTGGGCTAAGATTGGGTAACGAGTTAGGTAATCGTTTACCATTTGGCTCTAATGGATCTTGCATCTCAACATAGAGTATTTCATATACTGCTGTCTTGGTTCCAGGGATAAATGCTGTTGCTTTTTTAATATCTCCAAAATAGAAGTTTTTCTTTTTGTGATTAAGTCCAATAGCCCCTACGTAAGCTGCGGCTGCTTCTGTTTGTATGCCAGCATAGATAATCATACTAAGAGTTGTTTGCAGTCCAAAGTTTGGATCGTTCAGTCTATAGACACTATCCGGAGTAAAGATGGCAGTATTTGTGATAAAGTTTTTAAATGCGGCACGTTGCGTTAGATTAAGATATGGTTGTACACGAATATTACTAAATGTAACTTGATTCGGTGTACTTACCGTTAAGCTAAATGTGCGAGTAATTGCACTGTATCCATATTGATCTTGTGCCTGTATAGTAAATTTATAAACACGATCAAATGTTGTTGTGCTTTTATCGAATGTTGTCGGTGTTGATATATTATGTGTGCTATTCCACCCAGTATCAAAAGTGGTTAATCCCAATGTACCTGCACTAGAATTTGCAAATTGATTAGCTTTACCCGAAATTTCACCATCACCATCAAGTGTAAGTCCCGGAGGCAATTTTCCTCCTACTACAGTATATACTAATTGTGCATTAGGTACACTAGTGGTTGCACTAATAACTAAATTGCTAATAAAATTAGCTGAGATAATTCCTAAGTTAGCTGGAGTATTCCATGAGATAGTACTGTCAACTTCACCGATGATACCTATTGTAAATAATCTGCTTGATTGTGCTACTTCTCCGCTTGGACTGATACGAGTAGCTGTTACAGTAAAGTTATAATATCTAGTGATAGCAGGCTGATATGGGACTCGTCCGGCAATCTCATTATAGTTTTGATCAAATGCCATACCTGTGGGCAATTGGCATAGATCGCCTATCAATAAGATAGTGTTATCCGGAATATCAACTTCTAGTTGCTGATCCACAGTTAATCTATAATATCCGTTACCAATAGGAGATACTCCTAGTATCCTATAGAGTAAACTAGTAGTACCATTTACCCGTCCGGTCAGTGTAAAATATTGTCCTATAATCGGAGCCACGCTGGTTTGATATACTGTAATGCTAGTGCCGGCCTGCTTGTTATCGGATGTTAGTACTCGAACTGAAGTTGCTTGTATTCTAGCATTAACTAGCTCGAGAGTATATAATACATTTTCCACATCATATGTTGTTAATAGAACTGTAATATAATTGTCAGCACGATGGATACCTAAGTTACTACTAGTAGACCAAACTGGTGCTCGTAGATATGTTACGTCAGCAGTAAACAGTGTAGTACCATCACGAATAACAGTGTTGTCAGCTTTAAGGAAATCATCACCTACTACGAAAATTTGAAATGTTCTTTTGGTTAGGATATTACCATCAGTGACTGATACTACAAACTGATAGGTTCTGTTAAGTTGGCGAGGAACAGTTTGACTAAGATTGTAGTCATAAAATACATCATCATAGTTATAACTATCAAAGCCGTTATTACTTAGTAGACCGAAATCGTAGGCAAAGTTATCATAGTAGCTATTATCGTAACTACCATCACCGGTAGTTGGAATTACGCTAAGTGCCGGCAAAACAAAACCTGTAATTCTACCATCATCGGTTAAGGATAGTCCGGGAGGCAATTCGCCTCCATCGGCATCGATAAAAAAGTTTAGTTTAGCACCAGCCGAAACATTACCATCAAATACATTAAGTTGAAAATCTACGTAAGTTTTATCTTGCAGGAAATACTGTTGTTCAGGCCCGATGTTAAGTTCACCTGCTGATGTTATGAATACCGGCCCATCGATATTTTGAATAGTTATGTTTAGTGTTCGATCACTAAATTGACCATTAAGGCTAGCTCGAATACAGAACTCAAATGTAGTAGTTCTAGCAACTTCGTACGGTGTTCCGGAAATGTGGTTTCCTACAAGATTTAGCCCAGGAGGTAGTTTTCCACTGATGATAGAGTAGGCAACTCCTGTATCATTACTTACAGGTAAACTTTGATTAAATTTTGTATTTTCTGGAAATGATCCTAGACTATAGCCTGAGGGTTGTGTCCATACGGTTAAGGCCATATTGTTCCTCGATTAGACGAATGTGCCAAAATCTAATGGATTGTTCAAGAGTGCATCGCTAAAATTCACACCAACGCAGTCAAGATTAATACCTTTAGTATCTGTCGCTGGATTTGCAGATCCTGTTGCTACCATATTACCAGTAACACCGAAGTCAATTGATAACTTATTAGCGGCAAATACTAGTCCAAATATTGCAGACAAGTTAGGAATATTAATTCCATACACTGTTGCTTGTACATCTCCAGTGTGTAGAGAATCAATAATACGATGACCTTGGATATCTAGGTCAGCAGTTAGATAAGGAGTTGGATCAGTGTGTAGTGCAGAACTACTAGCTAGGTCGATAGTGTTACCTTGATCACTGATAATAACAGAATTATTAGCACTGGTTAAACTTTTAAATTCTAGTGTTGTTAGGTTAACGTCCTTGTAAATGCCAGTACCTGCACCTACATTAGCACCAGATGTTACAGCAACCAGTCCGGTATTTAGGGCAGCAAAATTAGCATTTACTTTTTGAAATGCGGTACGCAGATCATCACCTGTGCCATCGTTTGCGTAGTTACCTATAAGTATTGGTTGTATTGACATAATCTGCTCTCTTTAGTATATTTACCGTTAAATGATTTGTTCAATCAGTATGCTACCAGGAACCGGGCTGTATCCAGCATATGTTGTAGTAGCTATAGCTGTCACTCTATATACTTTGCTGTTAGTTATATCTTGTATGTAAACAATTTGTACATCGCCTATAGTATTTAGAATGCCAACGAACCATGGCGGATTAGGATTGTTTGCCGCGTTCATAACATACGTTCCGCTGCTGTTAAACGAAGTAGTGACACCTGCAATAATATTCATACCCGAATAAGCGTAAGTAACATCAGAGGAGCTCAGGGTACTATATACTACATGATAGCCTAAGCCAACAATTACCCACGAGGCTGTAACAGTACCCATGGTTGCTGTTGCATTGGCAGCATTATAAGCAGTTTTTACATACGGTAATGGCGCTGTGGTCTGTACTGTGTTGTCTGGGAATGTTAGATTTCCATCACTGCCAAATGTCCACAGTGTTGTTAGACTACCGTTGCCGTTACCACCTGTGGTTTTTAATGCAATACTGAAATTGCTACTAAAATTGCCATCGTCTACAGACTGTATTCTAGCTCCAGGAACACCATTACCTGCACCAGTATAGGTAAAGAAATCGATAGCACTGCCAGTATTAGCATTGCCAGCTGTGTTGATCAAAGTCAGTTGAGTTTTGACTTGTCCACTACTAC